CCCCCCCCCCAAACAGCATATTTATAGCAATAATGATGGTCACATGTCACCCCCACACACTCGTATACGCACGTATGTATGTACACATATGTATGAACTAGTATGTTGATGGTCATTTATACTAGGTTGATGGTTGTTAATCATGATGGTTATGATGGTCCGCCCCCAAATCCTGGAATCCTGGACGTTGGTTGACCGATGTTGGTGGATCATGCACGCACGCGCGCGCACGCGAATACCAGGAATTATTGACATATCCAAACATTATAAGATCTTTAACATATAATTAACTAAACTGTTAAAGAAATGTTAAGATACATTTATCATGCTTTTTTATTTGGTGGACTCAATAAGTATATATATCTTTGAGTATGCTTATAAAGATAGGCACGCGGTTAAATTGACATAATAAAAGTATTAATACATAGTAAGAACTATTGTATCGTATTACTGAACGTATAAATTATATATATAAGGAAATAAAGTATATAATTGAAGCGATAGTATAATCACATTATTAAATAACATTAAAATTAAAATTAACATGAAAGATTTAATTAAAAGTACAACATTGTCGAAAGCACAACAAAACGATTTAAATCATGTTTTAAATACTGTAATTACAGATAAAAACATGAGCAGCGAAATAAAGAACGCGCATGGTATCGTTGCAAGTGGCTCTTTTACTATGTTTTTAGCTTGGTTACTTAATACCAAAATTGCTCTATCTTTTGCGCTTACTTGGATAGCAAACGGCAAAAAAATGAAGTACGGTGGTGTCGAGTACACGAATAAAGAGCTTTATTGGAATGCTAAAAACAGTAACGAAAAGCTAAGATTTAGCACCTCAAAATTAAGAGCTTGCTTAAAACTTGCTAAACATTTATTTGGGGTGGACGGTTCGCCCGTTGAAGATATTCAAAACAATATTGAAAACATTGTTACTTGGATTGAAAACGGTTTAATCACTAACTTAGAAAAAGATTTTATAAATCTTTTAAATGCCGACGGCACACTAAGCGAAGATAAAAACCCACACTTTTTTAAAAGCGAAGCGGAAATTGAAGCGGAAATTGCAGCGCTCGAAAAAAGAACTAAAACTTTTAAACCCTTTGAAGATGCAGAAAACGAAGAGTTACAAAGTATAGAGCTTGAAGTGGTGTTAGACAACCCTAGAAGTAAAAAGGAACGCGAAGCAAAACAAGCTCAAGCAATTACGGACTATCTTCTATTAAAGGAAGATGAATACACGAAGTTAAAAGACAAGATTAAAGTAGCAAACGACAAATTGAAAGAAAACCGTACTGCTTTAAAAGCTTTAAATACTGAAATTGAAGATTTGAAAAGTGTCATAGTTTCAGAATAAGTATATTAATCTTTGAGGTGTACACTTTGTACACCTCTTTAACCCTCTAAAATTAGTACAATGATATTAGCAGTCATATTTATTTACGTGTCTTGTTTACCTCTAATGGATTAAACACATATAATTGATTAATATATTCAATACTCAAATTTCTTGAGCGCTCTCAGTTTTGGTGGGGGTGTTCGGAAATTTGGGTTTTTTGTGGGTGTGACCAAAGGGTAATCCCCACACCCACCCGATATACACGTATAAAGCCACCAACACATACACAAGACGAAGTAAACCCCCAGACCAAGACAATGGGTGGGGGTAAAATGTAAGTACCTATCTACTTAAGGGTTGGGTGTAAATTAAACTATCTAAAACCGAGGGTGGGGGGGAATATATACCTAATTATCCTAAACTGACTACATCTTGATAGGCTTTCACCTAACAGCTTCTAACTTACGAGTGGTGTGTTGTATCCTTTTTACATAGAAGTGTTGTTACACAGGTTGTGGTGGAGTCTCAGGGGGTTGTTTTGGTATACCTACTTGTAGCATGAGTTGTTTTAGTTCTTTTTGTGGGTTATTTGTTATTAATCTGCCGAAAAAGAGGGTATCTCCCATACCAATAGCTTCCCACATCAAATGTATGATGTTTTTCTTCTTATCGTCTATGTATAAACAATACTTGTATGATTCTGTTAATGGTATGTAGTATTCTTTATCTGTCTTACTATATATCCACCCCAAATTTAGTATGTGCGCTTTGGTTAGTTTATTCTTCTTTGCCATAATCGGTCTTTATTGTTTCAAGCTCTGCTATTTTACTTTCCAGTTTTTCTTTTTTCTTGTTTATATTAGCTATTTCTGCTTCAACTTCTGCGGCAATCACTCCACTTGCGTGTTTGAGTATCACCTTATACACTTCATCTAGTAAATCGCCAGTTAATTTTAACACTGGTAATGAATTCAATGCTGCCATTGATGCTGAGACATGGGTTGACTGTCTAAAGTTTATTGTCAACTCTGGCCTTAACCTCATATCAAATAATTGATATCCACTTTTACTGTTATTTATTGGAGACTTGTAGTTCTTACATTCATTGTACTTGTCTATAAATTCTATATACTGATTCATATTAAATATCTTTTTTCTACGCCTAATAATGAAAATACACCTACTAATTCAACTAACGACTGTATGTATCCACAAAATACACATTCGTAATTGTAACCTGCTCTTAAATGTGCGAAATGTACGCGTAGGTCATACGTCACATCATCTATTTGACTCTTTGCTATTTTTACGTGACATCTAGGGAAAGAATATGTTGCTGCGTATTCTTTTCCTAGATATAACACATCGAATGTATCTGATCTTAATGGTAAGTCTGTATCTGGACATTTCTCAGCAGCCTCAATCTCGTCTAACGGCATTTGAACAAAATGAGCAAATGTCCAATCACCTCTGCCTGCATAATGCGTTAACCAATCTCTTGAGGTAATCCAGCTCTGTATTGAGGGTTCGAGTCTTAATTCTAGTTTCTTAGACATGATAATGTATGTTTACGTTAGTTGCGTTTAAATACGCCACACAAGTGTCCAATGCGTCAACAGCGTTTTTACCACTCACGTTTAGCACGCTCCAATTACATATTAGTTCTAAACTATAATTATTAGGGTATATGTATATTGTGTAATCGGTGTAAATCCCCTCTCTAACTATTATAGTGTGGTCTTTTGACGGTTCTGCATACCAAAGATCAAACTCATCTTCGGGCATGCTTTTAAGTTCCTCACAATTCTTAACATTCCATTTAACCAAATCTTTACGATCATAGTCTATGTCACATTCACCAAGTAATACTATTTTACGTACTGACTTATCCATTCTTCAATGTTTTTTATTATCTATACATTTTTGGTAAATAGTGAATAACAATTTTCATAGGTTCTACATTGTAACTCATAAGATTGACACTTTCGTCACATAATAAATCTCGACCTATTGATTGCAACATGTATGCTTTAGCGTCATCGTTAAAGTCTGAGAATGATAAAGCCTCTTTTTTCATAGTATCCAATTCTTTTAATTTATTTTGCATTTCTAGGTAATCGTCTAGAGATATTGTTACTTGTCCTTCCATAATTATCTATTTTTTGTAGGTGTACGTATTGCAGGAGCTTCTACTGTTGTTGGTGGTGGGGTTATCGATATTAGATTAGGTCGTTTCTTACCGTTTACTATATATACAATTTTCCCGTTGTCATAGGTACTTCTGTATTTTGGGTAGTAAAATTTCTCACCAGTCTTTGCGTCTTTAAAGTTCATTCTTTATATGTTTTACTATTTTTAATCTTGCTTTATTAATCTTCTCGTCCTTAAAACTCATATCGCCCAAATGTTTAGCCATATATTCTTCGTATAATTTATTACTCAAATGTTTAACTTTACCTAGATTTAACATTACATTAAATGTTCTTCCACATCCCACCACAGGATGTCTCGCTGCTATATTAAATCGATTACAACCATCAATATACTTTACTTGCTCGTTTTGGAATTTATATTTAAACTTAGATGGGTCATTAGGCATTATAATACCTTTACAATGAGGACTTCGAGTACATACACTCCCTACACCTATTATAATGTGATTAAACACTGCTTCATCAATTCCCGAGATATAACACTTATAGAATTTATCGTCAAATACTATAATGTCTCCTTCTTTTATTTTATTGTTCATTCTCTATTTGTTTTACTAATTCGTTTCGAGTATCTAATAACATCTTTAATACTTTAGCTCTTTTTTCTGTTTGGTCGCAGTCGCAGTTGCAGGGGAACATTCCTTCTGCATTGTCGTCACATTGACACAGAGCACATACCCCACATTGGTAAATTGTGTCGATAAATTCTTTTACTTCATCTACAGAGAACATTCTCTTTTCTCTTTTTTTCATAATTATGTATTTATGCAATCATAAGGACCTAACTGTCCTCCTTTTGATTTATTTAAACAATTGTATAAAGGATTATCTTTATAAAACTTTATCATCTTTGTTTCCAAACTACAGGCATTGTTAACTTCTAAATATGGAGTCAGTTGAATAAATTGCCCTAATCTTTTTATTTTAGATATTTCAGGTCTACGATGTCGTCTCTTATCAATGTTGTAGGTTATACCTACGTATCTTTTATTAACGTGTTTTATTAGGTAGACACATCTTTTAAACCTATTTCCTACTTTTTTCATGTGCGAACATACTTCATCTAAAATACCTCGTCGAGACGCTGCAATATATGCAGCTCCATTTTTTAACTTAAATTCTGTTCTAGTATTATATTTTAAAGCTTCTTGTTGTATCATTTGATTTGTCCATTTAACAATACCAACCATGTGTGCGCATGCTTTTTCATATATTCCAAACTTTACAGCAGCAGCAACTGCCCCGCCAAATCTCTTCTTAAATTCAGTCCTAGTCTTACATTTTCTAGCCTCTTTTAATATTTCATCTTTTGTCCAATCAGAATGGTAATGGGGAGACATGTGATGACAAACATCATTAAGTATACCTAACCGAATTGCCGCACTATATGCAGACCTATAATTTCTTTGAAATTCATATCTAGATTGACATCTAGAAGCAACTTCTCGTATAAGGTGTGGTAACCATTTAACTCTAGCGTCCCCATTATCGTACATCGTCTGTATCGCTTGTATTGCTTTTTGTTTCATTATTCTTTTAATTTAGTAGTGTGTGGGAAGTAATAATCATACGAACCTTTGTCAAAGTGTTTTAATAGTTGGGGTACATAACTAAACTTTAATCTAAAGTAGTCTCCTATTATTCCTTTTTCTATAGAACCTTGTTCCGCCCCCAAATAAGCTTTATTGACTTCTTTTCTAGTGTACATCTCTTTACCGTCATAATACTTACATTGAGTAGCTGAGAAATATTGTGGACTTACTTCGCAAGTACCTATAAGGCTTAAATTCTCTCGTTGCGGTTGTTCAACTCTGTAATAATGTTTCTCTGTAAACTTACCATTGTCGTCACTACCTTTGTATTCGTATATGTAATGTTTATTCTTCTTCATCTATATACCGCTTGATTACTAAACCTTCATCTTTTAACTTCCCAACCATAGATGATACGTAGTATTTACCATCTTTATCCCAATCCCCCACAAATGTAGGAAAATAATCTAACAAAGTGTCGGACTCTAATAGTCGCATGTACTCTATTTTATATTGATCTTTAGTCTTCGTCATGGCTACTTCATATCTACGTATACGGTCTCAATGTGGTCAGTCGCTGTACCCATGTCGTGGTCACCTCTTATTACAGTTGCAAATCTTATACTCTTTACTTCCTCTCCTGTTTCTGTTTCGACTGCCGCTTTTATAAGTTCAATTACGTCTTTTTCTGTAAGTTCTATTTTTTTATTTATCTTCATTAGTCTGTGTTTTGGTACAATTAATCCAAATTTATATTTATGTTTCCAAGAGTACCCCCAGTTATCCATCTAAATTCATTGTTGGATGAAATTCAAATAATAACTCTCCTGCCACAAATACATAACACCTAAACGATGCTGTCGGTATGTGTGTACCTGGAAGTAAAACAGAGTGAATCATCATATTGTCAAGCTGAGGATTGTAGTTAACATCAATAACAGTATTAGTTACTAAATGACGATAACCTTGGTTATATGGTTCTTCAATCCAAGAGGTGTTAGAATTCTCCATATTATCCTGTATAAGCTTAAGACCACCTTGTCCAGTTACTATGTATAAATGTAATGGTGACGGTATCTTATCGAACACCTCTGCTCTCACATGTTCTATCATGAACGATAATGCATCATTCATTTTAGTGGCGTTGTATTTAATTATTCGTTTATTCATCTTCACATATTTGATCTATATATCCCAAAGGAGATATTCCAGGACCTAATGTTATAATATTTTTAAACTTATCATCTGTTATGATCGAATCGCTTGGGTGTACTGCGCCACCAAAAGGTAAGTCAGCTTCCTTTATACCATTGTTCCAATCTGCGTTCCTATTTGCATGCTCTGAGATAGGTTCTACAAGAAATAATCTACCTCCTTTCTTTACATAAAATGTTCCGTACTTACTCATATTTTTCATTTTTAAATCTACAATCATGTTCGTAGCCCTGAATCCACCCCTTCCCAATTGAGCCAAAAGTTAACTTATATATCCAACGTTTCCACCACCTATGTATTACAGGCTTGGGGTTACTCAATACTACAATGTTTTCGTTAAGTATATCATTAGTATTAAACCAATCACAATTCAACCTTAGTATAAAATGTCCTTTTTTATCCACAGTAATCAATTTCTCCACCGCATAATGCTTTGTGGTAGTTTATTAATAATTCCTCTCCTTCTTCTATTCGTCTTGTGGTGGCGAACACAGCAAAACAACCTTTATCAATTAACATAATATTATCATCCTCAGAGTGATTGACCCACCCTCCCAAAGAAGTCCTGATTAAACCTCCAGGATGATACTGCTCTATATAATCACCTTGACCATGTATCATCTCAGTACAGTATAGATTAATGTGAGACGGTCCTATTACAAAGTCCTTATCCAAACCTATTGTAGCGAATACACCGTTGCCATGTATTGATGAACTTTTAAGTACTAACCCGTGGTGTAACGGAGAGAATGTGTAATTTGGTGGTAACTCCTTTTGCGCACTTGTTTCCTTAGACTTAGATTCAGGAGGAGGTATCAGTTCACCAATCAATTCCCAATATAAATCTTCTTTTAAATATTCAACAGGAATAGCTTCTACCAAGCAATCATCATTGAGCATTACAACTTCGTGTCGAAACCCTTCATCACCAACTTCTATTGGGTAATCTTGCACAATCACTCGACAATACTTATTCACAACAGGTGCTATCACATCGTTAGGTTTAAACTTCTTACTCTTAAAACTAATTAAAAAGCTGACTCCATCCTTTCCATAAGCTTGTTGGTCAGGATTGGGGTTAGTTGAAATTAGTGCACGCTTGTTATTTTTCATCATCTCCATTTTCAAAAAACTGCTTTAATCTAATCATGTCTAATCCTATAAAGTCAGCAACTATCTTTTTATCTTCTTCGTTATAAACAACGAATCTAGGAACTGATCTAACTCTAACTTTTTCAGCGACAGCTTTGTAAGGGTAATCATCTGCGTCTGTGTCTACAAACTCATAAAGATCGATAGAAGGGTCGTAGGTATCTTCTATGAATTTTTTAGCTCTCTTACATGGCCCGCACCACGTCGTACTAAACTGTATTAATTTATTCTTCTTCTCCATATTGTTCTTCATATTGTTTCTTAATCAAAGCCTTTTGATTAGCTATCATCTGTTTTCGTTTAGCTATTTCGACATTCTTTAATTCTTTGAAGATGTTATATCTTTTATTTCTAGCTTGAATGTCTTTAACTTTTGTCTTTCTTCCTTTACTTTTTGGCATCTTTATAAAATATGTTTGGTTTTTTAAAATACTTCTTAATATCAGTATAGCAAAATTCTACATCTTTACCTTTCTTAAATTCTTTCACTTTTTTCTTAGGTATATATCTATTTAAGAACTTAGATAATAGCTTATTAGTTTTTGCATCTATAACTTCCATATTGTCGTAAGATTTATTCTTTCGTTGACTGACTATCTGTCTACCTATTTTATGGAACATTATATAGTCTAATAACTCCTCTCTGATGACTATCTTACACTCTAAATGTTTGAACACTAAAATTGCAGCAGCAGAACAATTCTGGAATGTAGGAAATACATCGATTTTATCTTTTCTAGAGTTAATATAATCTGCTAATACATGCATAAATGGTATCTCGCCGCCAGGTGAAGAAAAGTATAAATTAATATACTGCCAATTAGCCATTTCATCAATTAGTACCGCTACTGTTTCGTTAGTAATAGTTTCATCAAAAATTATAGTGTGTACATAAGTCTCATTCATCTACTTTAATTTAATTCATTATTAATCTCTAAACCCAAAGTTCTCATATAATTCAGATGTCGCATCTGATTTCCAAAACTCTTCAGTATCAACATTCATTATTGTAACATACCCATCGTATCCAGCTCCTGAATCTATATTCCAAACATTCTTTCTTTTTTCAGGATATGAATACGATTGAGAATGTCCTATGAACACTTTATTATAAGGATTATCAGGATAAGCATTTGAACCTGCTTTATTCCAAAACTCTCTATTCCAATATAAATCTGACCCCCCATCCATTTGGAAAGATAAACTGTTTTCAATCTTATGTTGTTGATTCTTCCACCCAGCATGCACATAAGCGTTATTATCGTCGTCTATGTAATATTTTATAAGACTGTTTAAGAATGCGCTAAATATTGGTGGAGGGTATCCTCCGAACACTCTATGATGTCCTACGAGGTTAGTACCTATACCCATAGATTCTAAAGTACTTTTACCGCCTTGATGATACCAAATATCTTCAATATTTATCCAATTCTCACTTATAGCATCTAAAGCCCACGCATCGTGATTTCCTAATATACCTATCCAATTAGGTAAATTCATAAGATACTCCATGACAGGTAAGACCTCTATATGTGCGCCACCATCTATGTAGTCACCTATAGTTATCAAACGATCTTGTGCAGGATCAAAAGGCGATCGCTCAATTGCTTGAACCATCCCTTTATAATTTCCATGAAGATCTCCCATTACATATGTATCTCTAAAATTCATTATTAACTTTGGTTTATATTATTCTCCGTTTCAAACTCGTCTATAGACGTTAACGTATCTGCATTTACTGCACTTCTATACGACGTATTAGTTGCGTTTACTGAATAAACTATTGAACCATATTCTGCAGCACTATCGTTAAAGCTTTTAGTCATCCCTCTAGATACTCCAAAAGATTGAGCTGTTTTAATTGACTCTTCATCTGCGCCCACAAAAGACACTAGCCAGTCGTTCTTTCTAAGTTTCTTAATAATTTTCTTTACATCTTTAAATGTGTATTTTTTGGAAGAGTTCTCCTCACCGTCTGTAAATATGTTTACAACACCTCCGTCAAAACCTTTAGGTAGTGAGTTAACACCTTCGCAGATTGCATCATACAATGCAGTTCCTGAACCTGATATTCTTAATGTTTCGAAATTAGTAATACTACTACCCCCAACAAATTTACCACCATCTCTTACAGACGAGTCAAAGAATATTACTTGAGTGTAATTACCATCTCCCGCATTTTTTACATCGTTCAATGCTGAGTTTAAACCTGCTTTAGCTGCATCAATCTTTTCACCCGACATCGATGGGGAAGTGTCTACTATAAATAAATTGCAAATCTTTTTCATATTTTATATTGTTTAAGTTAATAATTGAAGCGGGGGAGGGACTCGAACCCTCGATCTCAAGGTTATGAGCCTTGTGAGTTACCATCTTCTCCACCCCGCTATACGTATCTTAATTTAGTTTCTTTAATAAAGTTTTCAATTATATTTTTTAAATCTTTAGGTTTCGGATCATCACCTAAATGTTTATATCCGTTAGCCAATTTAAAAGACCAATAATCTAAGTTACTACTATTCCAATAAAACTTATTTAATAACCTTTCTGTCATGTCCTGTTTTATAGGATGCAGTTTCTTATTTATTTTAGTCTTTATTTTCCCATCATCTGTAATCCACCGCAAACCTGCGTAAGGGTAATTCTCTCTGACATAATCTACTTCTATTAACCCTTCTTGACACACGAACACATAATAATTTGGACAATAATATTTAGGACTCCCATCTTCCTTTAAAAGATATTGACCTTTTGATTCGTAAACCTTTCTGAAGAACTCATGTTTCTTCCCCTTCACTGATTGCTCTTTAGCTACATCAGTCGAGTGGCATTTTATTTCGTCTTCATACGTAAGACCATTCTTCATCATGAACCAATCACTTTCCCAAAATTTAGAAGAATCATCTGAAAATAAGTATTTATTTCTACAACAATATTTATGTGTTTTTGCGTAGTTGTTGTAGAGAACATATTGTATCTTCTTCTCTGTCCACCCTTTCGAATATTTATCATTTGGTACTCTGGTAATACCAGTAACTACACTATCTACATTTATCAATTTATCTTTCTTTTTGGTAGACTTTTTTCTTCTAGACTTCCTTCTAGTTTTTCTTCGTCTTCGTATTGTCATCTATTGTCAGTCCATATTTATCTAAAAAACTATCAACTTGACTGTTTGCAAACTCGTCATCAAACTGAAACTCAATTTTAAACTGCTCGAACAACCAATCTTTATATACACTTCTTTGTGCGGTGGTCCAAGTAAATATTTCATACCATTCCAACACACCCTCTATATCTACTCCACCAAGCTCTTTCATATCAAGGGCGTCCTCATATTGAGTGAGTTGTTCGTAATTAAAATCGTTATCCGAAACCTCAAACATGCGATTAATGAACCTCTTTAATAATACTTCTTCTTCATTCATTGTCAAATATTTTTCTATAGTATTTTCCGTTTATGTTATCATTATATGATTCCAACTCTATAACTTCTTTACAAAATTGGTATTTAGTTTCGAAATATGTTAGTTGAGACTTTGTAGGACAAAACATTAGTATTTCTTTTTCTATCGGTTTCCCGTCTCTGATGTCTGATAAAAGCTCTTTACAAGAACCATTATATGTCGCCCAATCGCTTTCTTTTTCAGTATACTTGAATTTGGAAAGCCTTTTATCTGTTAACTCATTTAATTCTTTTTTAGTTAATTTCTTCTTTCTTCTGTATATTAACTGCTTCTTACCTATGTAAAACTTACCACTTTCTGTGTTTGTTATTTTGTAGACAAATCCAAAAGAATTTGGTGGTATATCAACCATTGAGTTAATTACTCTTCCTCCGAATTTCCAACTATTCTTTTCTTGCATTCTGCCATTCTTTTTAATAACCTAACTTCATATTTTCCTAAATTAGCGTATGATGATATGATTTCATATAAACCTTTTAATAAAACCATGTCACAGGTATCTTCATTGAAATTACCGAATTCGTCTGTCCTAATCCAAATTTCAAACTCACCAAGATCCATACCTTCTATGAAAGAATTTGGATTGTCTAGTATGCTTTTATAATAATCATGTTCATCTTCCATAGTCACTCTTCTTCATCTTTAGAACGATGAGGGTCAATCAACTTACAAGCCTCTTCGTATGTATATCCGTACACCATCATTAAGTCATATGCCAAGTTTTGGTCGTAAAGAAGTTTAGAATAGTGCCACTCAATTTCGCTAATTATCATATTAGGGTTTTCTTTTCTGAACTTCTTTAAATCCTTGTGTTCTTGGGAGGCAGATCTTTTTCTGCCTCCATTTGGATTCATAAACCTATCAAAACCTTTCTTAGACACTTTTCATAAATTTAAAATATTCAGAATTACTAATCTTAAACTGAGCACCTGTATCTTGACATTTCATAACTCTTTGTATAGTACCTGCTCCTGTACTTATTGTAGTAAGTAACTTCACATTATCTGACCCCGTATAAGGTGAAGTCCATCTAGCTTCTCCTGTCATTGCACCTAAGTGTACTGGTAATTTAAAGTACTTTCTTAAATGTACAAATAAATCTTCTGTAGCTACTATATCTCCTATATTATAGTCCACCATTTTCTGTAGATATTCCTTCTGTTCTTTAGCAGTTCCATCCTCAACCATGTCCCACATCAATATACCCTCGTGATTTAACTTATTAGACAAACCAAAATACTTGGTCATAAAATCCATAGAATATGATGGTAATCTAAATGCAGATTTAGCTTGCCTCATTAAATCAAATGATTTGACATATACGTTTACGTCTAACCCGTATTTTGCTGCTCGAGCATTGATCCATCTGTTATCGAAACTATTATTGTTTACACCGATAATTAAGTCTGCTTTGTTATATTCTTTTAAGAACTCTTTTAATAACTTCTTATCTGAATGTTTAGAGTCCCACACCAACGTTTTGACATTGTCTTCTCCAAACCACTTCCAAGCTACAGATATGATGCTAGGTTCTTTCTTCATATCTTTATGAGATAAAAACTGCTTACCTGTCCAGAACCTTTTAAACTCAGCTCTACTTGTTTCTAAATCATATATCAACAATCTAGGTGTGTCACCGTTATGTGTTTTTTTAAGGTGTTGAAAGTTCTTACTAATCCACCTTCGGAAATGGTCCAAGTCTGTAGCTCCATACTCGTAATCGTCGCCTAACACTTCAGCAGCAATTCGTGTAAAGTTCATACCGTTAGATTCTTTTGATTTCATCAACTTTTCGATGTCAGAAGAATATTTAGACCATTTTGATTTATTACTCATATTTATTTAGTTTTCGATATAATATTTGGTTTTTTCCAAGTTCCAATGGCAAGCGAATCTACATGTTCATTCCAATAATTACCATTGTGCGCTCTAACATGTTTTACTTTAAATTCATGTTTTTTATGATTCTTGTAAATACATTGCCAGTAGTCTACATGTGCCACAGTGGTCTTTTTAGTTGTTTTCCAATCATTCTTCACCCAATTATGCATCCAACTGTTAATGCCATTTACTCCGTACTTAGAGTCACTAAATATCTTTATCTGTTGTCTAGGTTGTATATTCTCAGCAGTCCAAGACATCGCATTACACAGTGCTCTTATTTCTTCATTCTGAGAAGTTGTGGAGGAACAATACCCTTTATCTTCTTTTATTATATTTTCATCAGCATCTAATACAACATATGCCCATCCACCTTCTTCTTGAGCTTTTCTACAACTTCCATCAGTATATACTTTAATCATTCTCTTCTTTTTTGTAAAGGTGGTAGATTGTCAAGTCTACCACCCTGTCCAACCTTTAACTATTCAACTCATCAACTATATTAATCATTTCCTTAACTTCATCTCTTAAGTATTCAAATGTATACTGTTTAGCAGTGTTAACATCGTAATCTGTATAATGAGTTATAGATAAGTTTCTAACTGTATATCCTGCTAACTCTAACAAGTAACAATACATACTTTGCTGTAGTTGATACTTTACCAATTTAGAAGCACTGAGGTGTTGGAATGGTTCGTTAAACTTATAATACGACTCTTTCTTGCCCAACTTCTTATTAGTCTTATGATCGTCTACATCTACATATCTCACACCATCTATTGTCTCAATAAACGCTAAATCAATCTGACCAACTACATAAATATTATCGAACTTCCCCCAAACCAACAACTCAACATAACAACCATCTTCCAAATCATATAAATCATCTACTATATTCTCGTTATCGAACGTCTTATCTACGATTATTACTTTTACTTCTTTCTGAGTGTGAGGGTTGATGGCCAGCTTACTTTTGTATAATTCATCCTCAATCTCTTTGTGGAACTTTGTACCTAGTATTCCAGCATCTTTCCACTCTTGTTTAACTTCATTTTTAGCTTCAAAAAACTCATCAGGGTTCACGTAGTAACTTAACTTATCGAAAAAAGTTCTTGGTGGCTTCATTATGAAAGGCATCTTCCATAAGTATATGGATTTCAAATAATCCTTCTTTAAGGCTTTAAGTTGATCTTCTCCTAATACTTTCTTAAAAGCACCATTTGTATGCCAATAGGGTTCATCCATAGGTTCAGAAAACTGACTTATCAGAGTCGTAACAGATATCCCCTGGCTCTGTTCTATCCAATAAGTGTGATCTTCTTCTTTAAATATTATACTGGGTGTCCCCTTTTTTATCATTCACAAATATACTAAAAAATAATCTATTTTAGGGTAAATCAACACCCAATAACGTTTATTTAACACTAACCGTTAAAGTTCGGTTAAATGTTTCTAATTCACCCAATAATTAAAATAAATTCATTACCTTTACGGACTATAAGGTTATAACAAATAATATATAACACATCAAGCTTCTCTCATTATATAAAATGTTGTTCTCCGCAGCTATTATATAATGAATTATAACTTGGTTATGTTATAACAATATATGTTAAAAGTAAATAAGTTATTTACTTTGGGTAAAAACAATTATTATTTAAATATATTTGCACTTACGTAATGAATATAGAGAAAGTGAATGAAAATACATTATTAGCTAATTACGCTGATGATTTTGAAGAGTTGAACGATTTTATTAAGTTATTAATCGATGTGTTCTCTGCTGCAAGATTGTCTAGAGACAATTGGCTTACAGAAAGAGAGAAGGATTTTTTTACTGCATTGGTTGTTTCATATCATTCAGGAATAAAGAATCATATTGACCAAGGGTCTGACGATATTTATAATAAATTCTTCGGATCTCATAAGAAAAAAGAAAGAAGTATTTGGTTAAACAACCTTCAAAAGAAAAAGTGGGTTACTTACAATCGAGATGGATTTGATATAAATCCGTTTTTTAAAGTTACAAACTTGATGGAAGATGCCAATGTTGTTATTAATTTAGATTTTACATATAAATCGTGATAGGTAATAAGTTCTTTAAAAGACATGAGAAGGTGTTTAATAAGCTTTCAGTAAAGCACAGTGTTACAATACCGCAGATAAAAGAGATGTTAGAATTCTTTTTTAAGGATTTAAAAGAATCGATAGAGTCTCCAATGATGCCATCTATAAAGATAAAAGGACTGGGGTCATTTGTACCATCACTAGGACGAATAAAAGAAAGGTTTAGAATGAAATTTATTCATTTTAGATTGGGAAACATAAGTAGAGAAAATATATCTGAATTTATAAGGTTTCATTGGCCAGCGTATAATAGATTAAAAGAAGAACATAATAAGAAGAATACTTGGAGTTTTTGGAAAAAAGTCAATAAAGATGAGTATCCTGAAAGCTTTTATAAACTAAAAGATGAGCAAGCAAGAAACGAAACAGACTGAGTATAAGCAATACATTGGTCGAATTATATCTCCTGAAAATAGGAATAGAATAAAAGGTGAACTACAGGCGTATTTTATCAACACTATTGCCAAACAAGAGAAGTACGGGGAATTAAGCAATGAAGGAATATTAACAGCAGCCAACACATACGCTAATCATTTTGTAGGAAGGGAGCGAAAGCATTTTGCTGCATATTTGGAGGGTAAGTCTTTTTATGACTACAAAGGTGCTACATATCCTGTATTGACCGATACTTCTAAACCTGTATTCTTCTCGGATATGAGTGAACTTTATGGGTTAGATGTTAACAATTTAGAAGAAATAGTTCCTTACGAAAAAGATGAAGAAGAATGAAAGATGACAGAATAGATGATGCTTTTGGGCGAAGTGTTGGTAAAATATTAAAGGTTGAAACCGAGAAGTTAAATGTTGTCGAACCTTTAGAAATTAGATCGATAGAAGAGTTGAAAGCTTGGGGTACAATATTGTTATCATTAAAAGATGGACTACCCCTACCAAACAATCCGATAATAAACATTAAAAGACTAGAGAGAATAGAAAAGGAAACAGGTGCAGATTATTCTAAATTAAAAGAGTGCTGCTCTGGGTCAAATGAGATAAGAGATTCGAAAGACCTTAAACCTTATTTCTTTGCTATTTTAGATAGAATACATAAGTTAGGTAAATTAAACGTAAAAGTAAGATAAGTAATATGAGTGAGACAAGTACAATGACAGACATGCAGCGACTTTGGGATGAACAATATCCTGAGTTTATAAAAGATCATAGTTATTTTGTGGATTATGAAGGGTGGCGACCAAAAGAGAATCATGCAGTAGTTCGATTTTTTGTTCTTAGAAAGAAGACAACAATAATCGTTAAAGATAATATGTCCGACACCTTGGGTAAGGAAATAGCGATTCCTACAAACTTTGCTATGGTTATTTTGTCAGATATTGACGGTGTGAACGTAGGAGACATTGTAGAGTTCCCATTTACGGAAACTGCAGGTACGGTCGAGAATCCAAAGATGAAGGCTTACATAGAGTCTGCGGGCGTTAAGGGGGCTACTCCTGTACTACCATTAGACCAAAGAGAAAGAATCGGGGCGTTAGAATATAATCATAAAAGAAAAATGGTCATGAAACCAGGGAATGTGTTTCCACAAGGTGATGACTTTTATACTTTTTCATTCAGTAAGGCAGAGATGCTTTTAGTAAACACACCGAAGTAATGGGTTTTTGGGGCATACTTAAAAACATAAGAAAGCGGGGTTTAAAAGATGTAACAAATCCTGTAAAGATATCTAACTTCTTAGATTTTAAAGATATAAAAGAAAACGGATTAACCCTTTCTTATGACGAAATAGTACCATACTGTGAACAATTAGTTTTTAGGATGTATAACGCAGGGTGTAAACCTTGTATGGATAGAGGAGCATGCACACATTGTGAATGTGAACAACCAGGCTCTGCAATTACACCTAATCACGAATGCGACCAAAGTTACTACCCTCCTATGTTTTTTGAAACAGATGGAGATGGAAATACGAAACTATCCATTAATAAGTGGAACGATTATAAAAAAGAGAAAGGAATAAATTTTAAAACATTTTAAGAAAGAAAGCTTAGTTATGAATTATTTTGATAAAACAACATTTGATTTAGGAGATGTTAGATCTGACGAAGTTGTAGATTTTGAATTTAAATTTGTAAAAGAACACGCACCTATTGAGTATTGTCATACAGGTTGTTCGTGTACTAAACTTGATGAATTCCCTGTTGACTCTGTAAAAGGTACAGTTGATGTATCAGCTACAGGATATAAGGCAAGAAATAATCAAGTGTATAGAGTTATTAATGTGATGTTCGACGATGGGTTGCCTGAATACGTTGCAAACGACGTAGGTAAAGCGATTAGGAATCCTAAAAAGTTGACTGAGAAATTGGTAATTATAGGAAACGTTATAGATAAATAAATCCCACCCTTTTAACCTTACCTCGATGTTGGGAGATATCCTCAATCTTCCAACATCACATTTTTTATATAATGAGTGAAGACATAAGTAAAATAATACGATTAATCGAAGATTCGTATTTAGAATATAATGTAGGCGATGTAGTCTACTCTTCCATCGATAGTAAATTCGGAACTGGTAAAGTTTTAAATTGGCGATTGTTTGGAGAAGATAGGTCGGTTGAATACTTAGTAAGTTTTGGACCAGGTACTTCGTTGTACCTCTGTCCTTTAGAAATATCTAAAGAAAAACCAGTAGATAATTCTCTTTTTTAATTAACACAATATAACATGAAGATACTGATAAGAAGGTCTAAACCTAAATCAACAGAACACGGTTTAGAATATTCAGATGAACCTACTTACTTATCTTTCTGTAAGCAGTTTAAGAAAACTAGAATTGATAATGGTTGCGCATGTAATGGCGTTGTATCTGAAAACAAATGTCATTTAACAACTGTACCTTTAAAGAAGTACATACACCCAAGTTTGAAGAATAAAATACCATGTTACACTGGTGATTATTTCGAAGAAAAGGTTAACAATAAAGTTACACTTTCGTGTAATGAATGTCCAAAGTGTTAAATATTTATAATGAAGTTTTTGCGCCTATAGAGATATAGGCGTTTTTTATATGCAACAAGTAAGTAAATGAGTAAGTTAAAATTAAGTGACATATATTGTCATGTTCGGCAACCAAGGTATCCTAAGAACTTTTGGAAACTTAATCAAGAGTTGTCTAATATAGAACCTTTCTCTACGTTTAAGAAAACAAGAGATAGTGCTAGTATTATGTTAGCCATCTTTATGGTATACGATCCTAAGTCACAACTTGTGAACTCAGGTTTGTCATTGGAGGACATGAAGAAAGATATTGCTGTAAACTTTTTAGAAAAACCTAAATTTGTTTGGTCGGACTACTCTGAGATTATTAATGCGTACAACGATATATCAAAAACTAAAATAGAAAAAGAACTTGACAGTTGGTACGAACAACTACAGGAAAGAAAAGAATATTTAGACACATTAGATTGGAACGAAGACCCAGATTTAAAAGAAGGAATGCTGTTAGACACTGATAAGCATTTCGAGAAGTATCAAAACATAGTAAGTGCACTGAAAGAAGAGAGACAGGAGAGATTAATGAAAGGTGGTTATTTACCTTCTTTATTGGAACTGTGGGCGTTAGAACACGAAGAGTAATGAAAGGTAATTGGGAAATACAAACTAAGAGTAATAGTATAGATGGTGCATCGATGGTTAAGTTCGATCACTCTATTAGGAAGTTGAAAGTAGGTGATTATGTGGATTACGATTTGTTTCCATATGACATAAAGAATAGATCTAAGTTTTTAATGCATGAGAATCACCCTAAAAGTCTAAACCCCAGTTCGTTTACTTATAAAAAGTATTGGGAAGATTTTACTATAAAGTGTCTTGAAGGGATGTGGGTGTACGACGAAGGTACTTGGGTTTACATGATGCCTGAGCTTTTTTATTATATAAACTACACTAAGATAACGGGTAATGCGGATGGTGACGAAGAAGACAGGTCATTTATATCCCCCGATTTATCTTCAACTGAGTGGGTTATATTTTCATACATATATGCAGGAGACAGATTTAGTGGTTTCGAGTTAGATGATAAATACACTTGTCACAGGTATGTTGAATCAATGTATAACGGTAATGAAATTAATAAATATGATTTAGCAAAAGTAAAAGATACTATTTATCAAAAGAATGGTCAATTGAAAGTGTTTGTAGACCCTTGGGAATATTTGACTAGATTCTATTTAATAGATAATCCAAGAGGTAATTTAGGAGCACCTTTATATAAAAATCAATTCGAAGATTCATGTATAACGGGTTCGAGGGGTGTAGCAAAGAGTTATTGTATATATGGTGGTAAATTCCCGCACTCTTGGTCGTTCGGTACAGTAAGAACTAAAGATAAAATACATGAGTGCTGTAGTAAGAACTTATTTGCAATGGGTTGCGGGCAAAAAGATCCACTAAACAGGTCATTAAAGATAATAAAGGCTTTTTATGATGCGCAACCAGGTCAATATTCATTCCCAGACCCTAAAAGACCTAAACATAGAGGGCCGCTTTATAAACGAGTTCAAGGTAATTGGGAGGCGGGTTCAGAGATTGAACATGTAATTAAAGAAAAGAATGATTCCAAGGCTCTGGTAGGTTCGTCGTTACAAATGAACGTTATAACACCAGATAGGAAAAGAATAGCGGCTGGTGACCGTTTTTTAGGTTTAATGTTTGAAGAGGGAGGTTTCTTATCATACCTTCCTGAAGTGTGGGCTGCTAATAGAAACTCGATGGAAGTTAGTGGTGTCAAAGTAGGTAGAGCGTTTGTTACAGGTACTTCGGGTGATTTGGTGGGTGTAGAGGGTATTAAGAAGCTTATGGAAAATCCGAGAGCTTATAAGATAACTCCTATACCTAATTATTGGAAGAATCCTGACAAAGAAATAGGTTTGTTTTTGTCAAACTTATACGCGTATCGTAAGTATAAAGACCCACAAGGTAATAGTGATTTAATTGAGGCGTTAAAACATATAGCTGGTAATCGAATAAGGAATTCTGAAACTATGGATTCTCAACAGTTCGATGATTTCATATTATATGAACCTATACACCCAGACGAGATGTTGAGACCCAATAAGCGGTCAATACTTCCAGGAAAACAGGCGCAAGAAAGATTAAGTGATATAGATGCTTTTGGATATTACGACTTGAATGCTACAGTTGGTACATTTAAGTTTGATAATTCTCAGAAGTACGGTGTAGATTTTGTAAAAGACAATAGTTTAACACCTATTCACGATTACAACATAGATAGGAATAGAATAAAGCTAGAAGGTGCTGCAGTTGTTTATGAGCACCCAGACGGATACATTCCCGAAAACTTATATTGGGTTATATTTGACCCAGTATCTAAACCAGGCAGGGGTGAGAGTTTAGATGCATCTTTAAACTCAATTATAGTTTATAAATGGATGTATACAGGACAAAGTAATACGTTAGAAGATAGTATTGTGGCGGAATGGATAGGAAGGTTAGATAGTTTAGAAGATACTTATGAAATAGTTGTGAAAATGGCTAAGTACTTTAACGCTAAGATATTCCCAGAAACAAATACACCAGGTTTTGTAGCTTGGTGTAATACTAATTCGTACTCTCACATGTTGCAGAGTGAGGCGGTGATAGCTATAAAAGAGCTGTACCCGAACTACAAACAAAAACTAGGAAAAGTAGGATTTTCAATATATGGTGAAAAGCTAAAACCTTGGTTGTTATTACGACTGAGACAATGGCTCTTAACCAAAAGAGGATTAGATGAGGACACTGGTGCGTTCGATTGTTACAATATAGACACCATATTATCTAAACGACTATTAAATGAAATAGTTAATTTTAATGAGGGGGGTAACTTTGACCATATTTCGTCAATGTTAGGTCTCATGCTTTTAAGAACTCAATTAACAGGCGAACCTCCTAACATAGAGGACGAATCTGTAAGCAATTTAAACATTGGTCAACCGAAGTTTAAAGAGTTAAAATCTCGGAGAAAGAGAAGGAGTTCTTTTGAGGAAACTTCATACATGTAAAGTTTAAACAATGGGTATTTTCAGAAGTCAATATAATTACGACAAGGATGGATATAAAGCCAGACTTACTAGAAAACAGAAAGAAAAATCTAATTTTTCTGCGATGTTGGACAGGATGGATTGGTACGATATAGGGCAGTTCAGTGATTTTAGAGATAAGAATAGAATAAAGAAATTCAACATAAATTATGGATTAATGGAAGGCATCTTGGATGTTGAACTCTATGATGATCCATTGTGTTTCGAAGTGGGCGGTCAAGAAGTAAGTTTCGATTATCAATCTGTGTCTCATTATCCTTTAATATCTCAGGTCGCTAAAACCGTAATAGGTGAAGAATCTAGTAAGGTGTTTAAACCTATGATTAAAGATAACACACCAGAAAAGCAAACATATTTTAAGAAAGAAGCTGCAAGTAGAATAGACTCATATCTTTCTGCACTTTTAAATCAGAGTAGACAGACCATAACTCAAAACTTATTAAAACAGTCGGGGATTGAAGACCCTTACAGTCTCAGCCCTGAGCAACAAATGGAGCTACAAAAAGAAGTAGAGAACCAGATGTTAAAAGAGAGTCCAGAGTCTATAGTAGATTTTATGAAGTATGATTTCCAAACTCCTACGGCGAAGCAAGCTCAAAAGATGTTGGATTACCTTGTAGAATATCATGACATCAAGTTTAAGAACACTTTAGGATTCAAACATGCTGTATGTACTGCAGAAGAATATTATTATGAAGGTGCTAGAAACGGTGAGTTAGTATTCGAAGAAGTGTCCCCTATGTACTTTAATTGGGGTGGTTCTTTAGGTGTAGAGTGGTCACAACACGGAACGTGGGCTAAAAGAGAGAAGTGGTTGACGTATCAAGATGTCACACAGAGACACGCTATGCATTTAAGTGAAAGAGACTTAAAAGACTTAGACTTTTATCATGAACCTTTTGGTGGGTTTTCTGGGCAGGATATATTTGATACTCCTTACCACAGAAAGATGCAATACGAGTATGGGAAAAATCCAGAGTGGCAAAAGAAATACGGAGACATAAATATAAAGACTAAAGAAGGACAGAGACAAATGCTCGACATGTATTCTGAAGTGTACGATCGCGATTTGTTTGGACATAAAGATGAAAGTAGCATAATAGGTTCTCAAACTTTTGGAATTAGAGAAGCACACATAGTGTGGCGAGACAAACGAATATTAAAGAAAGTAAAAAGAATAGTAAACGACGAATTAAAGACATTTTACTTAGATGAGTTCTATGAAGACAGACCAGAAGACTTTGAAGTAGAAAAGATATGGGTTGATGAGATTTGGGAGGGGTATAAGTTAGGAACATATGAAGCAAAATATGTGAACGTAAGACCTATACCTTATCAATATAAATCTTTAGATAACCCTTTCGATGTTGACTTACCTTATTACGGTAAGAGATATAATGTGAACAACGACATAACAAAGAATGTATCTTTGGTAGATTTAGGTAAGACATTTAATAAAGATTTCGATATAACTATGTCTAGTTTAAAACACGACATGGCTACCAATCACGGTAAGAAATTATTAATTACATTAAACGCTAAACCTGAAGAATACAGCATGCAAGAGTGGATGGATTTGATTAGAAATAGTCCTTTCATCCCTGTAGATTTCTCTAAGAAAGGTTTGAATCAGTTAGATTTCCAATTTTCGAAAGAAGTTGATTTGAGCAAGATGTCTGACATAGCTGGTAAGATTAACATGTTACAACTATTTAGAGATGGCGTGGCGTGGTCTATGTATTTCAGTAACTCGAGACTCGGTTCTCAAGGCCAGTACGCAAATACTACAAACATACAAAGCAGTCAAGAGGCGTCTTACAATCAAACGGCTCTATTTAGTGAACAACATAGGTTGGTTATGGAAAAAGCTCTCCAAGCGTTCCTAAACTATGCTAGATTCTATTATAAGGATAACTTAGATAAAGCTAAAGTATTCTTAGATGATGTGTCGTTAGCCGAGTTAGCTACAGGTCCGTACACTTCGTATAATAGAATGGGAGTTAGTTTAAGTAATTCTGCAGCAGAAATACAAAAGTTATCAATATTGAAACAACAAGCTTTAACATTGATTCAGAACGGTAGCAATCCTGAAAGTGTATTGAAGATGATATTAGCAGATTCTGAAACAGAAGTTCAAGAGTTAATTAGAAAAGAATCTAAGAATATAGAGATGCAAAGAGCAGAAAATATTAAAATTCAACAAGATCAATTTAATGCGACTATGCAACAGCAACAACAAGCCGCCGCAGAGAAACTTCAGATGGAATATAAGATGCACCAAGAGAAGCTTCAAAACAATACGCAGAATACTATAATCGATAGTCAGAAGTTTGCTAACCAACAAGATATTGATAAAAATGGTCAAAACGATCTTTTAACTGGTAAACTTGTTGAAATAGATTCTAAACTTAAGATGCATAATGACAAAATGCTCTTAGAGAAGGAAAAGTTAGAACTTCAACGTAAATTAAAATAAGAAAATATCAAATAAGCATTTTTAAATTTAGAACTAGACAATTATATCGTTTAAAATAAATATATATAGTATATATTTGTCGAGTATTTTTAGCAAGTAAATAAAGTAAGTTATGAGTAATAAGAGCACTGACCCTTTCGCTGCAGTTACTGTAGTAGATCAAGTTCGAGAAAGCGAAGAAACTAAAATCACAGGTTTGAGAGATTCGGATGGTAAGATAGACCTATTCGGAAAAGAACCTATTCAAGAAATCGATTCAGTAAAAGAAGTCGAAGACGTTGATAACGATACCGACGATGTTGATGATGAAGAAGTAATTGTAGGTGACGTTTTTGAAGAAAAAAACACAGATGAAGAAGAAGAGGAGGATTTTGAGGAAGAGAAAGAAGAAGATAATGACGAAGATGATGATTCCGAAGAAGGACAAGCTGAAGACGGCGAACATGAAGACGAAGAAGTAGATGATGTCAATTTACACTATCACATCGCTAAAGAATTAAAACGCGATGGTTTTGTTTCTGATGATTTCGAAATAGACGAAGAGACGACATTACACGATGTGTACTCTCATTTAAAAGACAATTTACAAGAGTCTGTAGTTGAAGAACTACAAACACAAGCATATAATCAACTAATAGAGTTGGGATATAATGACCAAGATTTAAAGTTTGCAAAGCTTATCAGAAGTGGTGTGGACATGAATATGTTGTCAGATATATCTAGATACGAATCTTTATCTAATATTAAACCCGATGAAGCTCCTCAAGATGCGTTAGAGTCGCTTATTCAAGAATATTACAAGGATAGGAAGTGGAACGCTGATGAAATTAGTGAGAAGTTGGAGGATTTAAAATTAGATGATAACATGCTAGATGTGGCGGAGAAAGCTAAGAAGTATTTCAAATCTAAATACGCCACTACACTAGAAAACCACGAAGCTACTGCAGCACAACAACGCGCACATCAAGAGGCTTTACAAAAGCAAAGACTTCAATATGTAGAAGAGTTGTTAGATAAAGGTGACTTGTTAGGTGAAAAGATAACAAACAAAGCTTCTTTTAAAAAGGCATTGTATCAACAAACACATGTAGCAGAGATAGGAGGTAAAGAATATCCTGTTTCAGAATACCAATTGTTTGCATTAAACTTTCAGAATGACCCTTCTGTGGCATTGTGGGCGTTTAACCAATGGAAAAATAAAGGAGAGAACAATAAGACAGTTAAAAAAGAAGCCAAAGCTGAAGCTGAGACTGAATTATTCACAGGTTTGAAGAAGATATATACGAAAAGTAAAGGAAAGACCGTAACTAGAGGTCCATCCAAATCTAAAAAAACAAAAACTAGTAAAAGTACTGATAAGCCAAGAACTGAAACAGGTAGACTAATTCGTCAACTTAGAGGTGGTGGGGCTTAAGATAAATTAATAAATTAAGAAACTTAACAATTACAAAATGATAGGTAGACATCCTTTCCCTAGTAAATTTATAATCAACGAAGAACAAGCAGGAGCAGAAAAATACTACTCTAAGAAATTCGATCATGAAGATTTACTTTTAGCATTTGGCGATCACATAAATGATTATACTGACTTAACTCAGTATGCGAAGAATTTATACAATACGTATAGTGTTACTTTATCCGACACGCACACTCTTTCTCCTTTCTATGATATGTTAGTGGGAACAGGTGGTCGTATTGATACACACGATAACTTCCTTAGATGGAGGATTTATTCAAAACCAGATAGGCGAGCATTGTCATTAGGTAATCCTAATGATGAAGATGCTTGTTATGGTGCTGACCAGATTACATTCTTGATAAGACTTGACGTAGATTGGTTTGGTCCATACGATGTTCTTGCACCTCTAGATAATAAGAGATGTCAAGTTGTTGTTGAATCTGAACCTAAATTTGTTGGTGGTGCTTACGAGTACGAAGTAACATTGTTAGAGAATCCAGAGAATGCAGCTACTTTCCCTGTAGAATATTTGAAAGAAAGTAACTACTTTATTAAACTTATCTCTTTAGGATCTGATATAGGTTCAAACGAGAAAGGTACATTACAATTCGGTTTCGATTATTCGTATATCGAGTTTGAAACTACTATGACGACTGCCCAATGGGGATTCGAGGTAGATAAAGAAGCTCATGAGAAATGGGGTAACCTTGAGATCGCAAGATGCAATGATGACGGTAGACCTGTACCAGGTTCTGCTAAAATCACAAACTTCCTTGAGATTGAAGGTATGGCTCAGATTGATTATGAAAAAGAGCTTTGGTTAGCGTATGGTACTCAGACTGATTACCGAACTGCTAAATCGACAGGAAATAGAATTACAACAGGTCCAGGTTTGTTTGAATTCTTAGAAGAGTCGAATGTTATACCTTACAACCCTAGAGCAAACGGTATTGACAGAATGATTAATGAAATCGATGCCATATGGTTCGATAGAATTGCACCAGGAAAGAGAAAATTAGTTCTCTATACAGGTCAAGCTGGGTTGAAGTTATTCCATGATTGGATTGAAGAGAAATATGGAAATACTGTTGTTGTTACTCCTCACGATTTCGTATTGGGAGAAGGAGCACCAATTAATAACGCTAACGGGAAAGAATATTCTTACGGCGGACAGTATTTGTTTACAAAATATAAATTACCAGTGTTTGGTGAAATTAGTGTAGCTCACTGGGAGTTCTTGGATAATACAAGAATTAACACAGTTACATATCCTAACTCACATTACCCTGTAAGTTCTTACGAATTCTATGCATTTGACATTGGATTTGGAGAGCCTAACGTTAAACTTCTTTATGATTCTAAAGAAGAGAATACGTGGATTATGCCAGGATTGTGGTCACCGTTTGGTCCTACGACTTCTAAAAACCCTGTTTACAAACAACCATCAGGAGATAATCCGAAGTGGGGATATGATTGGTTTCATAGATGTAAATTCGGATTAGTGATGATGGATCCAAAACGAGCGTTAGTATTTAAACCGAACATTACACAGTAAGAAATAGGTGGCTTCACCTTCGGGCGTCGCTATTCTTAGGAACGGTTTTGAACGTTGTACCTTAAACAACGTTCGCTTTTTTAAGTAAGTAAGATAAAAAAATATAGAAAGGTATGTCAAGTACACCAGATATTAGAATACTACAAAGACTGTCAGAAGGTTTAGGTAGTATAAAAGGTATTAGAGGTTCTGTTAGAGAATATGGAACGAATTCAGTAAATAGACAAGAAGACGGTGTAGATTTGGGAGGTTTTAAATCCAGGTCTTTACACGGAGCTAAACAATATTTACAACTTTGGTGGTCTAAATTAGATGACGCATGGTATTGGGGGTCTACAGATCAAGAGCTTCAAGAGATGGTTACTAAATTAAGACTAAAAGGTAATAAGGGTTCACCCGAAGCAGGTAAAATTATTACTTCTGCTGATAGGTACGATTTCGATGACCCATTTTTTAACAATGAATTCTGGTATGGCAGACGATGGATGGAGGGCGGTAGAGTCGTATTCAACATCGTAAAACCCGAAGATAATGTTTTTTATTTAGCTTATAAAGCTAACAGAGATGTCATTGATAGGTCTAATGAAGATCAAAACAGTGTATTTACTGCAGGTGCTCGATTTGAGTTAATTTCTCCTAGAATTGCTGCGGCTAAAAAAGCCACAGAATATAAAACAGAAGCAGATGCTACTGTTGCATTAGTCAGTATGACTTTTGAGAAAAGAAAACTTATTGCTGAGATTATGCAGTTAAGCAAAGTTGATTGGAAACAGATTGATCCTGACAGATTGTTGGTCAACATGATGGATGAAATAGTCAAGGAAGGTGATAAAGCAGTGAAAAGATATGGAGGTAAAACTTCATTAGCATATTTTAATGCCCTCGTTTCTTTAGATGACGCTTCTCTATACTTGAGACATAAAGTCGTTCAAGCTAAGAAGAAAGGGATTTTAAGAAATAAAGGAAATCACTGGCAGTTTAATACTGGCACGTCAAACTTACCTGACAAAATAAACGTCGCAATAAATGATGCAGCTCTTGTTAAATTCTTCGAAGACGATGTTAACTCTGATTACTATGTGGAGTTAGTTCACCAACTAGAACAGCGAGAGAAGTCAAAAACTAAATAATGGTTTCTGTTGAAAAACTTGTAAATGATTTTTATAGAAAATTGAATGCAGTAAACTCAGGAAAGAGCAAATTCTACAATATCGTAGATGTAATGTCCTTTCTTAATGAGGCTTACCAAATTTGGTTTGAAAATAAAGTCTTCTCTTTAGAAACTAACGAAAGAGTTAGGAACGATTTGAGGGGTTTTGAAATTAAGAAACACGAATTGTCTTGTGAAAAAGTCGATGAGAATTGCTGTAAAATTGTGTATCCTGATAACTTTTATCAGAGATTAAATCAACTAGCAATTGCTTGTAACGAAGATTGTTGTCCTGATATTGAGAAGAGTATCGTAATAAGGATTGTACAATCAGATGATTTACAAGATGCCAGAAAGAATCCTTTTAGGAAATCTGATTTTAAATGGGAACAGTTAATAGCAGAAGATGGGGGTGACGGATTATACATCTATCACGATTGTTCTATGGATATTAAAACTGTTTACATCGATTACTATCGGAAACCTATAATGATGGAAGCTGGTCATTTAGTGGAATGTGCGGGCGGATACGTGAAGTATGATAATTCATTCATTAACTTTAAAAAAGACTTTGAAGTATCTGAAACATTTGCAGATAGACAAGTGTCAGATATAGCCGTAGTTCTTGCCTCTAGAGATTCAGGAGATTACCAAGGTTATCAAACTAAATTACAACAAATATTACAACTAGATAAGTTGTACAAGATATAAACTTTATAAAAATGAGCATTGGAAAAATTGAAAGGCATATAGTGCCTAAACATGATTACCCTATGGTGGCGAAAGATTTGCCATTATTTACTTGTCCTTCAGGAAACTGCAAAGGTAAGAAATTATTCTATAACGTAGCGCCAGGTCAATTGGTGGCATACACTTATCCAGGTCCAGGTCTAGTGCCGATTTCTGTAGATAATACTAATGTAGCCACCACTTCCACTGACATATATTTAGGTATAGGTTGGGATTCTAACGGTGATGGGTTGTCAGATGATATCCGTTTAATTGCGGGTGAACATTTATCTTTGTGCCAAGTTGAAGCATTAACAGTAGGTAAACCTGATTGCGGTTCTCCAGGAATTAAAGCAGCGTCTATCGATTGTGTGAAGTGTGACGAAACTTACACAGCTAAAGTAACAATTGACGATAACAGGTCTCGTTCATGGGGGCCTATCTTTAAGACTGGGTTAGAATTTACAGCTACGTATACGCCAGAATGTGGTGGATGTACAGACTGTCCTGCTGATGCCAACTGTAAAGATGTTATTTGTGGAATAGTTGACGCATTAAACGGTGAGTTAGATTTAAAATTAGATGGTATAGGTTATCCAGATTGGAAAGATTCTAATCTACCAAGACCGTATAAAGCGGTTAGAGGTCACGATAATTGGTATACATACTGTATAACACCTGATGCGGCTGGTAGTGATTGTGAAAATTGCAACCAAATAGACGCATTGACTACGTTCACTTTGAAGGCGGGAGACTTAGATGAAGTAATTACAGACGTTAGCGATCTTGTAGATCCTACCAACGCTGCAAAAACAATTGTAGCACAGTTGGATCATTTGGTTCAAAGAATTGAATGTGCATTTAACGATGAGTTAGGAGCTAACACTGGTTTTGCATATATTACTAAAGGAGCTACGGCTTGTTGTCCTTTACAGTTACACGTTGTGACTTGTGATGATAAATTCGAAATAGATGGGCTTACTCCTTGTGATGATGCTATTGATCCTGCCACTTTATTGAACTTTGTTCCAGTTAATAACTGCGTAGATTGTGGTGAAGGCGATCCTGCAGCTTATACGCCTGCTTGTTGGTTTGCTATTATAGCTCAACCTCAACGACCTAAATGTGATGACTGTTATTTAGACAAGTCTTACAATTGGTATGGTGTGGATATTAAAGTAGAATTCTTAAAAGATGCATACGGACATAGACCTATAACTAAAACGGCAACATTCTTAGAAGCTAGATCACCTAGAAACTTTGGTTCTCAAATCCAATGGTTAGAATATAAATTTGGATTCGGACCTGCAGGTAGAGGTAGAAGACATAGAGCATCTAATTATAGAAAAGGTTTCTTAAATAAATGGGATGACACTTCTAGAATCAAGAACGCAGTAACAGCAAAATGTGAGGCGTTATATTGCTCTTATACGTTAGAGTACACTAGATGGCAAAGAAGCCAATTCGGTCCTAGTCAATATGCTACGGATTTCGAATCAGGCATTCACGTTCAAACAGAGCATACTGTAACTCTTGCAAGTTTAGAACTGTTTTTAACTGCATTAGTAGAGGCGAACAATGGTCTTTGTAGAGTAGTTAATGGGGTTAATTGTATAGCTTAATAATTAATTAAAAAATGATAATATGTAGAAGGGTGCAAACAGCCCCTTCTCATATTTTTAATATAAATAGACGAACAATGTCAGAAAAATTAAAAGTAAAAGCGTCTGCGCGTGATAAGATGATTGTTGCGGACGTACTAAGTGATAACTGTGAATGTTATAGCTTCAAATGTTGCCCAATACCTCACATGAAACTTGATGAGATTAACGGTACAGGTGATGACTATATTTGGAATGATGGCGGTGCTTTCGTATTCGGTACAGAAGCTGAAATGAAAGCTGCGGCTGCAGCACTCTAAGTAAAAATTACAATTACTTCTAGGCAATATGCCTATTATTTTACTATATTTGCAAAATGAATTGTAGCTGTATTAAAAAGACAGCGCAAGCTTTCGAATTTCATTTGAAAAGTCTTGACTGTAAAACTCTTATATTTACTGATCTCAGTAATTGGATGACTGAAGAACCATATGTAGTTCCTTCGGTTCAAGATATAGAGATAACTTTACCAGAAGGACAGAAGATTCTAACCGAATTTCGAGGCGAATCAATTACTAAGTATACTGCAGAAGGTTTTGGAATAGGTAAGTGTTTCCCTGACGGGATATACTGTTTCAAAGTTGAAACCTGCGGAGATTCATATACCCGACATAAAGCCATAACGTGTACTCTATATTGTCAGTTAGACACGTTAATATCTAAGGCAGACACTGATGAAAATTGGAATGTAATAAACGAGATTTCTAACTTAATTATTTCAATTGAAAAAGCTGCTGAACTAGGTAAGCATAAACAGGCTAACGACTTATATAAAATAGCTAATAAGAAACTATCTAGATTGGAATGCAGTTGCCCTTGCAATTAATATGCCAATACCAAACTTAATACCTCAACCCAATTCAACTGACCCGTGTTACTGTATATCTACATGTACCACTCCTTGTAATCCTGCTAAATGCTCAGACCCTAATGGGTGTCTTGTTCTAGGAAATATCCTAGTAAAGCAATGCGACTCTGTTTACCCTTGCGGTGAGCAGGGATTTGTCGATTTTAGCTGTTTCTGTATTCCTTGCGAAGAAGAAGTTGAATTTACGATAATAGACTCACCTGATAGTGTAGTCATCGACTCAATAACCCACGAAGGTTTAACGTTCACTACTACCAATACCGCCACAGGTTGCGAAAAAGCTGAAATATGCTTTAGAGCTGTTTGTAGGGGTGAAGAAGAGTGCGATGATAAATCCGATATAGGTTCAGTAACCGTCTACTTTAAATCTAGATGTGAAAACTGTGACGGGGCTTGTAATGAGTGTACAGGGGATTGTGTATCCACAGAAGGAGAAGAATATAATACTCCAACTATTCACCCAGAAACTGCACCAGAAGCACCAACAAATAGTGAACTAATAATTCACCCAGACAGTGCGTGTGTAGACGATATAACTTATGCTATATTAAGTTACGATGACCAAATACTGACAAATGTCACTATAGATGTTAACGGTGTTATATCATATGAAGCTGTGTGCTCTGACCTATTGATAAATGGTATATCTACTCAAGTGGTTTATTCAGCTACAGCTTGTGATGCCATTGTAGAAGGTACAAGTCTTATATCTATAAACTTATGTGCAGATTGTACAGAAGGTGTATGTGACCCTTGTACTGGTAAATGTGTACATGCAGAAGATAAAAATGTTGGATTAATGCACACAGAATATACATGTGAGTCTACAGCTAATACATTTGATCTATCAAACCCGATAGCAGATGATTATTATGTGGTAGATTACGACTCTGAAGTATTTACAAACGTATCTATTGCACCTTTAACAGGTATAATAACGTTTGATATTACAGATGATGCTGATCCAGGACGAACATATAGAATAAAATATAGAATTGTAAGTGGAAAAACATACGATGACGCATACTTTTATGTACCAATTTGTGACTTTTCTTATGTTACGTGTGGTACTAATGAAGAATTAGATATGTGTACAGGAGCTTGTATAGACATGTGTCCTATAGTAACTCCTACTCAGAAAGAAGACGACTGTGTCATTATAGGTGGTACACCTGCGTCTACAGTTGTTTCTAACTTAACAGAAGAATGCGATGTTGTGGGAGACCCATTAGACTTGTGTGCTCCTTTATTGGTAGCATTAGCAGGTAAACCTGAACTTTGTTTGGCTTGTAGAGAGACAAACGGAGCACCTGAAGTATATTGTACTTGTACAGGAAATGAAGAATGTTTTGAAATTGATGGAGCATACCAATGTTGTGAAGAAACAACTTGGACTCCTGCGATTGACCCTTCATTGGTTTGCGATACAGTGTCTATTACAGAAACATCTAATTGCGGAACGACAAGAATGACATTTGGAACTAAGAGTTCTACAGAATATACCCTGTTACAAATCGCAGAAGACGTTTGTTCAGGAGAAGTTATTTATGAACAAAACGAATGTGGAGACGCTAGAGTGTCTGCTATTGTAGGTACTAAAGATTGTACAGAACAATGTGATTGCGAGGATACAGTTTGGACACCTGACGTAGACGTTATGTGTTTAGGCGAGTCGTATTATCAAACATCTAATTGCGGAAACAAACGAACTGCAGTCGGTACATATGAGCCACAATGTCCACCACTTGATAACTTCTTTGAAGGAGTCGAAGTATTAGATTACTGTGGTAATTCGTGTGGAGAAGGTACTAAATGTGTACCAGGCGGAGACACTCTTTGTGAAAATGAAGCAGCATGTAATAATGGACAAATAGGACCATGTATATTCCCTAACTCAGGTGAATGTTTGGATTGTGACGGTTTAACTACTTGTGCAGGAAACGAAATATGTGTTGGTGGAGATTGTGTACAAAATACTGAAGATTGTACTGACGATTGTTATGAAGAAAATGGTTTATCAGAACCGTGTGTTACATTGATAGCAAATGATTGTGATCTCCCTGCTGCTGTAACTTGTGGAGACCCATTAACTTCAGCTAGTGGATGTCATGAATGTATGGGAACAGGAACAATGGCTGATGCCCTTCAAGTAGAAGACCCAGGTGATAAACCTTGTGGAGAAGATTTACTTGACCCTTGTGGAAATGTAATAACCGTTGGCGGTGGAACAGGTCCAAACCCTAGTGGTTTAAATCCTGCAGATTTCGCTTGTGGAGATGACGTTGTAGATGGTTGTGGTAATGTGATTATTGTAGGTGGAGGTACTGACGGTGTTGGTGACGCTTGTGATGATTTAGATGATTGTACCGAAGGTTCAACTATCCAATCTGATTGTAATTGTGGTGGAGGAACACCAATAGCTCCTGATGATACTTGTGCAGCTACAACTTGTATAGATGAAACTTGTTTAGATGATTGTGGAAATGTAATTGACGGAACACAAGAACCTGTGATAGGTGATTTGACTGGTGCAGGAGATGCGCAAGTAACACCTTTAATATTTGGTACATTCCCTAACGGTACATACAATTTAGACTTAACTGCGAGATTAACATGTAAATGTGATGCGGTCACTTTCCCAATAACTACTACCAACTTACAGATACTTGACGACCCTAGTAATTTTATAGGAACAGGCGTAGTAAGAATGACAATAGATGGTGTAGGTGGTTTAGAGATAGTAGTTACAGGACCATTAGTTTCTGGTGATTTAGTGTTCTCTATAGATGTAGAATGCGGAGGTGTGATAACCACTGTGTATTTCCAAATTAGCATATAATAAAAATAATATAAAATGAGTGATTGTAAATCATTTGACTTAGTAAAAAACGGACAAGTTTTCACGTTTGAATATGACTTTAAAGTTCCTGAAAATGTGATACTTGAGGATGCGGAGCTAACAGCCTCCGTACCCTCTGGGTTATCGTTGGTGGGGGCTTACTACTTCATAGCGGGCAAACCTTCTGACACAATGACTGCTACAGTAAACGGTGCTGTGGTTTCTTTTGGTAATCTAAAAGAAGGATGTTACGTAGTTAGAGTTAAATACTCAGTTACAAATAAGAATGCAGTAGTTTGTCCTATTAATTTTAATAGTGAATTTACGTATATTAATTGTGGAGCAGCTCCTCAAATATTCACTTCATACGCTTGTTGTAATTCGTGTTTGGATATTTTAGATTGCTCAGATGCTGTTGCAATATTTTATGATAACACTTATAATGTAACACCTACTGGTAGTGATAGTACAGGAGAGAGGGGTTTTTTAAACTACCCTTTCAAAACTATACACGGAGCGAATACTGACTTAGCTGTAGAGGATGGTGACCACTTTATTATTAATAAAGGTGAATATTATCCAGTTATTGTTGCGAGTGGTAGTAATAGAAAAGATGTATTAGGCGGTGACGCTAATAATGTATCTTATCATATTGTGCCAGGAACAATAATAAGCACTTCAGGAAATGTTACTTACGGGCTATTTACAGATGTAGATGAGCAAGCAGTGTTGACTCCTGTTAATCCTTCTTTCTATAAAGTGGAAGCGCCTTATACAGAGTTGTCATCGGGCGTAACAGAGGATTTACCTATACTGATAGGTATGTATCATGAAGACTCTGAATTTTCAGGAACTTTTGGAACATTAAGCCAAGAGTATGCTGGAAGAAGTTGGTTTGTACAAACTAGTTCACAACATTTTGATCTAAAAGCGGATAGATTCATAGGTGGTTCTGGAGATGTTGTTGTCTCTTTCAGCTCTGTACCTGGATATGTTGCAGATGGTAGATATAACAATGTTGAAGTAGATTATATTGAGACTAGGGGCGATAGCAGTGTAAGTAGAGGGGCTTTAAGAACTCAATTTACCAAAACAGATAATATTCAAAATTCTACATTCAAAATAAATGTAGGAACATTACATCAGAAAAGCGCAACATCCACTGTTCAGGGTTCAATCTTGATAAGTGATAGTGCGATAGGTACAGGAAGTGTTATTGATATAGATGTAGACAAAATTATAGATGAAACTCCTGCAACGGCTTTTGGAGATACATCAGGTCCAGACAGTGATGGAATAGGTAGTATACTTATAGCAGGACTTGATACAGTAGATGCTGACCCATTGGGTGGTATAGAATACACTAATATAAGAGTTGGAAATATAACAACAAATAAGTGTCTAATTTATTTCCCTTCTATCTCGGTCAACCCTGGTGAACATATAGAAAATATAAATAAGATTATAAACTTAGACGTAAGTGGTGTCACAACTGATGGAAACTGTGTTAAGTTCACAGGTAGCGGTACATCTAATAGGAAGTTGACAAACACCAAAATACTTATTACAGGAGATATGATGTCAGAAGGTGCTAAATGTATAAACCTATCAGACATAGATTTAGACGTTGATTCTGAAATCAGATTCAAAAACTGTAGATTTGAAACTCAATCCATAGGAGACCCCGTAGTAATAATTGATAACGTAATAGGTGCAGGGGCTGATAATATCATTTTTGAGAATTGTATATTTATAAATGACGGGGTTACTGAAACATTTGAAGCTACGGATGCCATCCCTCATAATATAAAAATTATAAATTGTTATGCTAATTCATTAGCAATTGATGCTAACGTTACAGAGCAGGTTGAAGCAGTGGTGAGAGACACTAACGTAATATAATTAACCTAAAACAATAATAAATGGGACATCCTATAAAAACTCCTTTAAACGGGAGTGAAAGTATACAATTAATAAATGAAGTAGGCGGTAACAAACAGATCACTACTCAAGATATAGCTGACTTAGCTACAGGACCAACAATTGTTGAAGATTTAGAAAACAATGAAAGTATTGTTATAGAGAGAGCTAGAATACAAACTGGAGTCTTTAATTTAGCAGATGGAGGAACTCTACTCTTTCCTTATGCTTTTAAAACTGGTGGAACAATTAGTTTTTTTGGTACTTCTGAAACTGCAGGAGCTATAGTAAGTGTAAACGCTATGACTACTAATGGGACAATTTTAGATCATAAATTACACGATGGAACTCCAGTCACTGGCCAAATAAGCTGGCTTGCTATAGGTTTAGAATAATTAAGATTTTAACAACTACCAATAAAACATGGGAGGACATCTAATAAAATCAAATATAAGTGAAGAATTTAAAACCTACAAGCTCTAAATCCAATAACAATGGAGAATCACATGAAGAAAAGAAGCCCAATGTGATAAAGGATTTAGCTGCCACAGGTCTTAAAGCTAAAAAGAAGAAGAAAGAAGTTAAATCAGTGTTTGTTGAACCTTCTCCTAAACCAGTTAAACCAAAAGCTGATTCTAAACCTGTTTCGATTAAAGACATGTATGTTACAGGAGTTGACGGTGTAGAAAAGGTAGAGTGTGATAAACCTGTTTTTAAAAATAGTGAGCATAAACCTGCGGAGAGGAAAAGAATACATAAAGTTACTGATAATAACTTTACAGATAGTGCAAAGACGAAGTTAGATGGGATTGAAGATGGTGCTCAAGTAAATGTGCAAAGCGATTGGGCGGCGGATGAAGGTCCTTCCAGTATTTTAAATCAACCAAACATAATATCGAATCATAAAGATTTAATATTAGATGATGGAACTAACCCTCACAAAACAACAAAAACTGATGTAGGGTTATCTAATGTAGATAATACATCTGACAAAGATAAACCTTTAAGTTTAGAGGCAATAAAAGCATTAGAAGAGAAAGAAAATGCATTCTATAAAAGTAGTGCGTTTAATAAAGACTTTGGGAAAACTGAAGGTACTGTATCTGAAGGAAACCATCGACATGATGGTATTTATGAAATTGCAGATGGTAGTATTTTAAAAAAGAAAGATATAGGTGTAACTGTTCAAGAATACAATTCTGATACGGTTATAGACGCAAATTACGTTGCAACAGAAAATAATTTTACAACTTATTATAAAACAAAAATAATAAGTTTAATAAATAGCGTACAATCTTTATATAATTCTTTAGTATCGACTTTTTTAGGATTGACTGATACTCCGAATAATTATACAGGGGAGGGGGGTAAAATTGTTGCAGTAAAAGGGGACGAGACAGGTGTTGAATTTATAACACCAACTGCAGGAGTCACCAACCATAGTGCGTTAATATTAGATGATGGAAATAATCCACATAACACAGATACGGCTGATATACCTGCTACAACTTTATCTGATGATTTTTTAGCAATATATATATTGGCAAAAAATACTTAATAAATAAATAATGAGTTTACAATCAAGATTAACCTCTGCATTTCAAGCAATAGGTGATGACATACAAGCCTTACTGGCCCAGGACGGTACTTTAACTGGGTTAAATACCGCAGATCAAACTAGTCTAGTAAACGCGATTAACGAAGTACACGATGACGAAGCGACTGCCATTCATGATAATGTGGCGGGAGAAATATCAGCAATTACTGAAAAAATTACGCCAGTTTCAGGAGACCATATACTAATTGAAGACTCCGCAGCAGCTAATGTTAAAAAGAGAGTTCAAATTGGCAATTTACCTGCGGCTTCAGAAGTTAATGATTTAACAGCATCAGTAACTTGGGCTAATGTTCCAGATGCCAATATCACACAATCAAGCGTTACTCAACATCAAGCCGCGTTAACAATTACAGAATCACAAATTAGTGATTTAATACATAGAGATGCGGATGCTATTCATGGCAATGAAAATGGAGAAATTGCGGCTATTACTGCCAAGGCAACGCCAGTAGACGGAGATTTTCTAATTATAGAAGATTCAGCAGCAACCAACGCAAAGAAAAGTATAACGATTGGCGATCTACCTTACTTGAGTCAAGCAGAAGTAGACGCGCGTGTGCAGTTAGTTGTTGATTCAGCGCCAGCGGCATTGGACACATTAAACGAATTGGCTGCAGCATTAGGGGATGATGCAAACTTTAGCACAACGATAGCAAATCAAATGGCTAAACGTGTCGCAGTTGATGCGGTGCAAACATTTACAGTAGGGGAAAAATTACAAGGGTGTACTAATATAGGAGTAGGAGACCCAGAACACGATTTCGTAACTGATTATACGACAGCCAGGGATAGTTAATATATGGCTTTAAAAGACAAAATAGTATTATTAGCTCAGGAGATAGCGGCGGACGTTAAGACATTATTAGCACACGCTGCCAATACTTCAAACCCACATTCAGTAGATAAAACTGATGTAGGTTTAGGTAATGTTCCAAATGTGGATGCGACAGATGTAGACAATCACAGTAGTGGAACTACTAATAAAGTGTATACGGCTGCCGAACAGACTAAAGTGGGATTTATCAGCGTAACGCAGGCAGTAGACCTGGATGCAATGGAATCTGACATAGCTACTAATACAGCTAAAGTAGGAGTAACCACTGAGATATCAGATGTAGTTGAAGATTTAACACCACAATTAGGTGGAGATTTAGATCCAAATGGATTTGGAATAGGAGCTACTAGAGAGCTTTTAACTTTTGTCGAAGATGCTTCTGCAGTAAATCATTTAGAAATAGAAAATGAAGCTACAGGAGGTGGACCAATATTAAGAGCAACGGGTGATGACGCAGATGTAGACCTTACTTTAGAGACCAAAGGTGATGGTAGAATAAATTTAGCTGACCATGTTTATGTAAAGGATTCAAGGGCTATAACAGCAGCAGATTCATCTGCATTAAATATTGATGCAGATTGGACAGGAGTTGGTGGGAGTTTTTATCGTAAAGGAGTTTTTTTAGATCTTAATTCTACTGGGTCAAATGCAAATGTTCTTGGACTAGATTTTAATTATAATGTAACAGGAACAAACAGTAAAGGGGAGTTTATACGAGGGGTTGCAAGTAATAATGGTAGATTGGGATCAACAATGGTTGATTTATCTACTACAAATACTGAAATACTTTTCACATCCTATAGTACATACTTTAACAAACAAGTCCAAAATTGGACAGGAATTACAAATAGCGATAGGTATAACCAAAAAGTGTACGGGTTATATAATGAGATAAATGTAGATACAGCTTGGAACTCTGCGGCCAACGTAAATAAGCCTGAGTTCTATGGTTTGTGGAGTCAGATAGACACTCCTAGTTCTACTAACACAACTGAGTATGGTTTGTACCTAAATTCAGTAAATGGAGGGACAGATGATTTTGGAGTATATTCTTTAGGAAATGGTGCTAACATTTTTGAGGGTAATGTAGGTATAGGCAGGTTAACCGCAAGCTACCCATTGCACGTACAAGGATGGATAGTTAATGCTCAAGATGGTATACGAACTAGAACAGGAACTGCAGCAGAGCCTGCTCATGGGTTTATTGATGATATTGATATGGGTATGTACCGTATTACTACGAATACAATAGGGTTCAGTACAGGAGCTGCTGAAAGAATGAGTATCAATGGATCAGGGGATGTAAAGGTATCTACAGGAAATTTAGGTATAGGGAGAGATCCTACAGAAACCTTAGATGTATACGCCAGTAGTCATGCTACATTAAAATTAGAATCTGATACAGGGGATGCTATATTAACCTTAAATTCTAATAATGGTAGTGGAGACCAACCTGAAATATGGTTCAGAAGAAATTCAGGAGCAACAATGACGTTTAGAACGTTAGCTGCTTCAGATGACACAGAATTAACTACTTTTTCAAATACTCAAGAGTTACAACTACAAACTAGTGGAGGATTAACTAGTATGGGAGGAGGAGTTGCTTACACAACTACTACAAGTGCAGCAGGAAATTACACAGTTTTAGTAACTGATAAAGTAATATTTAAATCAGGAATAACTGGCGGAGGAGATACAGTAACATTACCTAGTGGAGCTGCCACTGGACAAGTGTTTATAATAAAAGATAGTGGAGGAAACGCAAGTACAGATTCTATAACTATAGCTACTGCAGGTGCAGAAACTATAGATGGCGTTAGTACATACTCTATAAGACAAGATTATCAAAGTGTTACTGTTATTTTCGATGGTACAAATTATAATATAATATAATGACATATATACCAGTAAATAACACAGGATATGGTGTATCTTGGAATGCAGACCAAAGTGCAGCAAGTAAAGATGCTGTTTATGATAAAATAGAAAGCTTAGGCGGTGGAACACCTATTTTCCAAGGGTTAATGACTACTGAGGTCACAACAAATTTAACGAGTTGGACAGATGTAGATTCTTATAATGTGTCGGAAACTATTGAAGATGCGACATATTTTACTTTCAATGAAACAACGGGCGTTTTAACATTGGAAGAAATAGGAACTTACCTTATAACGGGGTTTTCTTCTATGCAATCAGAAAGTTCAAGTAATAGTAATGCGATCGGATCAGTTAGGGCGGTTGAGGGTACAACGGCGATTCCATACGCACACGCTGGAATAACATTTAATAGAGATTTAACAGGTCAAGATATTACGACAGAATTTTCAAATTTCATTTTTGAAACAACGGCGATAGATACAGATATTAAATTACAAGTTAAAATAGAGGGGCCAGGGGCGTCATTTGTAAAATTGATATTTGTAAGGTTTTCAGTTACTAAAATAGCGTAAGCTAAAAAGAATACGGTTAAACACATACTAAAACTAAAAAATGTCTTGTAAGACAAAACTTATATCAGAAGAGTACGAATTTACTTCAAAAGAGGAAAACAACCCTTGTTTTTGTGGAAGATCAAACTGTAAAGATGTATGTTATTCTTTTGATTACAAAGAGTTAGATGACTTGCAATATTCTATAAAGAATACAGTTTGTAAATTAGGCAGAAAAAAGATAGATAACTTATTTTGGGGGTACGGTTGTGAAGAAGATATAGATGTAAAAGTAGGTAAACTTAGAATACTAGATCAAGTAGTAGAAAGATACAAGACTGGTATATATTATGAAACGGCTGGTTGTTTATGCGCGTCTCAATTTCAAGATATAAAAGAACAAGTTATAGATTTGGTAGATGTGATTCCATGTGATATTGATTGTCGATTGGATTTAGGAATATCTGATGAAAACTTGGCTCAACATATAATGGATGGTAACACTTGTATATCTTATGATAGATATGAGAAGTTTGCTAAACAATTGTGTCAAGATTTAAATATAACACTGACTAGTACTAAAGAGATTTGCGATTTAACATTATCGTTATCTGCAGATATAATAAGTTGTGACGTTTTGTTTGCAATAAAAGTGTATAAACAAATGTGCGACCTAGGTTACAGCGTCTCTAGAAATATAGATGAGTGTAAACTTGATTGGACGCTATTGCTAGAAAAAACTGATTGTAATTTAGATTTTGATTTATACAAAGAGTTAATAGATTGTAATTTAAGTTACGATATAATAAAAGAAATATATAGTTGCGGCTTGGAGTTAGAAGTTATTAACAATAACCCCGAACTAGTAACACCAATAGGTCGATATAAACTTTTTAATCTCGCTGAGAATAAATATGAAATATTGACAAAATACGGATTAGAAACAATATTAAAAGAAGAGGATTTAACCTCTGATTACTGTAAATAGATAAATTATGTCAGGAGTACCAGTTACTTTGAAGATACAAAATGTAAAAAACGGGGACACCCCTTGTAAGAATCCTATTGTTGAAGTGGTATGTCAGCAAGGGAATTTGGCATTTCCATGTTCTAGAAAAGTTAAACCAAATGGGGAACTAGAAATAGTTATACCTACTGAAGCTTTTGAGCAAGGAGACTCTTGTGTTACATTAGCGGTCAAATGCGAAGAGTGTGACAGATGCCCTGCTAAAGAAGTAGAGGTATGTTTTTGCGACTCAGACACCGATTGTAAAGACTGTCAATTATGTATTGATGGTATTTGTATAGACCAATGCCCTGAAGAATTTTGTATAAACGGCGTTTGTGCAGAGTGTGCTTCTGATGAAGATTGTCCTGAAGGTTTTGTTTGTCTTAACGGTAGATGTGTATGTCAATCTGGACTTATAGATGACAGAGGACATTGTGTTGATTGTTTAGGCGATGAAGATTGTGGTCTTTGTGAAGTGTGTATTGGTGGAGACTGTGTACCTAAAGATTGTGGAGACCAAAAATGTGATCCAGATACAGGAGACTGTGTAGATTGCTTGACTTCAGAAGATTGTGGACCAAACCAAATATGTATAGACGGAGAGTGTGTATGTAAGGAAGGTTTTAGACCAGACCCTGTAACAGGTGAATGTGTAGCAGACTGTTTCAAAGATTCAGATTGTGGACCATGTGAAATTTGTGTAGGTGGACAATGTCAATCTAGATGTGAAGAAGGTGAGAAGTGTATAGACGATAAGTGTGTACCTTGGCCATGTAACGATGTAGCTTGTGATGATGGTGCAGATTGTGGTGTAGGTTGCGGTTGTGTAAATGGTGAATGTGTACCGTGTGCTTTATTAGGTTGTGCATCCCCGACAGAGTTTGGAGGTTGTGAAGCTGCTAATGTTTTAGGTTGCGAATGTAACGCTGCAGGAGATTGTGTTGGTGTAACTGACCCTTGTGCTAATTACGCTTGTTCTCAAGATTGTGGAAACAGACCTGATTGCGAATGTGTTGGCGGAAAGTGCGTATCTAAAAACTGTAAGTCTGATTTTAAATTAAATAAAGAAGGTTGTTCATTAAAGGCTACTTTGTCTAGTAACGAATGTTGCCCATGTGGACCTCATACTATAAATAATAGAATAGACAACGCTACAAGATTGTCTAGCCAAATTGATGTAATAGAAGGTACTCTTTTCATAAGAAAAGGTATACAAGCTAAAGTAACTAAAGAGCCTACGGGCGCAAGTGGTTTAATTTTGGATTCTATTCCATTAGTGGATGACTCGGTTGCATATTCTGTGGCGGGGAATGAAGAACCTATTTCAGGAAAAATAGGAATATATATAACATACGAATTAGAAACTCCAACAGGGTCTATAATCGAAGATGATACTTACGGACCTGAATCAGACAATCCGTTAGTACAATTAGATGTTTTGTCTTCTTCGGAGGTTTTGTGGACGTTGAATAATACAGTAGGTTATGTACCTGTAGGTTCAGTTATAAATGGAAACACTGTAAAATCTGCAAATGTAACATTTAGAGTATACGAAACTATTGTATTCTTAAGTGGTTGCAAATATGAACCACAATATCTATTCAGATATAAAGTGGACAGTCCTGCATACTTTGATGTAGCTACTACTCCTATTTCAGAAGATGTATTCTTCCATAGGTCAACTCTATTAGTGACTGACAATTGTGCTAACCCAACATTCTTTTGGTTTAGAGGTCATGAGTCTGTAGATGGTGTACAGTTTGACCAACTACCTTTCAGAGTAACATATGTTAGTAAAGATTCAACTTCTGACTTTGTAGACATAATCGATTCAACTGAAATAAATCAATTACATAATGTAAACAACAATATAGACGACCACTCTGAATTGTGGTCAGGACATTATTATAAAGTAACTACGAATTGTGGTTGTGGGTCTAAAACAGTAAACTTAGAATCTTGCGGAAGTGAGCCAGGCATTGCTGTATTTTGTGATCCTACAGAAGCTAAAGTAGATTGGCAGTGTGGTTCAGTCACGTTTGCTAAAGACTTTGTAACTGGATGTCCAATTAACTTCAATTTAGGTAATGACTTAGATTCTCAAAATACACCATTCCCTTATGCGTCAGGTGACCCTGACAGTTCTAATCAATCTGACATCCACGAAGATGCTCAAGTGTATTGGGCTATATATGCTAACGGTATTGATATTATACCTGACAGTATTCAAAGGGCAAAGAGTGGGTCAAACGTTGATTCTAATGGAAATCCTATACAAGTTATTTACAAAGAAAACGACGAGTACGAATTTGATAATTTAAGCTCGATAGTTATTAAGTGGGGTAGATGCTTAGAGAAAGACTCTAATGGTAACTGTATTACGTTCCAACCTTATAAGTGTGACGAGTGTAATATTACTTTAGTTAGTAACGTACCTCCAATTTCGACACCAGGTTACGATATTGAATGTATAGACGATGGTGGAGCAAGAAGTTGGTTAGTTACCTTCAAGAGTTTACAAAACTATCCTGACTTAGCTAGTATCGTATTTAACGGAGTTGAAAAACCTATTGGTAATTCAACAGAAGCTGCTTTTTCAGTAGGTGTTCCTCAGTCTTATGACGTTACGTTTAAATTTAATGAGAAATGTCAAGCTACTGAAGAGGTGGTAGTTACTGCCAATTGCGATTGTCCTGATGTATTTATTACTTCGGGTGTTGATTGCGATAACGACACTACTAGTATTAATTTAGTACTTAGTAATTCATTGAATTATTCAGGAACATATACTTTTACAAATTCAAGCGGTGAGGTTGTGGAAGTTGAAGGTGATACTGTATCATATTTAGACACATATGTAAGTGGATATACTTATACTGTTAGATTTACTAACGCATTTTGTGATAAGTCTAATTCATCAACGCCATTCTTAAGAGGAAGTTCTGTTATAGAGTCTCTTCAAGATTCTGAAATCAATGTTTGCGGAAATAACGCAGGTGATATTGTTTACAATACTCCTAATTTGACAGGTGACGTTGTTTATTCAGTGGACGGTGGTGCGGATTTATTCGAATCAGTATCGTCTGGTTCTGTGAATATAACAATACCTACGGGTGCTCAAACTGTTGTAATAAAAGGTAACTCTTTAGCTAACGCAGAAGGAGACCAATGTGTAACGTTAACACCTAGTACTTTTAACATCAACTATTTAGATGAACTTGTATCAGGTGCGTTAACGGTATCTGATAATGATATATGTGAAGGAGAGTCTGTTACACTTACGATAACGGGAGCATCTCCAAGCACATCTGCTATCATAGATGAGATAGCACAAACAATTGAAATAAATGGAAGCGGAGTGGGTACTTTAGTACTTACACCTGTAGAGGGTGTTCAAACATACACTTATTCTGCACTTCAAGGTGGAGAATGTGATGATTTAGTTGTAGGTCAATCTGTTTCTGTAACCGTTAATGCGGGTATAGTTGTGGAATCTATAACTACGAATTGTTCTGCTGATTTATCTACATATACTGTAACAGTGGACTTAGGTTCAAATGCTGACTCAGTAACTGTAAATGGAAACGCAGTAACACCAGGTTTTGGTTCGATATATAATTGGGACGTACCTTCGGGGAATGTTGCTACTATTATTATAACTACTGGAACGTGTGTAATAACTGAAGAGATTTCTGAAGATTGCGAATGTGGGGATGTACCTCAACCAACTGTGTCTCAAACTTCGGTTGATTATTGTTCAGGAGCAAACCCTGCAGTGAATGTTACATCACCTAGTGGTTCTTTATATAACATCGTAACTACAAATGGTACTGTTACACCACCTATAGACCCTGACACTTATGTTGGTGGAGTTTCTATAACGGGAGGTTCAAGTACTACTTTAGATGCAGATGGTTTCCCAGGATGGTATGCTGCGTGGTTAGTAGCCGACGATGGTTCAGATTGTACTTCAGAACCTGTGTATGTTGAATTTACTGAAATAACACCACCAACAGTTAATATATTAGGTCCATCAACTGTATGTAACAACGAGACAGGTTCAGTGTCTGCCGTAGTTTCAAATGGTTCAGGAACTTACTCATATGAGTGGTCAACTAATCAAGGTTCGGTAACAGGAAGTAGTTCTAGTGTGAACTTTGATCCTCAATCTACAATAGGTACAATGACTATCACTGTAATAATTACAGATTTAATAACTGATTGTACAAACACTGCCAATATCAATATTACTCTTGAGGATTGTACTACTCCTTGTGATGAAGTAACTTTGGAGTTAGGCGATGTTTCTCAAGATTGTCTAAACTATACTGTTGAATGGCCTATATTAGGTGGAATTGCTCCTTATACAATAGGTTCAGTTACAGGAGGTGTGATAAATGGAAACAACGGTACGAATATAACTTATCCAGCTTGTACTGCAGGTAACTGTATCAGCATAGTGGGTGGTGACGTTTTAACTATAGATTTTGCAGAGGCTGAATTAGGTGAAGTATTTGATGGAGGAAGAGTGACAATAGTTGACGATAACGGTTGTGAACGAACATTCGTAGTAAATTTCGGAGGATGTTCAATACCTGACTGTGATGTAACATTATCAGGTTCAGGACCGTCAGGGTTGATATTTACAAGTACAGAGTATAATGGTGAGGATATATTAATCAATACATTTAACAATTCTCAAGAACTTGTAAATAGTGAACGTTTTGTTATTAAAGTGACTAATGACGGAACAACTACTACGTTAGTTGATACAGGGTATACTTATCAGATATATAACGCAGGTGAGTGTCAAGAGGATAATGGTTACCCAATTGTAGATTTAAGTGCTACACCTGTGGGTACAATTATAAACGGATTATTACCTACGGTTGCCGCAGGTGTCGATGTTGAATTTGAAAGTACGGTGAACACCGAATTGTTGATAACTTACACTACTGCACCAGGGGATGTGATTACGATCGAGCGTAATGATCCAGGCTGTTCAGGTTTAACTGGGGGGTTTGTATTGAAAGTGACGTGTCCTTAATAGAAATTTAGAAATATAGTAATAAATGGAAAACTGTACAAACTGTGGGTCTAATTGTTTTGAAAAACCTAATAACTGCATATATCATGCAGGTAAATCAGAAGGTGTTGTAAAACAAGGAAGTTCACAAGCTATAGTAAATGAAGAACTAGGAAAAGAGCTTAATCGAGTCGCCAATAAGGTGGACTCGTGCTCTTTCTGTTCAGGTGGTACATCAAACTCTAGTAGTTCTGATGTTTCTACGAATTCCGTTGTAAACTCTAATCCAATTAGATGCAATGTGGCGGGCAGTTTTTCTGAAACAGCTAAGATAAAAGTTGAAACTATACCTGACGCTAATGGTGTCGGTGTAGTATATGATTTAACAGATGCATTACCTGAAGGTAAAGTGATATCATCTAGAACGTGTGTTGAGGGAAAAGTAGGTGGAGAAGATAGAATACTAACGGAGTCCGATAGTCTACGTTCTTCTTTTTCATTAAAACCTAATCAGTTTCCTGCAACTCTAGACGTTAGCACTCGAGTGATGACAGATAGTGGGGAAAAGGTGATAACAGGACGAACTCCTTTGGATTCCAATGGAAAAGCAGATACACCTATTGTAGAAATTAAATCAATTGGTAGAGATGCTACTAACTTTCAATCTGATGTAAATAAAGTATTTGATGATAAACTTTGTTCTCTAGAGTCTAAAGTAGATTCTGTATATAGTTCAAGTTTATTTGCGGAGATAGAAGCCTTAAAACTTCAAGTAGCCTCATTACAAACTACATTAGCTAATGTATCGAATCTTAAAGTAACATACCAAGACAACTGTGACGATTGTGGTGGTGGAACAACTACAAGCACATTAGGTGCAGCACTTACGAGTATTAACCAAAAGGCTTGTACAAACGCTGCAGGAGTGCTTGAGAACCGTTCTACGGGTACTTCTCTTACTGATCGATATAATAGTATACCTGTAACCTTAAATGCGTTATCGGGAGCTTACACAACACCTGGCGGTACAATTACGTATCCTAATACAACAGGTGGTGGCGGCGGTGGTGGAAGTACAGATGGTAATGGCGGTGATGATGGAGGTACAACTCCTACAACCATTACTTGTCCGATAACTATCACATACTATAATAGAAAGAATTGTGGTGGAAATATTTTATCTGAAGTACAGAGTGCATTAACTGCTGAAATAGGAACTATCGACCCTAATTTTACATTAGTGTGGAAGTCTGACAGATCTGGTACAATATCTACACCTAGCGTGTGTCCTGGAATGAATTTTACAGTAACTTGTGGGGAAAATACATCACCGCTAATTAGTGCGTTACAAACTACTGTCCCTACTGCTGTACAATCAGCTAGAGACTTTGTTGCATCTAATTGTGAATGTGATGTGGATACTCAAGATACAGACTGTGGAAACTTCGAAGACTTATATGAAATCATATGTATAGCTCCAGATAAAGTGAGCGTAGTACCTACTTCTGCAGGTTATGTAGTTAGTTGGGGTGGTAATAAAACAGGTAATCCCTCTTATACTCAGCAGTCAGAGTTTGGTAATCCAGACACTATAGGTTTCAATGACGGACATGGTGATACTATATATTTAGCATTTAGAGTGATTAGATTGTCTGATAGCACTGTATGTGGAGAAGGAACTGATGAATTGAATCAAGTTGAATTCTTTGCAAACTGTACAAGTGGTGACGGTGGCGGCGGTGAAAATGGTTGTATCTATCAGAATATACCTTACGTGGGTAACTTTAATCTATCAAATGGTATTGTAACAATGATATCAGAAGATGGTGGAGACATTGCTATAACTGGTAGTGGATTTACGGATTTAATACAAAGTGGTGTACCTACAGAAGTTCCGACTTGGAATCCTACTGTAAGTGCTACAGCTTATGATCCTGATAATTGTTTCGCACCTTATTTCTTTGAGATTCATCCTAATGACTTATCTACTGATCTAGTACCAGGCGAAGAACCAGACTGTTGTGCACCAGGAGAGTCGTGTTGTCAGTACAGTAATGGCTCGTATGATTGTGATGACCCAGCTACATGCGCTGCGGGAGGCGGACAAGCAGCTTCAGATGGAGATTGTTGTTAACATAAAAAATAACAAAAGATGGAAGATAAATATACTATAAAACAGGTAGCAGATAAAATTGAAACTGCGTTATTACTAGACACTACAATATCTAGAACTAAATGTTGGATGACATTTTTAACTGTAGAAGAATTAAACAGTGCAGATATAGAGGATATGGCTGTAGAGCTAGTGAATAATATACACGAACATGTTGACACTCAATATCCTGACGCTAAGAGCGTAGAATATGCAGAACTACCAGTTTGGATAAAAGAATACGACTCAGAAAACTCTTCGAGGCGAATTATAAGAGAAAATGAAGAGATTGGACACGAGTTTTATTATACAATACAAGATGCAGGAGACAACGTGTGGTCGTTTCAAGTTTGTGTAAATGCAGTAATAACTTTACCATAAATGAAATATATTATAATATTTATGATAATGCTGTTCACTTTTGGTTGTACAAAAGATGATAGAGTGTTTCATAGAACTCCTGTAGTTCTTCCACAAGTGTCGAGTGAATATAGAGAGTGTTTGATACGGTATAAGAATTCATATTATGACAACAGTGATCTTGTGAATATTCGAATTAGAATAATAAACATACATGACGCAGGTATATCTTCTCTAGTGTCAACTAAGGCATCTTATACAAAAACGGTTGAAGACAGTTTAAATGCTAATTTTTACGAAGCGGGGTTTAAATTTTATGTAGCTAGTGAAGAACACAAATACACTGGTGAGACTATAAGTAGTTTTGCATTAAACGGGAATAAGTACAACAAATTAGGTGTCATAACTATTCTTGTATATCATACTGAGCAAAGATTATATAATGGTATAGCTATGGGTGCACCGAGTACTTTAATAGGTGTACACGCTTCTAGGATGGGTTCTAAGACTTTACCACACGAAATGGGTCATGCCCTTGGTTTATTTCACACATTTGAACCAGATTCTTCAGACGGCAGTGGTGCAACGCTTGGTGACGGTATTTGTGATACACCAGCTTATAATTTGATGGATTTATCAATCAACGATGACTGCGAACATGACGGTGGTACAATGTACACAGAAGAAGAATTAGAAATTATAATCCCAAACTATTTATCTTATACGGGTGAATGTAGAGAAAATCTAACACCCGTTCAAATACTTGTAACTAGGTGGTATATAACAAACGCTCCAATACTTACAGCATGCGTATATTAATTTATATTTTATGTTTATTTGTTTTAGTAAGTTGTGCCGATAAACAAGCAGTAGATACTGTAGAGTTTGAGGATATGGCTTTCGATTATGCGGTGAACGGATTTGACTCTAATGAAGAATTAGATGAAAGTTTGTTGATGCTGTATGATATGGCAAATAAATTACCAATAGATTATATATTTATACATTGTGCCGCAACACCAGAAGGATTTGACGCTGATGCTGCGTTTTTTGAAAGAGTGTGGGAGAGTAGAGGTTGGAGGAATCCAGGATACCACATTATAATTCGATTAGACGGCTCTATTATATGGGCAGGAGATATAGAATGCGACGGTTTGTCATGGGATAATATAAGAAATGGAGTGAAAGGTAAGAACACTAGGTCGTTCCATATATCGTATGTGGGTGGTGTAGATAAATATAGACGACCAAAAGATACAAGAACTCCTGAACAAAAACAAACTTTAAAGAATTCAGTAGACATACTTAAAATGTTATATCCAGATGCTGAAGTGTTAGGTCATAGAGACGCACCAGGTGTGAATAAAGCATGCCCTAGTTTCTCAGTAAAAGATGAATACAATTAGTAAAAACTAATTTTACTAGAGGTAAATATTAATTTAAAATTCGTATATTTGTTCTATTATTTTAACAAATAAACTTAATACATGTATAGAAGAGGAGGTATTGGGTGTGAATAATAATAATAAACATATCTGTATAGGATATAAACTTAGAAAATGGCTGATATTCGTAGTTATAGGGACTCAGTTGAGTACTTCAAACATGTACCTTTAGATTCATCGGGCTACCAGTCTGACGACTTGGGGTGGAGCGATAGAGTGATAGTAGAGCACCTATTAGATGTAAGAACTTCTGAGATAAAACAAAGACAACTAGTAGGTATACCTATCGATAAACACAACGAACAGACATTACCTTGTATTGAATTAGAAGAAGTAGACGCTGTAGATTGTCCTTGTCCACCTCCATCGGGGTGTATTTGGTTAAAATCTAATGATATATTACCTAGAATGATATCTTTAACTTCCGTAAGTTCTATAGACGGAAGTATAAACTTTAACCCTGTGGATTGGACCAAGTTAAAGTATAAAGTTAATAGTAGAATTAAGTCCAATCAAAAAAAGAAATATTACACCACTAGAGACACAGGCGAAGGTACATATTTGTACATATTAAACGATGATTTTCTTAAAGCGGTATCTCTTACTGCAATATTCGAAGACCCGTACTGTGCGTTTTCATTCCCTAAATGTGGAGAACAAAATATAGAAGCGTTGTGTAATCCTTGGAATGTTGACATCAAAACAGATAGGTCAATATTCGAGGCAATTATAAGAAAAGCGTGGCAAATATTGCTTTCCATAAGGTCTGCGGCTGGATCAGACACATATAATGATTCTCAAGACAATACTAAAAATGTGATTCAGCCTAAATTCTAAAACATGGCTACCAATCCCGTAAAAAGTAGATACACTTTCACTCAGAAAGACTTCTATAAGAATTACAAAAAGAAATCAAACAACCCTGTAACATGGAAACAATATACAGGGTTTATTAGCGATTTCTTTGCTGAAATGCTTCGACAAGTTATATACGATCGTACTGACTTTAGATTCCCAATCAACTTAGGTTATATAACTTTAACTTCTAGGAAAATACCTATCAAACATAGGCATATTAACATGCCGCATTTGAAAAAAACAGGTGAGAAAAAGCGTATACTTAGTTTAGAGACAGACGGTAGGTTTTATTCGTTAAAGTGGCGGACGTTTAGATGCAATCTGAAGAATAAAAGTTTATACCTACTTAAAACACCTCAGACTTCATGGACACGTAAGAATGCTAAGACTTCAATAAAGGAGTATATAAACACCACTCTTACTACTAACCAAAAACTATTACCATAGTGAGTAAACCTAACCAAAGATATATATCATTATCCACCGCAATTTCGGATTGGATAGAAGATTATCAGTTTGATGAACCAATCGAAGAAGAGATTCTTACGAAATGGATTACTGATATACTTCGACAAATGCAGGTAGAAAACTTGCTAAACAATAAAATAACAATATTAGATGTAGATGGTTATAAAGCTGTACTTCCTGAAGACTTAAGAATGGTTTGTGAAGTTGCTTATAGATTAGAACCCCCAAAATGCGGTCCTAAAGAGAGACTTGATAAAGTTACTCAATGGGTGCAGGGGACTGATGAAGGTTGTGAGTTAGAGATTAACGTGAATTGTCCTGATTGTCACAAAACAGGATGTAAAGAAGTTGGGCAAAACTATGTTGAAGTTAATGTAGACAAGCTGTGGGAGTTACAAAATCCTCACATGTTCAGTCAATATTCTTCTAAATTTGCAACTGTATCTAGATTTGGATATGGTAAAAGTACATACACCCCCGATTTCAAATTACTAAAGTATGGGGGAGGTAATCCTTGGAATAATTCTAAATTACATTTATCTGATTGTGCAAATGTGCACTGTCATGATTGTGAGCACACTTATGATTTTAATACTAACAACATCGAGGTAAGTTTTAAGAAAGGTGAGGTGTTAATAAGTTACATGGCTGTAGCTCTTGATGAAAAAGGTGATATGTTAATCCTTGATGATTCGGATGTATTAGAAGCGGTATCTGATTATGTATTATATAAATACATGAGAAAGATGTATTTTAAAGAAGTAAAGAGTAGAGGGAATAAAGATTCTAACTTCTACAGGGCGTATAAAGACTCTGAACAGTCTCATTATAGGTCTTTAGCTAGAGCTAGGTCTAAACTCACTATCCCTTCTTATTTGGATTGGATAGACTTCTTAAAATCTAATAAATACCACAAAATAGATAATGCTTATAGTAATATATTAGATGGTAAGAGTTATCAAAGTAGGTCTGGTAAACATTATGGAAGAACTACGGCAGGGTTAACTAATAGAAACGTGTATAAAGATAAAAGAAACTAATGGGTTCACCCAAACTAACTAGAAATGGATTTACAGGTAGCATGGTACAAGATAGTGCTCCTTGGATGGCGTCTCCTGAATCGTGGGAGTACGCTTTAAATGCTTTACACAAGAGTAGAGACTCTAAAGGTTTTGGGTTAGTTAACGAAGAATCAAATGAACTTTGTGCTAGTTTCGGAGGTAGAATAGTTGGAGCAACATTTATTGATGAAAGAAATCAAACTCTTATATTTACTGAAAATGATGAACTTTGGTTGTTAGGTAATGACACTTGTAAAAGTAAATTCGTAGTAAGTGCAGGTGAATTTGGATGTGAGTGGAATTTAGGAGCGTGTGAGTATCACTATGCTGAACTAAAACCACAAAATGCGTGTAATGAGTTGCATGCATATTTCAGTTCAAAGTGTGAGTATTTTGTAGTCAACATCGATGAGATGTTAGACAGTGCTAGAAAAGAAGCTATAAAAGCTAATTTCAAAGAAATTGAAGACGCTAACAGTTGTGAATACAGTTGTGAGTATTTTAAGCTTTTCAAATGTGTATGTACTCCAAAGTTGAGTCCGATAGTAAGACAAAAAGGTGGTCATAGGTTGCAAGCTGGTGCTTACCAGTTCGCTGTACAACTAGAAGATAATCACGGTAATACAAGTAATTGGAGTTTTATATCTGAACCTACTTATGTATCAGGACCAGATAATATCGCGGGGGAGCTTTCTTCAGACGCTATATCTGTAAATATAAGTTGCTTAGACTGTAGATACGATAAAGTACGTATAGCTGTTATTAGTAATGTAGGTAACGTACAAGATGTTACAATATTACCGTCCCAACACTATAACTCAAAAGGTATTGAGTTCATATATTATGGGCAACAAGGTAAGACTGTAGATTTAGATGAAATAACTACCAAGCATAAGAAATATTTAAGAGGTCAGGATTTAGTACAAGAAGACGGTAGACTTTGGTTGTATAACATTAGACAAGAGAGAAATCTTCACTACCAACCTAGAGCTTGGGGTATTAATGTTGAAATACAACCGTACGAAGTTACTGCAGAACAGCAAGCTAAATATCAATACCGATCGTTAATGAGAGGTGAGAGATATATGTTTGGTATTGTTTGGCAATATTGTGACGGTACGTCTTCTGTAGTATTCCCACTCTCACCTACAGGTGGCGGTGGAGCAGAAGGTTATGGAAACGGACAAGAACAATTTAGAAGTATAGACGATGACCCTACACCACCTAGTCAACCAGATCCTGAGAATCCAGATATTGGAGATGGGGGAGCATCTGAGAATGGTGGCGGTATAGGTTCTACATTTAATATATCAGCGTTCGAATTTATAGAACCTGAATATTGTAGAAAGAAAGGACATCAAACTCGTACAGAAGGACAAGATGGAAATGTGCAGGAGTACCCCAATAGTGGAACTACTCCTATACCCGATAGTGATATAAACAATCAGATCATTGAGATGGAGATTTACGAACAAGTGCAAGCTTGGGCTACCGATCTTAAAGATTACGAAGATTCTACTAAATGTGATGATTGTAAAGAGTGTTATTGCCCTGATTTTGAAAGGGATGAAGATGGTAACCCTATATTCCCAGAAGACTGTTGTACAGGATGTTGTGAGGGTGGAGATTGTTCAGGTTGTTTTGAGGACACCGAAGCTGTAAATAGTGATGGTCCTAGATTTGAAGAAGTAGTAGACACTTGGTTAGATAATGTTAGTGAATTAGCTAACGAGAAAATGATAAAACCTGATGAGGTCGATTCTAGATGTCCAGATATACCTGAGACAGATGCTCACCCTACATCAAGTCTTAAAGCTGCAGCAGAGCAGTTGATAAGAATAGGTGTTAATGAAGCTGAGTATTTTGAACCATTGAAGGGTAGACTAATAGGTGCAACTAAAAGTCAAACAACACCTTCAGGTGCTCAAGAAACAGTTATATCAGCTCGAGTTACTGGCGAAGACGGATCGTATAGTGGCGACGATGGTACTGTAAGAGGTCATCAATATACTGACTGTAACGGTCATAACCTCACAGAAGAGTCACCTAGAGCGTTGTCTCCTATGAGTTTTATACCTTATTTTACAGCAGACACTATATATCCTGATACAATCGATTGCGGTGGTAATCCTCTGTGGGGTTCTAAAGCTAACAGTAATGTAGAATTATTTGAAGTACCTGGTGAAGATGTCTTACCTTGTTTTAGAGGTTTTCAAGACAGTGCAGTCGGGCCTTGGACAAAAGATGGTGATGAACTATCTAATGGTTACGTAATATTACTAGGGTTAAAGGTTTCAGGTATTCCTATTCCTGACCCTGAAGAATTACCTAAACCGTTGTGTCCTACTCAACCATATAGAATAGTAATGATCCCTCGCGATCATATAAATAAAAGAGTGGCGGCTAAGGGATTGGCAACTTCTACATTTATAGGAAATGTAAGGGGAGCTGCTCACGCTGTACCTAGACATGGTGTTAATTCAATGGAGACTATAGATGCTCACATTGACGATAATGGTTCAAGATTGGGTAGTGGAAATGCGCCTGGTTATAACTTCCATTCATTAGATACATCTATGCAAAGTATAATGTTAGATGTTGATACCGTAGTTGCTGAAAGGTTTAGGTCTGGTAACGGGTCAAGACATGGTTTATACGCCATAGGTCGAGACCCTGAAGATTCTTATAACGGTAGTAGAGTAGATCAAAGGGGTGCTCGTACATCGATTAATTTAAATATGTCAACTGCAGCAGGAGCAGAACAAAATGTAAACGGTATAACGTATGCACCTGCAAACAGTGTTGTAACAAATCCTTTAGGTATAACTTATCCACTCTTAAACATGATGAGGGAGTCGAGTGTGTATTTTGAGCCTGGAGGAAGTCTACCTGGGTTACCTTATAATTTAGGTAAAGGTGGTGGACAAGCGGATGTATCTTTCGTGGGAGACGGGATGCAGCATGCAGTTCCTGTAACTCACGCATCAGCTTGGTATGTTTCATTACGTAGAAACGTTCCAAATCAATATGGGGATATTGCTGGTGCTAGGTTTATAGATACGGGACTTGTAGCAGGGAAGAATAATAGAAATCAAATCGCAGGTATTTGTGGTGATATATTTATAGGACCACATAGTTTTAAAAGAACGGGATATGTATCGAATAAAGTAGGGGACTTTCACGATACAGCAAGAGGTCCACGTACAGTGTGTGACCCACCTGATGATAAGATATTTCAACAACTCGGTCAATGGTTTCATACGAAGTTACCAATAGACAGAGACTTAACTGATGCAAAGAATTATTGTAGTTTACATCGAGGTAAGGATTGGCAAGACTCTAGAGCTGCGGATGGTCCAGAAGAGGAATATTACTATCCAAGAACTCAATCCACTCTAATAACATATTGGGGTGAATTTGAAGTCAATCCGTATAAAAGGGCTACAGGGAAAGGAGACCCTCAACAAACGGGTGAAGTTTATTACCCTAAATTGAAAGGTCTCCACCTCGATTCTAACGCACCTACCCAACAACCTTGGGAAGACAGTTGGATGAATAGGTTTTATTGTAGAGTACAACAACCTTCTTTAAGAGCGAAAGCACTTAAAGTTTTGATTCGCACCGCTTTAGATATAATACTTCCAGCGATAGGTGTATCTCAAGTTATAAATATGGAGGGTGTACCTGATATTACAGGTGGGTTCTTCGTAGCACCTATTTTGATTGCATTGTGGTGGTTCGCTAATCGAGTACTATTTAGAGAAGATAGAATCGATAACATGTTAGGTATTCCTAGATGTAAGACAGATTCCGAGGGTGGTGAAATGGAAGATTGCGTAACGGGATTTGAGGATAATTACTACTCATATTCTATGGATTTCAATAAGCAGAATGATGAGAATATATGGTTCAGTATGAATGACCTGTATAACACTTGTGATTGTGATGATTGTGAATTAGGACAAACAACCAACGAAGTGTTCTATTCTAATAAACAATTATTAGGAAGTGATATAGATGCTTATAGAAACTTTCAATCAGAAGCTTTTGTAGAAATACCAGCGCATGCAGGGCAACTTAAGAAGATGTTCAAGTTTAATGGTCAATTCTTTGCCCACACAACCGAAGGTCTTCATATTATAAAGTATCAACCTAAGAATATAGATAACGCAAGTGGGTTTTCATATTTAGGTGGTGACTTGTTAATCAGACCTTTCCAATTATTAGAAGGAGTTCCTGAAGGTTTTGCGGGGATATCAGACCCTAACAGTGCTATATTAACTAAGTTTGGTTATTTCTTTGTAGATAATGAAGCTAGAAAAGTATATCACTATAATGGTACGGGTATACCTAAAGATATTACTACACAAGGTATGGAGTTATTCTTTAAGCAAAGTTTAGACTTCTGTGATAAAGTATCATGTAGAGATGAGAAAACACCAGGTGGTATGTATTATTCACTAGGTTACGACCCTAGATATGATCGAATATTACTCACTAAGAAGGACGGAAGTGGTTGTAATAGTTTTACTATATCGTATTCTCCTGAGATTAATCAAGGAAAAGGTGGATGGGTTAGTTTCCATTCATACATGCCTCAAGCTTATTTGTGGGATAGACATGATATGTATTCTATAGTTGGAAGTGAAGTTTGGAAACATAACGTTGCAGGAAGTTATCAAACTTTCTATGGCGATTATAATCCTCACTTAATCCAGTTTACCGCTATACCTTCAGCTAAAGGTCTTCAAATGAAACCTTTTACATATGAGAGAACTACGTTAAGAACTGAAGTTGAGAAAGCATCAGGTGGTGACTATATAAGAGATATAGATGACACATTTAACAAGATGGCAATGTTCAATCATACACAAGGTACAGGTACAGTATGGTTAGAAAGAATAGGTGATAACTTTGGAGATGATGAAAATCAAAGAAATAAGTTAATGGAAAAAGAAGCGTCAATACGTGCGCAGAAGAACCATAGAGAGTGGGATATAAACCAAGCTCAAGATTATAAGTTAATAGACTGTAGAAGAGACCCTTCTGTGGTGAGGGATTGTGAGTGTCAAGCTATTCCTAATATAAACGAAAACGTATACGATTGTAAAGTACCAATTACTAACAATCACTTTAGAAATAAGAATTTAAGCGACGATCATTTGACATATAGGTTTATTAAAGATGATAATAAATCAGATCAGAGAATCAAGACTATTTACGTAGAAACTTATGGCAACTCAACGGAAAAAGAAGATTAAAAAATACCAAAAGGGGAGTAATGTATATAGCTCTAAAGGTCAACCTAACATTGTACCTAACACAGATGGTATATATGTTTTAGGACATGAACCTCTCAAATATCCTCCAAACACTACTCCTGATAAAGTTGCATTGGCTAACTTAGAGAGTTTTAGTCTTAATGGTTATCATGATTTAGGTATGTTTGACCAACCTAGTATTGCCAAATGGATAAGTAGTCTTCCTCCAGAAGAACGGTATCTTTTCGAAAAAGACAGAAAAGGATATATAGCAAAGAACTTCGATAATTTTAAAAAGTCACTACCTTCTTCAGAAAAACAACCAGACCCTACATTTAGAAACGAGTTTAACAGAGGAAAAGGTGCGCTTGAAAAGTTATACGGGAAAGCGAATTATATTCCAGTTAGCGATAATGGTCTTGAAGATAGGTTATCTGAAATACCTGAAGGAGCTAATGTGATGTTTATGGACCATTCAGGTAGTCACTTGTTTGGAGTTCCTAGACAAGATTTCTACTCAATGTTAAGTAAAAAGAATCCAAAAACATGTATAGGTGGTTCTTGTTCTCTTGGACATTTTATTCCAGACAATGTTCAAGAAAAAATAGGACACGGTACTATTATAAACGATGCTTTTTTTCAATCTCAATTTCCAAATACAAATGTTATTTTGGACAAGACTAAATGGGACGGATTTAAACCTGAATTGAGTGGTATAAATTCAATTATAGGGGTGGATGCTAAAACCCCCCAATATATATATCAACAAGGCGGACAAATGAAAAACAAGAAACAACAAGGTGGATTTGGCGACATATTCACGCAGAACCCTAACATGTTCGGCTCATTTACACAAGATTTATTAAATGATAATAAAGGTCTTGACTTTGCTGCTAACATGCCTGAGTTTAACATAGGAGGTAGCGACCTACTAGGTGATGTTAAATTACCCGCACAATTGGGTATATTAGCGAATCAATTCTTAGGAATTAATGAACTATCCAACGACGGTAGAGAAGCTGCTTTTAATAATAGATTATCTTCACCTGATTATCTTAGACAATTTACAGTGTCTCCTTCAATAGGGCCATTGAATTATTTACAAGGTGGCGGACCAGCTTCACCTATTAATTCGAGGTCTAGCGTAACAGATCAAGCAGGTTATCTCACCTCAAACTTAAACAATTTTACACCACAGAAGGTAATACAAGGAAGCGGTGGACAAACTAATATAACAACAAACGGAATGGCTTTTCCAATATTTGCAAACGGTGTACCCTTACAACCAAACTCAGGTAACTACATCTTCAACGGAAATGAGGTGTTAGAAACACCTATGAGACAAGGAGGAGAAGTACCTAAGATGTTCTTGGGTGGTCTTTGGGATGGTATCAAGAGTGTAGGTAAAGGTGTAGCTGATGCAGCGTTAACTCCTTTTGGTGGTGGTAACTTAATAGAATCAGGGTTCGATAAGATTCCTGTACTATCTGATGCGCTAGGTTTCTTTGGAGACAGTACATTAGGTGCGTTTGATGGCGCTACCAATTTATTTGGATTTGATATACTTAAAGACGGAGCATTCAACACTGGGTTAGGTAAAAGTGTTTACTCTAATGCTGATAATTTAGCATCTATGGCTGCTCCAGCAGTAGGTGGTGCTTTGTTTGGTCCATTGGGTTCTCAAGGCGCTTCTGCTCTGCAAAGCTTAGGTCATGGTATAACTGGCGGACCTCAAACATCGGCTAACCAAGGTTATGCAGGTACACCTGGTTTTAATCCTAACACTGGTGGAATGGGAAATGTGATGGGTGGATTAAGTCAATTAATACCATTACTTCAAATGTTTACTAAACTACAAGGTTATAAAGAAGGTGGTTCTGTATTTAGAGGTAGACAAACAGACTTAGCAATGCCTTTAACTAAATTTAATCAAGCGGGTAACATAGGTCTTGGTGGTTTAATTGGTGCGTTCCCAGAAGGAGTACCTATCCAAACTGAGAAGTTTGATAAAATACCTGAACAGATTATATTCGGAAATGCGATGATAGCAAATGTTAACGCTCACGACTCTCACGAAGATATGGTGAAAGATGGTAATTCCGACATGGTGACAGACATGTTACCTGAAGGTGCTTATGTGACTTCTGCATATGGTGGTATAAAGATACGAAAGAAAAAGGCTGAAGATTTTGTGGTGGGTATTAAAATACACCCATATCATGAGAATCAAAAAGGTTTACTACCTGAAAGAATGACGGTAGCTGATGTATTCCCTAAAAAAGTGGATGAGTTAACTCCTGCAGAATTATCAAACGAAATTAAGAAGAAGTTTGAAGTTAGAGATCGTGTAGATATATTTGGTAACGCTACTAATGAGATAAACTTAGAAAGTAGAAAACCTTATCTTCAATTCTTAATTCAAGAATCAGAAGAACAAAAGATGAAAAAAGAAATGGCGTCTCAGAAAAGAAAAGCAACTAACGCTATTAATAAAGTAGCGAAAGAAATAGGAGTAGACAAGGCTGAATTAAAAGCAGCATTTGGGTTTAGAAAAGGTGGAAAGGTAGTTAAGAAGGATGTAGTTAAAGCTCAGAATGGAGTATATGCTACCCCTTATTCTGGATTACAACCTTTATCTACTAACCTTTATAGTTTACCAAGTCCTCAGTTTTCAGTTCCTGAAACTGCACCTTACGCTCATGTGAATGGTCCGTCTCAGGGGTTCTCTATAAATAACTTATTAGGACAAGTTGAACAATCGCTTCCTTTTGTAGGACAAAGCTTAGGTATAGTAGGTAATACTAGAGATTTTCTAAGAGCACCTGGTGTTGAAAATACAATAAATAATATTCAGGGAGGTTTGTTCAATCAGAACTCTCAATTAAACCAAGCCAACTTACTTGGAAATATTGGAGCGATAATTGCTCAAAACCCTGACATACAATTTACAGATAGACCTTTGGGTGCGTTTGATACAGCACTCGGTAACGTGCGAACAGCTAGACAGACTTTACCTAATCAAGTGTTCTCAAGAAGTTTGAGACAGTTAGGTGATATATCTGGTTTATTAGATAGGGGCGTATCGATGAACGGAATTCAGTCTTTATATAATAGAGCAATTCAAACGGGATCAGATGCCGCATTGAGTACTAATTTAAACTTGTTAGGTCAAGAGAACAACTTATTGTTAGGAAAACAAGCAGGAGTTGCGGGTAACGTTGCAGGACAAGATAACAAAGCCAACGTAGGTACAACAAATAGAAATAATCAATTGGCGGGTATAGGTACTCAATTTGGACAGTATACTAACAACCAAGGTAACTTAAATAGTGCTTTAGCTAATTCTCAAATAAGAGCGATGTTAGCCAAAGAACAACAGCAGTCTTCTGCTATTCAAAGTGGAGCACAAAATCTATTTAACTTAGGAAACATAGACGCACTAAGTTCTATACTTGGAATGTTTAGTTAATAAGAAAGTAAGCAAATTATGATAGACTTTAAAGATTACGTAAATTATCCTTTACAACTCTTCCAAAATGGAGGTTTAACAACCTTCAATATTGGAAACGAAGCACCCACCAACGGGTTAGCTGCGCAGATGGCGGCTAACATTCCAATAGCACCCATCGTACAAAATCCTTTAGATATCTCTAGTTCATTTAGAGATAGAACATTGGATTTACAAGAAGATGCTTTTTCGTATAGAAAGACTAAAGACATCATGGACTTTACTTCTAAGCTATATGATAAAGTGGGAAAAGGTGTAGCTACGTCTACAAGTGACGCTACAGGTTTGTATCTCCCTATATATGGAGAAGATGAAGCCCAGTTTAACAAGACGTATGGTGAGATGCAGTCTAACATGACGAATGCTATGTTTTCAGGTGACACACAGACAGCAATAAAATTGTTTAATGAGTTAAATCAACTACCCAAAAGTAGGAACTTTAGAGTGGCGGGTGAAAATAGTGCGATATTAAATTCCATAACCAACTTTAAACCTGAGTTAAAGACTGGTCAAGCATTCGATACTCAAGGAGCTTTAAGTTTTTCTAAGAAAGCTGAAGATTGGTTAAGACAAGATGATAATAAGTACAGGTCGTTGACTGATTTTATGCGACAAGAAGGAGTTAGTAATTTAGAAGACTTCGTGTATAATGAGAATGAGGCTGTAAAAGAAATAGACACATATATAAAAGCAGATGCTGACTTCGAATATAGACAATTAATGGCTGAGTCCATTGGTGGTAATCCTGCATTAGCTGAATTAAGAGAGAGGTTAGTAGACGGTGGAGACATATCTTCACAAGATTTAGCTAAATTCCTTATGTCAAATGGAACTACAAAGCAACATATTGCTAACACAATTGGTGGTGGAGAAAAAGGTTTAACTAAATACATCGATCAAAGAAGACAAAACACTACTATAAATGAAAAACAACTCAACAAAGTCATAGATGTAGCTACAGAACTTAATCCTCAACTATATGAAGTGGAGGTTGATGGTAAGAAGTATGAGGTGAAGTTGGATGCGTTAGGTCGAATAGTAGAAGATAGGGTGGAGACAATAGGTAATATTGAGCAAGCCGAAGCCGAGTTTGGTTTTGACACTCAATTAGCTACTCAGAAAAACGAAGCGGCGGTTCAGTTAGAAAAAGAGAAGACAACTAGAAAAGCTACAAAACAAACATACGAAGCTAATAGAACTTCTTCAAGTAAAAATACATATGAAACTATAAATAATTCTGGACTAGTTGATAATGAGCTAGATGCCGATTCAATGTCTAAAGATATGTTGAATGCGTATGAGGATGGGAAAGAGATGGATGTATTGTTTGCTGAAATAGTAGAGACATATGAAATAGAGGGCGACGAAGCTAAAAAAGAATTAGCAGACACTATAGAAAAGACTTATAGAAACTATAAATCTAATGGTCTTGAGGCGGGTATTAATAAAATAGAACCTATTAAAGAATCAACAAGTACCGACTTTATAAAACCTTCGGGAAATGAGATATTAGATATGGGTGAATTGTTCCATAAAATTGAAAGCCCTAATAAAGGTTTTGGAGCTACCAATGATGAAACAACAGCTTTAGGTAATTGGCAATTCTTATACACTGACTTCAGAGACCAAATATCGGCAGCTATAGACGATAGAGGTTTGGAGTGGGAAGGTATACAACTTACAGATGAAGAGGAGGATTACTTCAGAACTAATAACATATGGGGTTCGGCTAAACGACGTAAGGCTAATAATCTTACAGAGGATGATAAGAAGAAAGCTGCGGCGTTTTTAAGAAGCCCAGAAGCTCAAAAAGACTTATGGGGAAGTAATTACGAAGAATATAAATCAAACTTACCACAATTAAGAGAGTTAGACACTGAAGGTAAATACAGTGATGCTCAACTTATGTATATGTTACATCACCAAGGTACATTAAAGTCAGCTAGTGAATTTATCAAAACAGGTAAATCTCCTATAACGGCTGCAGGTAGAAATATAACTAATGAATTAAATAGAGCATTATCTAAGATGGCTAAGGTTTCTAGTAATAGTGGTTTTACAGGGTTTATAGATGAGGACGGTATGAGTAGAGGTTCTAGTGATACCGTAACTCCACAAACAGAGTTTGATCCTAGCATATATTACGATATAGATTCGAAAACAACTCTTACAGAACCAACCTCTGTTGACCAAGGTTCTACAACAGAACCTGTAGATTCTACATCTGAAGTTGCACAAAGTCAACCACAATCTCGATTGGAGAAAGTATTAACAGATACTCAAGAAGAAAGAACTCAGGTATTTGGAGAACTGGCTACATTAGACACCGAAATAGGTAAATATGAGGAAGTTATAAATACATTACCAGACACCGACGAGTTTGGTAGAGACAACCAAGAGAAAATAGACTTATTAGAATCGCGAAGACAAGCAATCAATAAAAAACTATCTAAAGAGAGAGCTTTTGAAAGGCTTAATAAGAAGAATGACGGTGCGTTTACTGAAATGAATGACAGAGAAGAGGTCGCTAATTTAATCATAGAGAAGATGGGTCAAGTAGGTCCAGGAAAAGAACATGAATTCGATGAAGTAAGGCGAGTGTCAGGTAACGCCAAAGTTAGAGGTAATTTAAAAGTAAGAATGTCATCAGATGGTGAGACTTATGTAATTACAGCAGGTCAAGGTAGAGTCACAAATCCTAAAACAGGTGGCGAAGTATTTAACAAAACAGATCTTGTTGATTATTTAAGAGTGGCGGATGATATTAAATTAAAAAAGTAAGTAAGTAATGAACGAAGAATTATTACAATTAATATACGACAATGAAGGTTTTGAAGATAGAGGTGTCAGCTTTGATAAGTTTAAAACTGACATGTCTAACCCTGAACTACAATCTTTAATATTTGAGAAAGCTGGTTTTGAAGATAGAGGTATAAGCTTTGATAAGTTCCAACAAGACTTAGGAATGTCTCAACCTCAACCAACACAAATTGCAGAACCTAAAAAGGAACTCACAGCAAAGGAGAGAATGAGAGCGTTGGTCAACCAAGGTTCTGAAACAGAAGTAGAGGGTGAAAAGGATATAAACAATCCTTTAAAATCTTTTGGTAAGAGTTTTTATAATTCAGCAGTGTCGTTACCTTCTCAAGTTATAGATGGTATAGATATACTTAGTAATCAAGGAGCGATGGGTATTATAAAAGGGGCTAAGGTTTTGGCAGACGTGATAGGTGCAGAAGATACTTCTGAATTCTTAGAAGAGTCTATAGGTCGTGGTGAAACAATGAAACAAGTTACGTTAGATAGAATGCTCGAAAGTGCGAACAAGCGATCAGAAGCTAACGAAGGGCTTACTAAATCTATTAGAGACGTGTTTGATGACGACCCTTTAATAGATAACATCATAGATGGAGTGAATTTAGTGGCGGGTTTTGCAGGAGATGCTTTACCTACGATAGCAGCAAGTGTTCTATCATATGGTACAACGGGTTTTGCTCAAATGACTACAGAAGGTTACACTAGTGCTGTGATGGCTAAAGCAGAGGTGTTAGGTATAACCCCCGAAGAAGTTATAGATCAAGGTTTAGATCAAGACGCTTTAATAATCTCTATGGCTGCAGCAGGTGCTGCGTTAGAATTCTTAGGTGCTAAAGGTGTGGCGAAACAAGCTATGAGTAATTTATCTAAGAAGAGTTTCACAAACGAAATTAGAAAAAGAGGAAAAGGATTCCTTAAGAGTCCTGTTAACATAGAGGGTGTCACGGAAGCAGCTCAAAACTTATTAACATCTATATCTACAGCAGCAGAGTCAGGTCAAGAACTAGACGAAAACTATTTTAGAGAATTAGGTATAGACTCTGTAGATGCGTATATTGGTGGTGCATCAGGTGCGGCAGGTGCTAACGTTATAACTAGTCAATTAGGAAAGTTAAATCAGAAGTTGTTTAAACAAGGTACTACTGCACAAGCTGTATCAGAAGCTGCTCCTAATTTATCACAAAAAGACCAAGATAAAATAATAGATTTACAAACAGAGTTAGAAACGTTAGAAGATAACGACACTGAAGCTGGAAAACTACGTAAAGCTGAATTAAAGAATGAAATCAAAAGTATACAATTTCCTGAAGAAGATACTACTAAGCAGACTGAGAAGTCGGATGCGGTGGTAAAAGACAAACCTAAGAAAAAGACAGATACCAAGACGAAGATACCAGACTTAACTGATGACCAATATAACACATTTGTAGATACAGGTGATGCCTCACAAGATATAGTAGACGGTATCGCTGCAAAGATTGCAGATGATGCTCCACTCACAGACCGTGAGAGAGCCGTACAACAAGCTAAAGGTGTAAACATAGAAGAAGCTCTCCAAGCTGTAAAAGACCGAGACGTAGCTTCTGATGACCTCTCAACGCCTGTTGTAGAGCCAATTGAAACATCTGAGGCGGGATTAAAGGTTCAATTTAAGAAATTCTTCTCTTCTAGAGCGAAAGGTAAAGAGAAATCAGGTATTAAAAGCGAACAAGACGTTGAAAACAACGCTTCTTTTGCAGCTACAATACTTAGAGCTGTAGCTGAAACTAGAGCAAAGCAATTAGGTATCACTCCTGAAGAGTATATATCTAATACATTTAGCGGTGGAATAGGAAAGATGAAAACATCAGACATCGATGAGGCTCAATCTAAAAAGCAAAGTGATGACGACATAATTACGTTCACTAAACCTTTAAATGGTGAGTTATATTCTAAGAGTAAAGAGTCTGAGTTTGAACAAGTACCTGTAAAGTTAGGTGACATAGGTGTTGAACAAACATCGTCACCCGATGACGGGGGTAGGTCCACGTATACTATAAAAGCAAAAGACCAAGAACTAGGTACAATAGAAGTGTTAGAAGATGGTGACACTGTTAGAATAGATTTATCTAATCTGTTAGGTACAGTATATGGTAAAGGTGATAATGTAATAAACCTCGCCAACACACTAGCTAAGGCGGCGAAACACACTAAACTAAAATTAGATAAACTAGGTAACACATTAACTACTGTAACTGCAGACACTTGGGTGACTGGTAATCTAAATTCAGGAAAAGGTATAGGTAAGAAAGCGTATATCGATTTAGGTAACAAGTTAGCACTAGAAGGTGTAACCTTACAGTCAGATAGAGAGGGTAGTAGAAGCGACGCTGCTAACGCTATGTGGAACAACCTCGTTAAAGACGGTAAGGCTGAATTGATTGATGATACTTATAATACACCCGACGGTGTAAAGAAAACAAATAGATATCAATTCATACCAGATGATGGTGGTATTAATAACATACAAGATGCGGTAGAGTACTTAGATAGAAGAATACCTGAATTAGAGAAGCAAGGTGCTAACAAGTCGCGAATAGCTAGATTGAAGGAGTATAGAAATGCTTTAGATAAGGATTCTAAGTTCCAAAACGACAACTCAATAAATAGAGGTGCGGTTGTAACTTTGGCTAATATGGATTTGTTAATAACGTCATTAGAACAACCTAATGCTTTTACAGCTATCCACGAATTCTTTCATGGGTTTATGAAGGATGCTACACCTGCTGAAAAGCAATTATTCGTAGATGAATATAATAAATCGTTTAAACCTACGGATAAAAGAGAGTTAGCTAAAAGCTTTAAGAACAGAGATGTTGAAGAATTTGGAGCTAGAATGTTTGAGAAATACATCGGTAACGGTAGAGTTGTTGATGGTAGATTGAATGCAGAAAAGAAAGCTAGATTCCAACAAATATTTGATGCATTCTCTGAATGGATGGGTGATGTATACAATCGTATTATAACGTACACAAATAAAAAAGGACAAACTGCGGAGGTAAAAGTATCTCGTGAAGTTAAAGACTTATTTGATAATCTTTTAAATATAAAAACAAATGTCAAAATCAAAAATGACCAAAAACCCAAAAGGAGCAACAATGACCAAAGGGTTCGGGAAACGCAAGAAGAAGATGATGGGCAAATCTCCGAAGATGAGATAGTAAATGATGGGGATCGAGTAAGATCCCCCACTCAAAAGACTATAAACAATGCAGATGCCCCTACTCAAAGTGATGAGGAGTTCTTAAAAAACTTAGATGAAGTGTATCACTCTGATAAGTCTATAAATAGAGAGATAAACTCCACCATAAAGTCGATGGGTTCTGCGGGGTTCACCAATATTGAATCTTTATCTTTTTCGAATGCTTTAAAAGAAGCAGCCAAAGCTGGTAGAATAAGCCCTGACGGTTCTAAAGAGCGTCAGATAGCTCATGATGTGTTAGATGGTGCAGGTGTAGATGAGTTTGATGAAATCGCTTTACAATTTGCTCTAGCTAATACTCAGAGAAAATTAGTAGAATATATAGGTGAGGCACAGTCGTTACCAGATGTTAACGCTGAATTATCTCAAAAGATATTAAGTACCAGACAAGATTTAGATATATTTAATTTAGCCTTACATAGAAGTGGTCAAATTGGTGGTAGAGTTCTTAGAATGCGTCAGGTTTTATTAAACGATCTTAACAGTTTGGGGTCTATGATTTCTAAGATTGAGTCATCTTCTATACCTGTGAATCAGAAGAAAGCATTGAGAGATTTAGCTAACAAAATCGATCAAAATTCTAAAGACATTCAACAAAAAGTGTCAGATTCTACAGATACAATTAGGTCCAAAGCTAAATCTGAAACAGGTAAGTTTATTAAAGAAAATAAGAAGTCATCAAAAAGAGCTAACAAAGACGCTAGAACCAACTTTAAAGATAAGTTTTCTAAAAAGAACGATAAGAAGGGAAAAGGAGATGTTAAGTTTTCGCAAGATGGTTATGACAATGGTTCTTCGTCAATTGTCGAGTATGCAAAGTATTTAATCAAAAGAGATTTAAAACTTACAGACTTGAATAAATTAGCAATAGGTAAATCTATAGATATAGGTAAAGATGATTTTAAAAAGGTGGAAAGTAATAAATTCATAGATTCTGAAGGTTCTGAATTTAGTACTAAACAGTTGGCTAATAAGATTAAAAACTATAATAAAAAAATAGAGACTATTGAAGGTGTGGTGGACGAGATATTACAAACATACAACCAACTACCTAATAAAAATCCTAACTTCATAGTAACAAGAGACGATATACTTCTTAGTATGTCTAACGGGATTAATCAGAACATACTTAAATCTAGAGAAAGGCTTACCAAGGATTTAATTGAATTAAGAAAGATAAACTTACAACTCACTAAACTTAAGAATAGTGTGGAGGGCGTGGTTACTCAAGCTAAGGCTAAAAAGATAATAGACTATTCTAAACCTTTATCTGATCTTAAAGCTGCAGTGAAAGCTATCAACAGTGTATACACTAATAAAGACAAGTTGTTTTCAATGTCTGAAGATGAAAAAGGTAGGGTTGCTGAAATGACAGCAGAAATATCTAGGCTATATTCTGCAATATTTATGAACGATGGTGCGGGTATAACAGATGACCAAGTCAAACAACTAATGAGTATAGCTAATAATCTAAATCACGACAAGAAGATTGATAGATTAACTAAAAAGAGAGATAGCTTACTTGATGGTAGTTACACACCACCAAAACAAAGAACTAAGAAACGAGTAGAAGACGACGATATAGCGCAACTTATCGATCAAAACATCGAATTGAGGGGTGAATTTATGGACAAACTTAGGAGAGCAGAAGTTTATTATTCAATACTTGTTGAAGAGATAAAGGCTGTAGATCCTGATAACCCTACTGAAGCTGAAATTAAGAAGGCTAACTGGGTGTGGGATAAGAAGATTCTATTTAACTTTAGGAACTGGTTTGAAGGTTTTAGAACTTATAAGTTGGGTCTCGATTTCTCATTTGGGTTTATGCAAGGTGGTCCTATGATTTTTAAAACTTTAGCTGAGAATACTGCAGGTAGAGGTGTAGATATAGTCACAGGTCGAGATAGGTTTACTACTAGAGGTAGTTTGAACTATGAAGGGTTGAAAGATGCGTTACATAAAGCTGTATCAATTGGGTTGAAAGCAGGTTCTGATAGAAACTTAGATGCTGCTGTGGATGATTACAAATCTCTTATGACTCTATCTTCAAATAGATTAGGTAAAGCTATGGGTGTTAAAATGGAGAAACCTGGACATAGTAACGATGATATGTTTAAAGGTAGGACTGCAGCAGACTTTATAAGTGACACGCCTGTATTAAAATTCATGAAAGTTATAGCATCAACGTTTGAGAATTTCTCAGAGGCTAGTTATACTGTATTTATTAACAGACTTGCGGCCACCCAATGGAACACATTTCTTAAAGTAAATGAAAATGCGTCTGTTGAGGAAATGAAGGAATACGCAAAAGTTATAAATAACAATGTAGGAAGGTCTAATCTTAAAGTTACTGGTCCTATGAGTGATATAATATTAGCTCCTCGATTTTACACATCTAGGATTCACATGTTAGCAGAACCATTTAAGGTGTTAGGTAGAGGTATAAAAAAGAAGGGTAAATTAAATCTTGCAGATAAAGAAAGACTTAGAGATTTAACATCTACTGTTACAGGTTATACAGCGTTGATAGCGTTGATGGCAATGGGTGGATGGGATTATGAAGAAGACCCAAGAGCTAAAGGGTTTGCTAAATTCAAAAAAGGAGATGAAACTATAGATTTTACTGCTGGAATGGGTAAGTGGGCAGATGTAGCTGTTAAGTCTTTGGCTTTTACAGATTCAATATCTGGTGTTGAGGCTTTTAGTAAGTTGTTTGGTGAGAGACTAAAATCAGAAGAGTTCAATAAATTTACAGACGCACCTTTGACATTAGGTCTTAGAAAGATAGGAACATCGCTTAACGTACCATTTTTATGGTTAAACTCGTTAATGACAAATGAAAACGTAATTGGTCAAAACTTAGGAGTAGAGTGGTATCAGAGATTACCTAACACTATAGTTGCTGCAATATCTCCTATTGTTTTTCAAGACTTTATTACAGATGCTATTAATCAACCTTTAGATGAGAAATATCCATCCCCATTTTGGGCGAAAGAATATAGTAATACTTTATCTATCTTAGGTATAGGTCATATAGATTATGAAAATAACTTAAAACATATACATGTTATAAAACATTTAGATAAGTTAGAAATATCACCCGATAGGTCTATTGACAGAAGTGTTGTTACTAAAAGAATACCCGAAGTAGATAAGGCTAGTTTTAGAAACGAAGCTATTATAGACAACGCTAAAGCTGAAATAAAACACGCAGTTGGTAGTAGAATATTGGCGGACTTAAATAAAGGTAAAAACCCAAGTAAAGAAGTTATAGCTAAATATACAAAAGATGAGGCAACTAGAATTCTAAGAATATATTCAAAACACTACGGTCTTAAGTTCAACTCATCAGGTAAAGCTAAGAAGAAGTAATAAAAATAACCCCTCCAACACTTTTGTCAGAGGGGTTATACGAAATGCTAGTAACTTGTTCTTAATTATCGTTTATATCGTCTAGTAAATCTTTAATAGCAACGTCTGAGTTGAAATTGTTTATTAAAGGTTCTACAGTTTCATTGAATACTTTATCAATGTCATCTAATAAAGTAAACAACATTATATCATCTGTTGTTGGTTTTTTATTCGAACTCTGTATAGACATATTAATACCGAACGCTATTTTGTGCGTGGTCATAAGGGTACTCAATATTTCTATATTTTTCAATAACATATCTTTTTTGTCATCCATATTTACTTAGATTTATAAGCTACAACCTTCTTACTATCATCACCACCTGTGATAAATATGTTAAAGGTTTGAGAACTAGTTGTAATAACTTCAATATCGAAGTCTTTAATTAGATTATTGATTAAGGCGTCTATATAAAACAACCCACCATAATCAGTTGTCAATCTTAACGCTGCATGCATTAAGTTTATTGGTGGTGGCGATTTACCTTTATAAATGAAATAATCATTCATAGTAGTTATATCTACATTACCATACTTAGTCGGTGGATGTTGCATCCTGTAATTCAGGTATTGTAAGGTTCTCTTCTGATTCATTCTCTATATTTATACGTTCTTCAATAATAGATTCATCTATCCTTGCTCTAATTTCAGCTTCAAGACCTTCATTATCTTTAATGAACTCTTTAACTTTGTTTGAGCCTTGACCTAACTTTGTACCATCATACGCGTACCAAGAACCTGATTTGTTGATTATATCAAAATCAACAGCGTTGTCAACAACGTCTTGAAGTATATCAAACCCCACACCATTGTAATAATACAAAGTGAATCTTTTACCTCTATTTCCTGATAGTTTGTCTTTGTTAACAGTTACGTTAACCTTCTGACCTATCACTTCTGTACCGTCTTTTGCGTTAGCCAAGCTAAGTCTTAACTTTTGTGCGGGATAATATCCTACACCTTTACCGCCTGGTTCAACTATAGGTTCGAATGTGTTTCCAATATTATCATAGACCTTGTTGGTCATGAGTAACGCTGTATCAGTCTTATACACTCTACCTCTAAACTTCTTAAAGAACTTGTTAATGATTCTAGCATCTGTTCCCATCTTAGTTGACTGCATGTCATCTTGGAACTCGGCGGCAGAACCAATGGAAGTTAAACCATCATGTATAATGATATCACATATGTCACACATATCATATACTATATTAGCAGCTTCCTCTAAGTACTCAGGTTGTAATACGTGTATTCTTTCACGTTCTATACCAAAGTAGTCGTATACCCACTTATATGAAGCCTCAGTCCACTCAAACTCACAGTCTAAGAAGCCAATATCTGCGTCTTTGTTATATCCTGCCATCTGCAAAGCTAAACTAGTTTTACCCGTAGAATATTTACCTGCATATGTTGTAATCTTTCCAATTCCTGGACCTCCACCAAGATATCTATCGAATGAGGGGAATGGGTTGTCTAATCTCCTAACACTATCATTGAGTTTAGGCTTTTGTCCTTCGTACTTTTTATAAAGAGCGTCTAACGAACCTAACGCTTTATCCATCTTTTTAGCCATATTATTTAGTTAATGAAATTCGTGAACTAATTGCATTTAATATCTGATTAACTGCATCTACCATTATCTTTACTTTGTAATACTTTCTACCTGCTTCTAACCAATCGTTTTCAGCTTCCGCACATTCAAGTCTAGCGGTATTAGATAACTCTTCACGAGCTATGTTCCTACCTGTTTTCTCTGATTTAGAACCTCGCAACCTTTCCTCTACTTCGGCAATACATCGTTTACGTCTGTAATCTGCTGCTTCATGTCCGTGTCTTATATCTGAATAAAAGTCTGACATCAAGAATAATTGATGACTTATATCTTCTCTCATTGATACTAGATCGTCAGGGTCATACGTTTCTTTTTTAGCATTGTATCTGTCTATTAATTTTGAAATTGCTTCTACTGGATGCATTTGTTATGTTTTTTTAAGAGTCATGTAATTAGAAAAATAGTTTGGATTGTCAGCATATAAAACATCTAACGCCATTTTAAGTTGTGCAAATTCATAAAATGCGAAGTTGATTTTTGTACCAAGTATATTCATAAACACGTCGTCATCATTTATCTCTATTTTTAGAAACTTAGATTTAGGATTTAGATAACCACCTGCTTCATTAAATGTATATTTTGTGATATCATTTTTTAATTCTTTAGTGACAGTATAATCAATCTCATTGGTACACTTGTTCACTATAAATAGTTTATCTTTCATAATTTTTATCTTTATAAACGTGATGTAAAAACTCACCTACTTGAATTACAGGTGTGTCGTTGATTTTCCAAATGCCATTTTGTACAACTAGATTGGTGAGAGATTTACATGGGAATGTGAATGAGTTCCCATCCACTTTAACATCACCTAATATTACAATTGAGTACATGTCACCACCATAATAATAAGATAATATATCCCCATACTCATACCAATCTACATCTAAACGTATAACATCTGATTCTTTAGAGTTAAACAATTCTAAACACATTGATTTAGCCATATATTTATTGTTTATTTAAATTATGTATTAAATTGACACTCTCAAGAACTTCCTTGCACAATTCGTTTGGTATCTTACTTCTATTGTAATTACCTTTTAAACCTTGAGTTCCTGTCCTACTACCTCTAGGTGCGGGTTGGTGGTGGCAATTCTTATTACCATTAAAACACTCCTTTCTCGGTTTCCAACCATCCACATTGAACATACTATATAGGTGGTTAGTCCATATATCAGTTGGTTTTGCTCTAAAATCACCATAAGTACAGTACCAAACTGTAGTTCTTTCTAAATCAGCAACGACTGGTAACTTCCGCAATTTACCTCTAGGGTTTTCCATAAACCATTTTAAATTAGGGTTTAAATTCAAGAAGTGATTTATAATATTTAAAGTCGATTGTACGTACTCAACACCTTTTAAAGCGTTCTCACTTTTAGGAGTGTGGTCTTTATTCCAATGCTTTCCTATACTTGCAACACTGAAGTACGTGCATGGTGGTGATGCCCATATAACATCAGGTATAAACGGCACTTTAGATACATCAAAAGAGTTAATATCTACAGAGTAGTCTATATCATCAAAGTCGTTAATATCAGAAGAGAATACGTTGAAACCTTGTTTCTCAGCCTCTTTTCCAACACTTCTAGACCCTGCAAATAATTCTAATAAATTCATAATTATTGTTTTAATTGGTTAGCGTATTGTTCCATTATTTCTTCCAATGTTATGTAATCACCATCACCATACCAAAAAATAGGCTCTATTGGATTTACTCCTTTGCTCTTCAAAAATTCCTCTGCGCTCTTTGTCTCTTTAATATGGTGTACATTCCCGATAATATGACTCACCACTTCACTATCGGGCTGCTCTGATTCGATTAACTCAAGTAGTTTGATTGCTTCACACTTAGCACCTTGATAGTGATTATAAATAGGACGTCCTAGCAATGGGTTGTCTCTCACTTCTATCATTTTAGCTTTTAACTCTACAATCCTATCCTTTATCTGTTGTATTAAGTATTTCATATTATTGTTTTAATTGGATACTGCGAAAAGAATAAGCATACACACAAAAGATACTACTATAATTATACCTAAGAAGAAAAGTACATTCTGTAATGTGCTAGGTGATTCTTCTTCCATAATTTCCCAAAAATAATCATCTTCTATTTTCATCTTACTTGTTTTAGTTTTAGTTATTTTTTTTAATTTTCTTAGATTTTTTATTAGGCTTGTATCGTTTTGTAGTGGTAACCTTCCATGTATCATTGCCTAAATTTTTCCAAATAGGATTTTCATAATGCTTCTCAAATACCGCGTACCATTTCACAACAAGTAATATCATAAGAAATATAGCTGCTATTACGCAAAAGAGTAATATTGATACTAATAATGTGTCTAATGTTTCCATATTTTGTTTTTCAGTGATTCTTCTAATAAATCCATAATTATAGTTTTAACTGGTTAGCGTATGCTTCCATCGCATCTAAAATATGTAAAATCATTTCAGTTTGATTATCGTTATCGATTGCTATAAAAATATCATCTTCGTATAGTTTCAAAATTTGAGCTGCACTTTTCTCAGCGATAAATTTCACCTTCCAATATTCTTTATCATAGTATTCTAACACTATTGGACGTTCGTCACCTACTTTAAATTCAATAGATGGGTCGTCTTCGTGTGTATATGATTTAATACAAATACCTGTAACTGTTTTCATAATAATTCTTTAATTAACTCAATATAATCATTTCTAAATGTAATGTCAAGTGTTTTAGACCTATTTAACAAATCATTAACAAGTTCTTCACCTAATACTTCTTCGAACTTTTGGTGGTGTAAAGACCTAAAACCTTCGACAGCCACCTGAGCATCCCAACAATTAGATTGTTCACTACATATTAAACAATTATCGAAATCCCACCTCAATCCTAAATGTGCTCTATCGATATAATGACACACTTGTGCTTTGTTAAGTCTCCACCACTTGTTAGTTAAAGGACAATGGAACTTACCCCCTGAGAAGTCATCAGATGACATCTGAAGGAGTTTCTCTCTAAAGAGATAGTCTAAGACCTTTTTGATGTCAGAGTTGCTTAAAGGAGCTGTAGTAGCTTCTGTATCTATAACTAACTTGTCGTAATTATCGTTAGTCCATTTTTTGGGGTTGAAGTATTTAGTCATCGTTAAACTTATAAGGTGAATAAAAATCACTATCAAGAGGTAAGACATTAATAGCCTCTCTTAATGCTTGAATAACCATCTCAGGTTTAACTGTTATAGCCCCGAGGGCTGGGGAGGGCGTGAATTGCACCTCCCCAAATGTTGTGTAAATTTTAATTGCTGACTTGTCTTTGTTCATATCTAATATATTAGATCACATGAACCGCCTGCACAAGCCAACTCTCCTTTAAGATTTGTATTGTCATGCTTTTCTGTGATTTTGGTTAAATCAATAGGGTTATCTCTAATGTACTTCATACGTTTATTATATTCGTACTCTGTACAGTTCTGAAAAGGAGCATCTTTATAAGTACCGCCATCATACGGTAATACAGATAACCCATTATAGTTATCTCTATGTTTCCATAACCATTCTCCTACATCGTCCCAATCACCTTCTTTCACGCTACAAGTAGCTGATACGTTATTCGTATTTGGTCCTGATACATGGCCTTGATGTACCCATTCTAAATTGAATCTGTCAACTCTTTCTAAGAAACCTAACCAGTCCTCATTCTCTCTCAATGTAGCCGTTTTAGGTGCTTTTTGAGGGATACCGATTACGGCAGAATTAGGTTGATAGTCCATCACTTTAATTAGTGAGGGATGATTCTTTACAAAATAATTATACAAATCATCTCCAACAGTACATTGCATGTTTCTAATGTAGAATTCAGAATGCCAAGCATGTATACCGCTAGAACTACCTACTACACAACTTGTTGTACCGCTAGGTTTGACTGTGGTGGTTCTAGCCGCAGGGTTAATACCTATAAGATTAGCCACTCTTACATTCTCATCTTTGACTATTGCGGCGGCTTCTAACAAGTCCATATCGTATATATTGCCATTACATATACCCGTAAGACCTACACCAATTAACGCATCCTTTTCCGTATTATCCTGCCAGTCAGGACGAAGATAATGGAAATCTGTAAACCCTGCCTGTAACGTACCAAAGAATGCTGCGACCCTAGACCTCTCATTGAAATCTTTTTGATCTCTTAATGTACCTGCATTTAGCTCTGTTAAGTTACAGAATGTACACCATCTTAATGATATTTCACAGCATGGGTTAGTACCGTAATTGGGGTCGTTCGTGAAGTAAATACCAGGCTCTCCTGAACCTGAGTCTTTTACTATCTTCCAAAAGTCAATAAAGTCTTTCTTCTTAACTCTACCTCTCACAAACACTGCAGAATTATTGGCTCTACCTCTTTGTGGGTTATTCTCCCACCAATTCCCATGTTTACATGTAGCCATATCTTTCGAGTCCATAGAGAATAGAGAGATAAGAGCTGCGCGACGAATTCCACCAGCTAATACAGCATCAGCAATGTGACAACATATATCGTGACATTGAAGGTCAGTCAATTTATCTCCATTATCCATGCTATTAAGAATCGATTCTATATTTACTAATGCAATTCTTAAAGGGTCTGGTCCAGGAGCTTTACCTCCTGCGGTGACTAAAGCCTCACCTTTTTCTCTAATGTCTGAGAAGTCATATCTAGGTTTATACTTACGTAACCCCATATAAGACTGTATAAGTACTTTAATAGCATCAGACCATCCTTCTATAGAGTCTGATATAAGATACTTTCGCTCTTTCAGGGGTTTCTGTATCGATGGTAACTTTCTGATGTGGGAGAATTGAACAGAGTAACCTACTCCCGTACCACCCAATAACAAGAACATGAGTTCACTAAAAGCATGCACATCATCTATAGGTAAATACCCGCAATTATATACTCTACTTTCGGTCTTTTCAATTGCTGGCCCTGCAAACTGTAATGCTCTCATACTAGGTAACAAGTCTCTATTGTATAAATACTTAGAGTTAGTTACAATTTCATCTGCTAATGATCCTTTCTCTGTTGTTAATACCTTAGTTTTGAATTGGGCATATACATCATCTCCACAATACTTCTTTAATAGCATTGCTATATATCTGTCAATAATCTCATCCCAATTCTCTCTTCTTTTTAAATCAGGTCTATATCTCGCATACTTGTTATAAACGACAATATCTGATAATAGTTGTTGTGATTCATTCATATTTTAATTTAATTTATCTAAAGCTTCTTCTAAACATTCATTCATACTTGCACCACCGTTGTAATATACAAGGTCAAAAGAATATACTCCTTCCCCTATTTCATTTGCCATTATTACTTCATAGGGATCGTGTTGATCTAACTTTACGAACTCGTACAGCTTACCTGTACTTTTATGAAAGAAGTATTCTTCATACAGTTCGTCAGTTAATGCGTGAGTATTGGACTCGTGATAACTAGCTACATTTATTTTACGTTTTAAAATAATATCTCTACAATATTCTTCAATATCGTCTGTAATCACTTCTCGAATAACTCCTTTGTAATACACTGTTTCGCTCATGTTTATTCTAATTTGTCATTTAAGAAATCTTCAAACTCTCGGTAATCAAACCTATAGTCCGAAATGTATTGTTGCAACATGTCGAGTAACATTTGTTCGATAAGGTTGTCAGGTATTAATACTAAAGCCTCTGATGGAACAGATTCTAAATCCGCTAAATCATGTATGTATGGTATTTCCATTTACTTATGTTTTAGATTCTTCTCTATCGTCACCACTTCCGTGTAACGTGTTAGTCTCTCTTCTTTTTGTTAATTTATTAAAGTTAGCTTCTAATATTTCCTCTAAAGTTAATTGTAACTCATTTGCAATTGCGGTACAGTACCAAATAACATCTCCAATCTCTTTTTTTATCTGATCTCGATTCTCTTGTACTACGTGACCTCCTTGGTCTCTGTAAATCTTTTTAACTTTTTCAGCAACTTCACCTGCTTCACCTGTAAGTCCTAGAGCGCAATATGCTAGTCCTATTTCTTTAGGATATATTGCAGTCATTCCTATTATTGTTTGATATTCAGCTAATGTCATATTATTTGTTTTAAAAAACGTAAGTTAATGCGAAGACTCCACCTGCTCCTACAATAGTACCCATCAGAGGAGAACCCTCACGGTTTCCTATAAAGTAACCAACACCACCACCTAATACTGTGGCGAGTAGTCTAAGCTTCTTTATCTTTGAGTTTGTTACATTGGTGAAATAGTCTTCAATGTTTCCTAGACTCTGAGTAGTCTGATTAGTAAGCTTGAGAGTCTCAGTGTGTACCTCCCAAGCATCTTGAATGATTTTCTCATTATTCCTTACAAGTAGTTCATTTGATTTAGATACTTGAGCCATAGAACCTGATAACAAACCATTCTTCTTCATTATCAAATTGTTCTCAGTCAGAGATCTTTCTAATTCTGATATCTTTAGTTTATAATCAGAATTAACATCTAACAGATGGTCAAATACTTTCAGTTGCCAAGTGTTAATTACATGCAACGTGTCGTGACCTTTGTTGACCAATGTTATTGGAAAACGAGTATCACTTTTAACCTCAAATATGAACTTCTTAGAAGCTTGACCACTTAAAGTCAAAGCTAAGAATACCAAGAGTACTAAAGCTATTAGTTTCTTCATTGTTCTTCTTTAAATTGTTCATCTAATTTATGTCTAATAATCACGTTAAGTCCATCTAACTGAGTGTCAGAATTAAACTTAGGAGATGCTCTTTGAGGTTTCCTCTTTAATAACGTAAGTTCGTCTGTTAAAGCTATTATTTCCTCCCTATATATAGAGTCTTGTGCAGAGAACATTTCTATTTCTCTGATTACACCATTTAGTGAATCTATCTCGGTGCTCAACTTAACAACAGTTTGTTGTTCGATAACTAGTTTGTTTTTAACGTTACCGTACTGTACAGTGTAGTAAGTTAGACTAGCGATTAACATTGCTATTAAAATTAAACCGATTTTATCCACTTCACTTAAGTTAATTTTCATATGTTATGTTTTTTAATATGTGACAAATAGTATCTATATTCCACCCATTCCCTAACATCTTGTAACGTTGAGTGTTTGATACTGACTCTGTAAAATTATCAGGAACTGTTTGCAATCTTTCACACTCAAGGGGTGACAACCTTCTACAATATTCTTCAATGACACCATATGGAACTCCTTTAAACATGTTAGCAGTTAAACAAGCTGCTTTACCGTCTAAAGGGTTTCTATGGAATTCCCATCTAGGTTTACCGTTTCTAAGTCTATCCATATAACCGATAGCTTTATCAGATAATATTAGATAATCTTTAGACACAGTTGTTATAGCGTTAGACTTCTGAGTACCGTTGACTTCTATACGTTGTTCAATAGTACCGTTGTCGGTGTATCGACCTCTTTTGGCAGCACCCCAATAAACAGTTTTATCTTCAACTATGTCTTTCAATAAGATACCTTTGTCTTCAGGATTCCAATCTACACCTTTGATGTTGGTCCAATAAATCCTTGGTCTATTTTGTGCTGAAAACAACCTAGAGTTTAATAACTCACCCTCTACTCCAAACAAATCGTCTAGTACATTTTTATTAACCTTAGACATTTTGACATTCTCAAATAAGAACTTAACGTTAGGGTTCTTAGATTGTACATGTTTAAAAATATCTCGAGTTACGTATGCAAGTTGACCTCGTTCGTCATCGAAACCTTTATTGAGTCCTGATAGTGAGAACGACTGACATGGGAATCCCCCGATTAATAAATCTATGGTGGACCAATCTAAATCCCAATCCTCCCACTTCGTCACATCTCCTAATCTGATAATGTCAGGGTAGTTAACCTCAGACACTAAGGTTGCAAATTTATCAACCTCACTTGCATAGTAATTGCCTACTGAAATGTCAGACCTTTCAAGAGCTAACCTTCCACACGACATACCATCGAAGAGTGATAATACATTTAATTCACGCATTCAAAATAGTTTTGTTTTTCATTGAAATTTGCTAATACCACCATATCCTTTTTAATAGGTTTGGAACTCTTAACTGTGTAATCTTCGTTATCGTCACCTTGAATTTGATACATCTGTTTCTTACCTTTAACCTTTGAAACCATTACAACTGTAGTTTGCAAGTCAGGTGCAGATGGTGGTGGTACATTAAGGAGAATATCATCATACAACACTATATTCTCTAACCTAAGTCTCTTAACTATATTAAAGGTAGCTAATACATCATGAGATACATATTGAGTTATATCCTCTAATCTACCATCGTAATATGCAGCATTTACCATAGACCCGTCAATATCTCCTTTTGGTGAGGGAATGTCAAGGTGGTAACATAAAGCTATCAATGATGAACCAGGACCTGTGAACGCAGACTTATACATCTCGTTAGTATCGAGAAGGTCAATCTCCCAAGGTTTAGCACCTAGTACATCTAACATCTTAGGTACTTTTAAAGAGTTAGATTGATAAGCTTTTACCAATTGGGGATAATCAAAGTATTTACCTGCATGCGCACACAATGTGAATTTATTGTCGTATAGTTTTTCAAGTATTTCTCCTAGTTCAACCAACACTTCACTTTCACTGTCTGATGATATTGTCTTAATTCTGAACGTTTGGTCGGATTGTGACCAATATCCAATACCTACCGCTATTATTTTATTGAACTCTGCATATAATGCGGCGGTTCTTTTAAATAAACTGTTTAACTCATCTGAGTCAGGTATTTCACCTTCGTTCTTGTTCTTATACTGCCATGCTAACTTACCTGCTTCAGATAAGTCGTCATAGTTTTCTGTTTTAGCACAAGTCTCTATATCGATGAATGCTATCTTTGTTAAATCTAATCGTTTAATGTAATTCATATTATTGTTGTCTATGTTCGTTTGAATAACTTACTTTAATACGGTTGCGTCCTAATATATACGCCACACCATCTATAAAACCTTCTGCTTTTTCTTCGCCTTTATCATGATAATAGTCACCATAAGATTTAACAAGTTTACCGTCAATATATATATCTACACCTTGGCAATCACCACCAAAATCCTCATCCTTATCTTCTTCATCATAATATCCGAACCATGTTGTTACTGTTATTTTTGTTTTCATATCGTACTATTTTCGTAATGTTTAATTTAACCCCCACACCTGAATTGATGCGGGGGTTGATAGTCAATTAAAATAAAAGCTCATCAGAAGTTTTTTCACTTACTTCGTTTTCAACTTCATCGTCATTTGTTTCTGATCTGTTACCTGCAGAATCGAACCAATCTTGTAATGTCACATCTAAATCAGTACAAATTTGATCTGCTTCAGGTGTTATACCTGAGCTTTCTAATACAGGAACTCTAAAGGTTACAACACCTTTCTTCCTCTGTTCGAAGTCGGTACAAGTAACTGAACCTTCAGTCACTGGCTTGTCTTTTGAGAATTCTATCCAAGAACCTAACGCAGAACCCGAAAGTTCTAATGTTCCTATTGAATACTCACCATCTTCATTCTTATATGCTACGTATAAATAGTTAGCATACTTTCCTCCGTTGTCTCTAATGGAATCTTTTATGTCAGCATATAAACCTTTACATACTGTCTTCTTTCCACATCGAACTGTAAGAACTTCTGACGATTGGTCTATAATGTGGTTAGACCACAATCTACCACCAATGGCGTCATTCCACCCCGTAATACCGCTTCGTTCGTCTAATACAACAAACGTGAATGGGTTTTTTACTAACTCATCTTCGTCTCCGTTGTAAAACTTGAACACACCGCCATCTGCGCCTCCCTTCCATATAAATCGTCTAGTTACTGGTGAAGGTCTAGACATACCTTGGTTTGGTCTTGATCGACTCATAAAATATATATATTTAAAAAGTTAAAAAATCAATTAAAATAGCTCTATAATTTCTAAATTCTTTGGTTGCACTGCGTTCTTACCCCACCCCTTCTCTACCGTAATAGAGAAGTACTTTTCAAACACACTATTAGTAGTAAACACTTTGTCAAAATAATCAGTAACAGGGTCTTCTCCTAATCCTTGAACCGTTATATGAGACACTGCTAAATACTTCTTTCCCACATTCGCACTATCTAACAATGCAGATAATCCCTTAAAAGTTCCCCCACCAATCGAAATGTCATCAATAATCAACACATCTTTCCCTCCAAAGTCATCAATAGGTAATTGTTGCTTCAATTTAGTCTTACCATTTACATACGTTCGTACTTTTGAGGCGGATAAAACATCACCTTTCCAACCCAACGTATCCATAGTCTTATTAATCCATTTGTAAGCACCTGCGTCAGGAGATAGTATACTTACACTTTCATCAATGTGATCGCCTATACTCTTTAACACCTTATTAACAAAAAGAGTATTATCCATAATCTCCACCTTATCACCCATATAAGCCTCCACGACTTCGGGGTTATGTGGGTGGAAGATGACGAAATCAGCATCCATACCATTTAAGAACTTACATACTTGCTTTAAACCGCTAGATTCATCATCATTGAATCTCTTATCAGCTTGGCCATCAATTAACCAAGGTATTATGATAGCAGGTCTTTCTGCGTACTTGTGATTATGTGCATCAACATATTGACCTAACTGCCATAACTCTGCATAGTCTCCTATTCTGTATACTACTTGAGGTTCATCTTCCTCAATCTTCCAATAAGTAGTACCGTCTGGGTGTGATATTAGTTTATTCATTGCCGTTAATTTTATCGTATACTCGACCCAACATTGAGAGAGCGCCATCTAACCCAGCTCTATCGTCAAGTAATATGTTGAAATAAGGTTTAGACTCTGTTCCGAACTTAAGATTTGGAATTGCGGGAGTATTAACTCCTACAATATTCAACCCAACTTCCTTACAATACCTCTCTATAAATGGATATCTTTCAGGAGCAGAAGCTGTCCAAATAATGATGATCATTTGATCTTGCATTCGTAGTAACTCACCTATTGTAATCATACATCTACCCCAACTCGACATTCTATATGGAAATATAGTGTCATCGAAATCTACAGCAACTATTAATTTACCGTGAGTTACCCACTCATCTGTTAATCTCTGTTCTATCATAATTGTTCATTTATACGTTGTCTAATAGTATCCAATGACTCGTCAATCAATAACTTACCATCTCTGAATACTTCTTTTAATTCTCCTGCATTTTCTACTGACCAAGTGACTCCATCAAAAGCTTTAATCTTGTCATCTTGTCTGCCTACAGATATCAAACCTTTCAAACTCTTCTTATTCATTCCACCCTTTGTTTTAGGGTCTTTGAATATCTCTTTACCTCTTGTTTCATATTCAACATGTTCTTGGTCCATACTGTGTCTAGGTAGTTTAACTGATTGCTCAATATACGTAGCTTTCATAGCAAATCCAAATGTATCTCTAGTATTCATCTGATAAGTATAAGAACCTATACCTAGAACTAGATTGTTAGTAGAGAATCCTTTAGCGACTAATCTCTCACATATTTTATTAGCAATAGGAATAGTTACTGAGTCACCATAGATAAGACCTATGTGAGTATCAAGGTGCTTGTACATGTTACCATCGCTTCCTTCTACTTCTGTTCCTCCAAATGCATCCCACAATACTTCGATTGAGCCTTTGAATTCAGGACTATTTTCTAACTTAGTAAATGTGGACTTATCAGAATCTTTACCGTAGTTGTCTATGTAGTAATATTGTTTATCGTATCTATTCCAATCAGGTGAGTATTTAACTGAATATAATTCACCTTTATAACTTATCACCTTAGTTATATCCCCACCACATTCACCATGAGGCGTATCCTCTCTCAACTCTGTATCTAAATACTCAGTAGCCCATTCCTTAAACTCTTCAAAAGTTTCAGGCTTGTCAAATCTTTTGTAGATCTTACCACATATCATATCCACAATATCACCCGAGTCAGGGCGAACCACCACTCTACCATCACGAGCCATTATCTCTGCTTTAAACTCAGTACATAATAAGTTAAGCAATGACCAATAGTCATATGTATCAGCTACTATCGACACTATACCTGTAGGGTATAAGTCCAACATGTGGCGGATATAAGCTCTCTCATCACCCTCTCCTTCATAATGTGAAGATGCTACTGAATGCTCACTGGCAGGTACTGAACCTGCGATAAGTCCGTTTGCGTTATAATACTCCTTAGCAGCTAAGAATGCAGGAATAGTGTCTGTACCTGTAAATGATGTTAAATGGGCTAAACCACATACTGACGAGTGTCTACCAAATAAACCTCTCATTGCAAAACTGTGACCTTGCCAATCAACAAAATCAACAGGAGTTCCCGTTAATCTAGCATATTTCATAAGTATTTGCTTGTATTCTCTAGCTATAGTGGCGTTAGTCATATATGGCCACAACTCTGCAGAAAACAAAGTCTCTAAATAATTAGTTAACCAAAAGCATTTAGGGTCAGTGTTGTAGACTGTAACTGCAGGAACGCCTATCGGACACATTGTTCCTTCAGGTAATGCTTTAATTACCAAAGGTAAGTATCCTAAATCGTGCAGGTAACCTATGTGGTCAGCATCGTATTCTGAACCCATAAATTCTGACATCAATGCTGAATACTCTTCTACCATTAACTCCTTATCTGCGCTGAAGAAGTGGTCTTCAAAGTCTGCAATTAACTTCTTAAGCACTATCTGAATTCCAAACACCACCACTCCATCAGTGTTGTTACCTTGATAATGTCTGCTTGAGCGTGGAGTCCAATTTGAATATACTAACGTAGTATTCTTTGGATACTGAGCTCTGTGTGACAACTTGTAGGCATCAGTTGCGTAAATCGGATTTTCATGTATCATATTGTTGTTTTTTAATTTATTTTATCATAAGTTTTATCAAATATTATGGGGTCACAAGGATAATACTCACCCTCAACTCCCCTAATAATTACGTAACCGTGAGGTACTTTATATGAATCGCCTTCTAAAGTTCTAACCCAAATCTCATTTTCAAAGCCAAGTTGAGATACAATAAAGTGGTCCTTAATTAGATCATCCATATTGCCTAACCAATTGACAAGTTCGATATAGTCACCATCCCAAATGTGATAATTAATTTCTACTGGTTTCTTTCTTGCTTTCATGAGCATACGAATTCTACGAATTTATTAATATTGTTATCATTATGGAAAGGGTCGATACTGTCATCACCCCTACACTCTTCAGCCTTTATTGGAAATAATTGTAACGCATAGTTAAAATAGGCTTGACCCCATCTCCACTCTGAAGGTTTATTATTTACGTCCATGACTAATTTATTAATTCTTTCTAGTTTTGTTTTCATAATATATCGTTTAAATGTTTAATTCTTTTATGTCCCACATCATACTGTTGATTGTGTGGTGCATCCATCAAATAACAACAAACACCAGCTCTATTTAAATCTATAAAGTTATGATAACTGTCATCTACAAATATATCCAACTCTAATTCTAAAGCAATATCGACCTTAGACCTACCTACACCAACAGTATGTACGGGTTTGGTGGGGAATCCCGAATCGAATAACCACTGTTTCGTTACGTCCGTATCAACTGGACGGGACGTGATGTAACAGTGGGGTTCGAATGGGAGGGTATAATCTACTTTCTTAGGAAGAGATAAGTAAAACTCAGTAAGAGTATCTTGGTCTGTCATCCTATCAAAGTGATCTCTAGTCTTATAATCAAAGTACCAATATTTAGGATCTGGATCAAGCCCATGTAGATTGGTCCAAGGTCCAACCCAATCACACAACACCTCATCGATATCTAGACCTATCTTAAAGTCTCGAAGGTATTCATGTTTTCTATCATCACCTTGAGGATATATCTTATAATAAGTTATTAAAGACGCAAGACCCCAGGCAGCATTCCCTAAATGTAAAGTTCCCAAATCGGGATCAACATCTTCACCTTTAACCCAAGATGATATATGTCGTTTAACGCTTGCCATAGACCCCATCCAATTTTGTCCTAATCTCCAATTGTCTGCACCATCGTCTACAATAGTCATACTTGCAGAATCTTCTAGCGATATGTTAGCTCCTTTATGTTGAACACCTTTTGCATCTTCATATATTGTGTATTTATGTGCACCTAAAGTGTACACCTTAGCTAACTCATCTAGGAACTCTTGAGGTATCAATTCGTACCTTAATTTTCCTTTATTGTATCTTTTTGCTTTACTCATGTTTATCTTTTTTTGTTTCTGAACCTTGGTTAGCCGAGGCTTCTAATATTGCGTAATATGCTTTACAATGGTCACATTGATACATACACTTAGGTTTGTCGTCTATGTCTCGTTGACAGTAGTTAAAATTCGATTGGTTCGTCATAATAAGTTTCTTGTTGCATTATTGTTTTTAAAATTATGATATCTTTCATATCAAAATAGTGTGCGATAAATATTCCATGATAATATGCACCCCACAACCCATCGTCGTCTGCTATAGTCAGCCCATCGTATTCGGGATGTAAACTCCAAGATACATTGTTCGTCCAAACAAATCCAGCTTTAATTAATCCGTTAATTGTTATATTCATATTATTCAGGTAATAATTTGTTAATTAGTTCTCTTGCAAATGCGTGAGTGGTCTCCAAGTTTAGTGTAGTCATTAATTCTTCATACTCTTTTCTACACTCATTTTCAAAATCTTTAGACTTTTTAACTATTGCAGTTAATTGATTAAGAATTTCATCATATTCAGGTTTCCACAAAATCAATTCATCATGTGCGTACTTCGATGTTAAATTAATCCTTTTTTTATCAGATGAAATGAAATCTTTATCTTTTCTTATACCTACTATTTCTATAAGATTTGTACTATTAGAACCGAACATTCGACCACCAAATGAAGGTCTATTCATAACCTTAAAAGGTTTAAATGTAGCATTACGCTTGATGTAATCATCTACTGCTTTTTTAGCAGAAGCATAAGATTGCTTATCTTTACTTTGCCAATCTCGAGAGTCCTCAACTACTGCGTAAAACTTCTCACGAACTGTATCGAACATTATTTCAAAACCTCGATAATCTTCTATTAATGCTTTGCTCATATTTGTTTATTTTATTAAAATTTAAATTCATCCCCTACTAATCTAATATATCCTCTATCATCATGTTCAAAACATACGGGAGCATATACGGGTAAGTTCCTAGCCCTATTATTAGTCGCACATGATACGCCAGTTTTAGTGTCATATTCTACTAACCAAGACGAAGTACATTTCTTGTCTATAACCGCACCTAAATGTCCTAAAGTATCTATACCCCCTCTATTAGCATGTATCACCACACCAATTACACAGTCATATTCCTCTGCAGCGTTAAGTAAGAACGTAGTAACACGTTTCACACTACTTTCATCGTTGGGATTCTTCACTAAATCGGCAACTTGGTCTATGAATATGAAACCTATCTCTTTGCCAGATTTAATCATATTGTCAATTATCCCTTTTATCAAGTCTAACCTTTCAACAAAGTCAAATTGGCGGAGATGAAACGAGTAATACCCATCTATATTATTATCCTTATGTAAAGAAGTATGAAACTTCTTTTGATTCTTACCCCACTGATTCTTCGATTCCTCTGTGACAAAATCAAGTATAACTTGGTCTCCTATCTCCATAGAGAATCCTAAGTTTATCAACTCATCGTCTGTATAATTAGCAGACTCTATACCTTTAACGAAACCACTCTTCCTAGTTTTCTCTCTTCCATATATTACAACAAGGTCACCAGGACCTGCTACGCCAATAGGTGTATCTAAGTCAGCGTTTTTATAGTATAGGTAATAAGAATCCTCATCGTAGTGTTTATTAAAGTCGTATTTAATCTCTTCTAATAGTTCTTTATTTAAATCCATATATTATGTCATTTGTTTTATTTAATACGTTGTAAATATACAAAATAGCTAGTGAACTTCAAAGTTTTCTACTTCTTTTAACAATTCATTAACTTCTTCTATTTCTAAACCATCCAAATCATCAGGTGTAACAGGTCTAAATCTTGATAATCGGAAATGAGTGTAAGGGAAATTATTAGAGGTGTCTATTTCTTCTACAGACACCCCCAAAACTCCCCCCATCATACTCATCTTAACTACTTCTAATATCGTATAAATTCCATCCTTCTTAATCCATTTGGAAGCAGGAAAGTCAGGAGGTTTATTACTATCGTCAATACATACTATTTGGTCCATTATATTAATTAGTATTTTGACATTGTTTTAATACAAAGTTGAATAATCTATCTTTGTTTCTAAAGTTATACCTCTTTTTAGCTCCTTTAAACCTAACCCAATTGTTTGCAGGATTTACATACATATTCCCATTTACAAACAGTTGTTGTTGATGATACCTGTATTCAAATTTAATATCTTCATTTTTCTCAAGGCGTTCAGCAAATCTATCGTATGATGCCCACTTCCTACGCTTATGTCGATAGTTACTTTCTTCTAAAGAAGATTTAACACATTCACAAAAATCTTTGTGACATTTAGGGTCAAATATTTCACTATCTATGGCCCATTTACAAGTATCTTCGTTGTGATGTAAGTCTTTTCTCATATCAATTAGTATTTCGATTGTGATGAGAGTCTAAGAACGCCTCTCTAATATTACAGAAATCTAGGAACTCGTCAATAGTTATAGGTCGGTATTCACCAATCGCGTTATATACGTTGTCAATACCTACATCAAATGATTTACCTAACCCCGCATATGAACCATGAACATGACCAAAAGCATGAAATGCTCCCTTATGTCCTTGATGCCATATAGCCATAGGATAATGGTTAACAACTATATTGTTCCCTTTGAATTGGATGTATTGAGTGTCGGCTGCAGGTAACACATTCTCGAAATAGTGTTTGTGTAAACCTTTAGTTCGAATGTTATGATCGTGATTACCATATGTTAGAATGATATTCTTACAGTTCACTCGTTCTGCAAACTCTAATATTCTATGTGCACCACCAAATGCAACATCACCTGCATGCATTAATACATCGTTCTCCTTTACGTTTTCGTTGATACCTTTAATAATAGTATCATTCATTTCTTCTAAGGTGTCGAAGTCTCGCACTGAGTTGTCACCTCCATGTTGAGATAAATCCCAACGAGTAGTTCCTCTACATATGTTGTTGTGTGCGTAATGTGTATCGGAAGTTAACCATAGTTGGTCAAACTTATTTAATGAGTCAAATCTTACCATTTTACTGATTTTAATTTCTTATTTAATTATTATTTAATCGCACCAAGGCTCTCCTTTATCTAATTCTCCAAATAATCTGTTAGATAATCTACGAGCCCTGTTAATAACTTCGTCATCTAATAACTCCTTGTTCTCGTCAATGTATTGTGTTAATGCAACACATATTATAACTACATCTTTATAGTGTAATTTTGTTGTTACTTTTTCATATATGTCGTATCCCATTACTTCTTATTTGTCATTTGTAATTTCCAGCCTTTAGGAAACAGTTGTTTATATATTTCAAAATTCCACATTTGAAGACATTCTAACCACCACAAAGTATCATACGTATTGTGGTTAAACATCTTATTCAATTCAGAGTAAACTCTTTCAGTAGATATTACTGAGAAGTCTCCATTGTAATCTTTGATAGCGTCTTCTATCTCATCTGACAATTCAAACTCTTTAGTACATGCAAATCTCAATGCTCTCAATATACGTAGAGGGTCATCGTTGAAAGTCACATGAGCGTCAATAGGTGTTTGTAAAATTCGGTTAGCCAAATCTTCCATCCCACCAAACAAATCAATAATCTCACCATCCTCCGCTTTAGCCATTGCATTAACAGTAAAGTCTCTACGCTCTAAGTCATCTCTCAATGTACCTAGTTCAACTATAGGAGTCCTTGTTCCCTCCACATATCCAACTTCTTTTCGGGCAATAACAAAGTCAGCAACACCACTATGAGTATGGTCATCGGGAAACAAAGCACGAACAGTATAACAATTTTCCGTAACCAAAAAGATTTCATATCCTTGTGTTTCTAAATGTTCAGCAAATTTGCGTGTAACTGTATTGACATCCCATTTTGTGGGGTCATCTAATACAACCGAATAATCTATATCCTTAGATTGTAATCCTAACAATTGGTCTCTTATCCGACCACCAACCTCATATAGTGTATATTTCATTACCAACTCACTCTAAATGTAATTTCATCGCCAATATTGACTCGCATTTTACCCCTAACCTTGCGCAAATGCTCACAAGCTTGTTCACATGCCATATCTAAAGGCATATCATCATCTTCTGTAAATCCAACGTATTCTGAAACTGTATGGTTGTAGGTTTCACCGTCATAAAAGTCTAAATCCTTCCATAATTCAATTACGTGTGGGGGGAAACCATCTTGAAATATTTCATATATCCTTGTTTGTTTCATTATGCTCCTAATTTTAATACATCAGTAAATGAAGGTTCGGATATTGAGATATTCCAACTACCCTTAATCTCACCAGCCTTAGTGATAGTCTTCCACATATCTCCATGCTCCTCACCCTCACCCTCTACGAAGAAGAAGTGGTTGGGGAATAACTTTGAAAGCTCCTTAATATTTGATTCATGATCGTACCATTTCATGTCATCACCAAGTTCACCTAAATCAATACTGTACTCAGATATATCTTCTAACCTACGTTCTATTAGGTATGCCTCGTCAGATGTATAATCCAACTTTTCAAATTTACCATTTGTCTTTTCAGTGTAAACGTTTACTATAAATCTTGTGTAATATCCCATGTTATGCTAATTTAAATTGTTTTAAAAATGTTCTTAAATCGAGAATACTTTCTCCACCCATTTCTGTTAAATACTTTTCCCACGCATCTGGAAAATCAAGAGATAAAGCTGTAGGTTCTTGGTCAGATTTATATACACCTTTAGAATCAGGGTCTAACCACTTATTAAAGTCAGGATACTTATCATAATCCCACACTCTCTCGTCAGCAAGAAATACTACTGCGGTGAGTGCGTCATTTAAGTCTGGCTCATGAAATGTAGCGTGAGGTACGTCATTATTAACTAACCAAGCATGCTGCTGATTTAAAGTGCCGATACTAAACCCTTCATCGTCTATTTTACTATTAGTAGTACCACCATTAAGTATAATGAATGTTTTATCATCCTCTGCCCATATATTGCAATCATGAACACAGCCCGCATTCAGGCAATCATAATTGTCCATCATATACTCAACAACAGCATGTCCAAACTGTATACCTTGTTGAATAGGTGAAAGGTTGTACGGTACGAGTCCGTACATTCTGTATTTTAGTTTATCTGTCATAAGTTATCTTTTCTAATTGTTAATAATAAATTCTGTGTAAACTTAGGCTTAACCTCGCGAGGTAAATTAGATGCATCAAATGCTGCTTTAATATCGTCAATCATAGACTCAGCATCGTCAAGTAATTCGTCATACTTCATCTCACCTCTACGGATTTGAAGTAGATATTCTCTCTCAGGTCTACGCACCACAATACCTTTACCATCTGCAATGTCCTTAGACATATTTAGAAGTCTCATACAATGCATCATGTTTTTGTGGTCGTATCCTTGCTCTCCCTTTAGATTATCTCTATATCTAGCTTCATTCCTATTCTCTAACCATTCAGTGTATTCTCTATAATCCTTACAATGCATTGAGTATGCATCTACATCAAATCTAAGATACGTTAGGTGACAAGCGTCTTTAGGTATGCTCACAGTTCTAACATTGTTAGAATCGTCACCAATAATACCACCATCCCCGTCATCCATGTCGTACATAGAGTATGTATTTGGGATGTTATTAACTTTAGCTAAACCTATATACTTTTGAGCAATTATGGGGTCACCTGCCCCATTAATGTCGCACCATTTTTTAAAATTTACAGTGTGTTCGTTGTACATTAATACATAACAAAAATCAAGTACATCCTTTCTAGTCATTGCTTTAGCCTCTTGGTTTATTTTCTTATTTAAACCTTTTGCCTTTTGTATTTGAGAGTACGCGTATCCTGTATACGTATGTTTTAACTTTGTAGTGATGAATTTGGCTCTAGTTTCTTCAGGGAAGTATTTAACCCAATCATCTGTTGTAATACGTACACAGTCGTCGGGTAAATTAAACAACTCCTGCATATTAGGATTACCTTTCGATAATAGTTCTATAAATCGACCTATTTCATAATATGTTTCATCGTTGGTGTTGTCGGATATTTGAGGAATATATCTACCCGCAAGTACTTCATCTGTGGGTAGAATAAAAACACCCCTCACGTCAACGTCACTACCTTCTACGTTTGTCCCATAAGCATGTGAACCCGATATACCTTCGAATATAATGCGCCCCGAAGTTCTTAATTGTTCAATATTCATATTTGTGATTTAAAATAATTTAATGATTTTACAACCCTGGTGTCAAAAACATCTTCAGATGTATACCGTTTAATTATGTGGTCCACATATTCTGATTTATGACGCTTCCAAGTACTCACAGCTTCTCTTTTTTCTGAAAATACACCGATATGACGCTCCAACCCGTCGTGATTCATTCTAACCCTGTATTTACCATTTTTAATAGTTATTCCTGTAGGTAGTTCTCGATTCAGGGATGAGTGAAGATTTAAGCAGTTATTAACATATCTAGGTATAAATACGCAAACATCAGGGTCGTATCTTTTATTACCTGGCTTCAATAAATCCTTATCTAAATGATACCCATCTATATAGTTAGAGTCCCACCATTGTTTAAATTTAGAGAACGATAACCATTCCGAACAGACGGAACAATCAACGTATGTGGGATACTTATTGAGAGATTTAGGTGAATATACTCTAAATAATATAGATTTCCAAATTGCATATTCTTTTAATTTAGACACCCCTCCTCCATAGTCATTCATACCTACGCCGTATACCAATCCCATAATATTATAATGTTGATTCTTCAATGAATAAATACTCTCCTGAATCTAACCTACGTCTACAGTCATCTAATCCACAGTTTAGAAACTCATTTCTATATTTACCTGTAGTTCTTGAATAGTTCCAAGCACCTGTCAAGAAAACTGTATCGCTGTTGTCTTTTATAGCGATTATACTATCATATGATTTGAACATACTACCATTATCAAATTCGATAATTATTTGCTTTGGTGTTAAGTTGCGACCACGCGTTCGCATGTTCCTAGCACTCTTAAATGTACCTAACGTTTGTACTACTGTTTTAAGTTTCATATTCCATATTTTGAATAGAGCTGTTTAAACTCTAAGTTACCTAATAAAGATTCTAATTGTTTCTGTTGTTTTCTAATTACTTTCCCTCCCACACATCTATCTCTATACATATCACGTTCTAAACATTGGTCAACCGAAGTTTTCATTAAAAATATATGAGGGTCGAAGTTAATGTTACCAATTAAAGGTTTAAGATAAGATATCTTTAAATTAGTAGCATCTATGATAACATTTCTATCTGCACATGTGGCGGAGTCAAGTATGCCATTAATTACATCAGTAACTAATTCTTCCCTATAACTTATATCTTTAGAGTTATAGTAATCTTTATGTTGATGGTCTTCTAACCCCCACAATGCACTTCTAATACTATCTCTTGATACTATTATAGTGTGAGAGTGTTCTTTCATCAACCTCTTTGCTTCTGTAGACTTACCTGAACCTGATACGCCTATAAGTATAAACATTTTATTCATCATTCTGATTTTAAATGTAAGCTAATATATTGTCTTAATTGTTTCATACCAGTTAACTGGCCACCTATTGATATTTCATGATGTAAATTATCAGCATCTAACTTGTCTTTCTCTCTCTTTCGAATCCTCTTATCAATCCACGCCAATAACTCATCTTTGTTAACAGAACCTGGCGTACTGTAATCTCCCGACTTAGGTGCTAAACTCTTAAACTCAGAATATTTGTCTTTAAATAATGTATGGTATCTAGCATGTATAACCTCCCACAATTCATTCCTTTCATGTTTATCAGCCAAGATATATAATTCTTCAAGTAACCACTTATACCTTGCTGGTTCTACGATGTCACCATGTCTTATTATCTGAATTCCGAAATCAAATATACGAATGGCGTGGAATATAGACTTTATAGCTAACACCTTGTCATAATCTGCAGATACAGTTAACTTCTTATTTCCCTTAACCCACGCACCGTTGGCAACTGTCGAGAACGACTTCCTAAGTTTTCCTAAATCAATATCTATAGGTCCATAATTTCGATCACTATCAAGGTATATACATTCAATCGCCCTAACGTCATGAGCGTCAACTGCTGCATCGAAATCAACCTTAGTAAATATATGTATTGTAATATTACCTTCATCTATTAGAGAACCGTAATCGGGGTAAGGCTCACCGTCTGCTAATACTAATATGTAGTCATGGTCAGAACCTTTTCGTTGAGTACCGTAAGTAAATGAGCCAAACTTAAATATAGAATCGAAGTTTAATGTGGATGTTACTTTATCTAATTTATCATGCATATCTAAATTCTCTTATATTATTTGAATCTAATAATTGTTGTAACAACGGATCATCACAATCCTCAATGTAATAGTTTTCTAACTCTCCTTTATTGTACATATCGTTCATGGTCTTCCTCAAACCATCGTGTCTGTTCTTAAGGCGAACTACCATTTTATGGTTGTTGTTGTATAACTCTATTTGTTTTCTAACGCCCTCCAATGTGGGAAGTTCATTCTTTAGTAGACAACTAGCACAGTATAAACCTCTAGCAGCGTGTCCTAACTTCTTATCGTGTTTCCAATTCCTTATATCTCGTTTAGCGAAACCTAAATAAGCCTTAATTACTTTGTAAGTTCTTACGTGAGCTAAAGCTGATTCATCTAACAGGCTACCTTTTTTAAATAAAGACCTATTCCACATAATTACATCACTGTTTATAGTGGATTCACCCGAGGTTTGATTGCGGGAGAATTGATCCATTGTTGTCCAAATATAATCAGTGTTATCTTCTGTATATTGGAATTGATGAGAGTTTGGGAACATCCCTAAGTCATCATTCCACGAAGTTGGTGGTCGATAAACACACAATAAATCCAGATCACTATCTCTACTATTAGTTCCATATAACCTAGAACCTATTGTTACCTTCCTGTTTGTGAAACTATCTAATCTTAGATGTTCCTCTTTAGTTATTTTAATGTTCATCAGATTCTATTTAGTTTACGGAGTCTATGTAATTGTCTGCAAAACTCTCTTTCAGTTAATACGGTTTTGGATTCATCATTATGGCCTATGTTGTGGGTAAATACAGCATCCCCTGACGCCTCTAAATCCTTTCTAAATTGTTCATTAGTATTTAATGCATCGTATGCTCTAGTTAGTAGGTCTTGATAATTATCTGACTTCCTTTTGTATGTTATATCATTCCACCATAACATCTGTAACGATTGCCACCTCTTATTTCTACCCTTACCTTTTCGTTTAGCAGCAATACCTACGAGTGTGCATGTATATTTCTGAGCATTAGTGTCATGATATTTAAACGCCTGTAATAACCCCTCCATAGACGCACACTCTACCCCGTCAAATATAAAAGACCTAGCTGTGAAGTTACTCAACCTTGCAGCAACTCCTTTATTACTCTTTCCTATGTTCATATACTTTCTTGTTCTTCCATGTCCACAAGTTTATCAGAGTCTTTTACAATTCCCTCAAGAACTTTGTGTGCAAATGATTTATGTTTAAATAATAGTGGAGCTTCACCACCTCTGTCTATTCTAACTACAACACCTTCTCTTAATGTATTAGGGAAGAAGTCACATGGTACTTTAGTAGTTTCATACTCCACATAACTCTTAAAGTTTGTGAGTCCACCACTAACAACTAATTCGAATGCCCCTGATTCATTAGTTAAATAACCAGATATAATCTCAGGGCAGTGTTCAATCTCCATTTCTTCACATCTTCTCTTAACTCTCTCCCACGAATAATCAACGCTACTTCCTTGCTCGTTAGTTAATGTCATTCTATATACGAAGATATTGAACTCACCTGCATCGCAACCATACTGCATTGGAATCTCTGCACCATAGAACTCTATCATTCTATCATACTCTTCCTTACTAAAGAAGTCTTTCAACTTTCTAGTAACATGTGTAGGTTGTATGTTCTGACCAGAAGGCGTCTGACCGACTATCTCAAAGTAAACAGTCTCACCCTTACAAAGCTTACCTTCAACCTTCTTAGATGCTAATGACCATATGTCATCATCATAGAAGTCTTGATTACCTTCTCTCTTATCACCTTCTATGGTTTTAACAACCTTTCTAGAACCAACTACGTACCCATATTGAGGGTCAGGGGTTGTACCAAATAACTTATGATACCATTTCTTCTTCTGTACTATTGGTAGATAACCAGTACGTCCCGAAGTTCCATGAAGTTTACAAGTCATAGTGACGTGGTCACCGTCCTTCAACTTATCATAATACCTCATCAAATGGTCTGTACTCATATGCTCTTTAAACAATGGAACTCTATTCTCTCTAGCTTTACCTAACTTACCTAGATTGGCACGAGTAGTAGCATACTTCCTAACATACTTCTCACAAATAGTAACTCCGTTTATCTTATGGTCTTGAACACCATTGTCTAACTCTATAGTTCCTATAACGGGTTCTAATTGTGCGAATGATAGAAATAGACATGTACACTGTACACCTTTCAACCTTATAGGTTTGATTCTACCATTGTCTCCAAGGTATCCTACTTTAGTCACATCTTCATTCAACTCTTTATGTCTATACATATTGAGTCTAGAGGCTATTTCGGGGAATAACTTGGATTCACAATCAATTATAATACCTCTTGTACCTATTGGGTTTTCAGATATAGATACAATGGCTATCTCACCGCACATCTCAGTCCAAACTATTCGGTCTGCTCCCTCTATTGGATTGTGGGTTTTTATTTCTGTTACAATAAATTCTCCTGTCATTATAATGTAGGCGTTGTGGCAGATGTAATCCACCTATTAAGTAATTGGGCTTCCATGTTGTTTTTAAAATCAGCATCACCCATGTCAATTATTGGTATTTCAAAATCAATTCTAGTGAAGTCACCTAAATTGCAGACATAATGGGCTACACCTTTTCTTATGTAGCTAAAGTAAGCAATAGGTTTCTGCTTGTATAAAGCTTTTTTAATTTCTGTATTTGTCATTGTTTATTAGTTTATCAAGTTCATAATCGTTAGCTAACCAAGCTTGAACTCCATACGGAGTCTGTTCTATTATCACATGGGGTCGGTCAATATCTCCCGATGTTAAAACTCTTATGTGAGTCTCTTCATTTAACATAAAGTCGTGTGTTACTCTATCTTCCATTTTATTTCCTTTTTAATTGTTTAATTTCATCTTCTGTCAACGACCACCAATCATTATTATCACTGTGTTCATAATCTAATATATAATCACAATAATCCCAATCATTAATAATCTCTCTAGGGTGCGGCAAGTCCATAGGATCAACTCCTGAATTTAAAAGAGTCTTCCAATGACTTCTCACTATTCGCCAATATATATCTTTCTTATATGCTTTATCTTTGTATATCGCCTTTTTGTAACTTCTCGACATCTTTTTGATTTATAGTGTTAATTAATTCATGACATTGATCTATATAATAGTCATAGTTAATTCCAGAATATCTATAAGAACCTCTTTTAGCTTTAGGTGATTCTTTACCGTGTATTATCTCAGTACGCGTCACCGTTGGTAATGGTGTTACTAGAAAACCCTTATTTACAGCTTGTAAGTTGTTAACTCTATTATCTAAGAAATGTTTGAATATATTAAATCCATCTTTCGATATATAATATCTGACTACTCTACCTTCAAACTTCTTCCTCTCAATCTTAGTTACTATATCTTCAGAGGCTTGTATACCTACATATTCAAAATTAGACTTATTCTTAATACCTATAAGGAAGTCATGTATATTGTTGTGGGTTAGTATAGTATCTTCAACATTCACCCCATTAATATAATATTCAGATAAAGCTTGCGGTATTATAGATGCTGAAGGGTTCTTATGATATGACCCTTTAATATCATCATATGTCTCAAACATACCTTTACGTTTGACATTACCCTCCAAATCAATCGATAGATAGTTGTTAACATCTTTGATAACCATTTTAGAATACTGAACTTCTTCTAATATAAGACCTGTCAGTGATTCAAAGCTTTTACAAGCGTTTCTAAGAATCTCTAAATCCACCTTCTTAATCATCATTGTTAATCCGTCAGTATTCACTTGAATAATCTGACCTAATTGTGAAAGTCTGTCACATAACATTGACAATAATAATTGACCATTTACTGTGGTGGAGACGGTACATTGAGGGTCAAACACTATACTATATTTGTTATTGAATAACCCATATATTGAGTTAAGTACAAGTTTTAAAGATTTATTCTTAATACTCCCTTTAGGGTGTCGCTTCCTTTCATTATATAATTTCTCTAGAATTATAGTAAACTTCTTAGATAGATGTTCAGGGAATATGTCACCCGTAATAGCCAACCAAGGATAATATGATGCGAAATCTAAATCAATTAGTATTTCATCAGATTTAGGTTCGTAACAACCAGGTGAAATACAAGCATGTAATCCGCCTGCGCCATACTCATATGTTAACCCCCCAAATTCCATAGAGAATCCTAAAACCTTTTTACCTTTTAGTTCAATCTCACCATTTGGATTCTTTCGAAGTACCTTACTTTGAAAATGTCTTAAAGCTTCATTAAATTCAGGATTCTTGAAATTGATATAGTTTCTAATCAAATCTTTAACCACTATTTGTTCTCGATCTGTTTTGAGCTTCTTAAGTTGAGGTTTAGTCAATTTCAACTCTTCTGACAATATCTCTTTTAACATGAAAGAAGATATTGAGGGTTCAGACATGTTAATCAGTCTAGGTTCTTTATATTCTCTATATAAACCTTTCCTTAAATCTATATCTTCTTGACATGTTAGATAAAAAGCATACGTGTCTTCTACATCTTTCTTATTATATTTGATAATAGCGTCTACCTTTTTTTGAGTATCAATCATCTCTGTAAAATGATAGGGTAAATCTTGCATACTTGGGCGGCGCATGGAAAAACCTAACCATTTCAACGAAGTAGTCTTAGCACTACCTATACCGTAATGATTAACACTCATTAAATCAAGTTCAGTTAACTTCTTCTTCCACTCGTCGTATTCACTATCCCACCTATCAGTTTTCAACCTACCTATAACACTTTGAGCAAATTCGAACACTTCTGTACCTGTGTGTAGGTGACCTCTCAATATATGTTCTAACACTTGACCATCAAACTTTAAATTGTTATAGCCTACGAGTGAAGGTTTCGTTTTAAGCCACTTTAGAAGCTCTGTGCGGTCATTTCTCCCCCCAACTATGTCATGCATCACAAAGTCTACAAAGATACCTGTGTGAGGTTCTAACGCCACCACAGTGAATAAGTTGGCATATGTTTCTATATCATATATCCATACATTCTTGTTTATGTCTATGTTTGGTGTCATATTAGTCGTTTTCATCATCAAGTTCTAAAGTGTCATCTTCTTCTGAATACATAGGTGACCATTTCTCAAATTTATCAATTATCATAGGTCTTATAGTTGGAAATTCTAAATCGACATGAGATTTCTTAAACGAAGCTTGTTCGTCACCTATTAGGTGTTCAGGAGTCTTTAAATCTAAATAATATCCTTTAAATACACTCAAGTATCTAGATGTTCGGTACATGTATGGGTTATACTTAGATAAAGAATCATCTACCACCCAACAATCAACTTTTATAGTGGTGAACACTGGTTCGTTTTGTTGTTCGCGTCTTAGATACTCGTCATTTCCGTCATTTATATACGTTTCTTCACTGAGTATTTCGTTTATAATCAACTTTTCACCCTCGTACTCTATATATTTCTCTTGCTCGAGAAATACTAACACAAAGTCATAATAACCTTCGGCTATATGTTCTTTTTGAATTTGGGTGGGCGAACTTCCACCAATTAAATCAATCACATTTTGTTTATTCATTTTAAATAGATTATATAGTATAAGTTATATTTAATTAATAGATTGTCTTAATAATACTGTAAAAATACAACAAAAAAGGTATATTTGCAACAATTTAAGACCATTTAACACAATGTTAACATTGGTCAACAGAGGTTTACCACCGCCCCTAACCTTAAAATGCGGTGAGTCTACACTTTGTAGATACCGTAAAACTAAAAACGAGAAAAGCATGGGATTCCAGCTTAATTACGAAATTAGGCAACTTAAAAAGTGTCTAAAAGAGCTTAAATGTTCTGTGGCAAACCTGTTTTCAGGTGTAGAAGCCGAGGATATACTCACTATCAACAATGATGGCGACATAGTTTCACACCCACAATTAACAGTAAGTGACGAGGTATTGACTTCTGACTTAGGTATTGCTGTAAACGGCGGTTTAATGTTAAATGTTAGAAAAGAACCTGCGGGCGATTACACCTTGGCTACAAACGATATAGTATTCATGTATTCATCATTAACTTTCGGTGTAGAAAGTGTATTAACTTTACCTCTTACCCCAATTGAAAATCAAGTATATATTATTAAAGATAGCGGTGGGGAAGCGACGATAGGCGGTGGTGGAAAGTTTATAAGAATCGATGTAGCACCAGGGTCAGGACACGATATAGATGGGTTAAATGACAGGAGCATTATAACAGCATACGGGTACAGACATTTAATATTTAACGGCGGCACTTGGTCTGTAATAGGCAGTGACGTATAAAACATAAACATGGCAGATTATCAGCTAATAAACACATTAGAATATCAAACTAGATTATTAGGATGTATTAAAGAATCGGTTAGCACTTTAAGCGGCGGTGACGTTGTTGCACCCATTGGTGGAACGATAGTAGGAACAATTCAAAATGCAGTAGCAACGCTTACTACAGGAGATTTAACTGGTGCTTCTTCTGATATAAGATCAATAAATGTACAACTGGAATCTTCAACTCTTGTTGAAGTGTTGGTTACATTTACAGATAACTCAACTACCACGCATAATATGTTTGGTGGTAGTTACACTTTAGAGTTAGACAATAATCAAACGGCGGTGAAATCAGTCACATTAACAGAAATTGATGGAACATCTACTAGAGCCATTATTAATTACATAAGTAAATAAAAAACAAATATGATAAATCTTTTCATGATGATATTTATAGCAGGACTTATTTCGGGAGTTATCGGAGTAAGTATTACAAAAAAAGGTAGAGCCTTTTTTGTTGACCTTTGGGTTAAGTTACGATATCTATTCTCAACTAAGGTAGACATAGAGTCAGCAAACTACGGATGTGTAGATGGCGATACAGAAGCTTTTAGAGTATTAGGTTCAATAAAACCTATTGAGGGTTATATCACTTGGTATTTAGATACTGACCACCTATCTAAACGAAGCATCTCTAGAGAAGACGCTATCAAAGGATTAAAGAAAGGTTTTGGTATACTAGCTCCACACATGAGTAACGTTGAATTTAAAGAAGTTCTCAGTAAAGAAGGTGCTCAAATAGTTATAGGTTTTTATAAGAATGGCGAACAAGGTTTACCAAAGGCTTTCTCTCCAAATACATTAGCTTACGCATATTTAGCAAATAATACAGATGCGTTAGGTATAGTTTCAGATATGTTTTTTAATGAACGCTTCTTGTGGGCATTATCTCATGGGGCAGGACGAATTAACTTTACCAAAGTATTCGTACATGAAGTGTTACATTCATTAGGTATGTATCATAATACAGCAGATAAGTCTAGCATACTATACCCATCGTATTCGCCTAATAATACTATCAAACTAGCAACTGACGATATTAATGGTTTAAAGTTTCTTTATGAAAAATATGAAGGACCAACTGATACACCTGACGACGATGATGATTCAGATGATGGAAATGGTGGTGGGCAAGACGAAGATAACTGCGCAAAGCATTTAGAAAGAATTACAGTGTTAAATAAGGAGCTGGCAGCATGTAGAACAAAGGCTGCTACTGATATAAGAAAGCTAGAAGACACTATTAAACAAAAAAACAAAGACATAGCTGTATCGTCTAAAATCATACAGTCTATAAAGTCGTTATTAAAATAAAACAATGAGCATAAATAGTTCTTATACAAATAAGTCAAATATAACTTCTGAGTTGTTGTATTCCAACTATGCGGCAACGCTTGCTGACACATCGGAACTCGATAGCGGTTGGTTAGACGTAAGTGGTGTAGATAAAATACAATTTTCAGGTAGGTCAGATACAGCAGGTCTTAATCTTGTAATTGATTCAAGAGGTGACTCGTCACAAACTGTATTGACTACTAATACCATATATTCAGATGGTCCGTTCTTCCTATTCAACGTCCCAGCTAGACAAAACGAAATGAGGTTTAGGTGGCAGAACAACACGGGAGGATCTGTAAACGATGTAACTTCGGAAGTAAAAGCGACTTACGGTAGTTCCGACAAATTATCTGTATTCCCAGTTGGAGTTCAACCATCAGATTTCTCACAAGCAGCTTTAGTGCAATCTGTACTTAGAGGACAAGAACCTGTAAACGGTACATATAAACAAGTACAAGTTAATCAATCAGGAGCGATGCTTACTTCCGATTTTGGTACAGAGGTTTCTCGAGGATTATATGAAGGTACAGGTATTAATGTTAAATTTGGTAGAAATAGCGATATAGACATAGGAACACCAGAGGATGTGTGGGAAGGTGGTGGAATTTACACTGGGTTTCCTACATCTGAAGAGGCAATTCAAGTGTTTAGTTCAAGCGGTGCGGACGTAGGTAGTGTTTTATCAACAGAAGTAGCAACAAGTGGGACTAGTACTACAATGACATCAATAGGAGCAACTTTTGTAAGTTCAGGCGTAACAGTAGGTGACGTTATGGTAAATGACACCAAAGGAGAACATGGAATTATATCTAATGTTACAGAAGATACATTGACTGTTTATAGTATGTCAGGAGGTGTTACTAACGAAGCAGGAGACAATGTTAGAGTAGTTACTAATTCATCTACAGGTGTTTCATTAATAAGACTGCAATCGTTGCTTGATGGTAATTTTATTAAGCAAACGGACGTCTACGTGGTGACGAATGGTGTGACAAGTGTATCTACACCACTTAGTAATTATACTAGATGTTCTAGAGTAAAAGCTATCCATGCAGGAAGTGGCGGAGTGAATGCTGGTAACATAACTGTAAGACAAGCCACCACTACAACTAATGTTTATTCAACAATGCAAGTAGGGTATGGTCAATCTACTGTATCAGCAACATCTACACCTTCTGATAAGATATACCTTATAAAATCAATTGATGTAGAAATGGCTAGATCTAACGGTTCAGCAGGTTCTGCGGTAATTCAATTTCTTGTTAGAGAAAGAGGTGGTGCTTGGAATGCAAAAAGAGTATATGATGTTACTGATTCAGTATCAGTAAATACTAAATTTGTAGGAGGGATTGTAGTAAATCCTATGTCTGACATAAAGGTGCGGGTAACTTCTGTATCAGATAATAACACATCTGTGGAAGCCTCGTTTGAATACTTTATAATAGACATTTAAAATTAAAAAACAACAAAAGCAAGACGAATGAAAAAAACAATATTAGAAAGAACAAAAGATTTTGACACAGATAAGTTAAAGAAACCAAATCCACTTGATGTACTACATGATTTAAGAATTGTGAGAGATGCATTGGATAATGCTATAGAAGATGCTGCGAAAGTTGCGGCGGAAACAAAGACTTCATTAGTTAAATTACTAGGCGATCACCGCAATCTATCAGTTGAGTTTGGAAACCTTGCTAGTTCAAGTAAGAACTATGCAAAACAACAAGCTGAGAACGCCTTTGTAAGAGCACATAAAGATGCGTTGGAACTATCCAAGGTGTTAGAGAAGAAGATATCGCACATCACTTCTCAGAGAGTTACACGAGAAGATTTAGAAGCTTTAAGACTTAGGTTGTTAGACTTAGAAGGTCGTAAGGGTTTCTTGAGTAGGTGTTGGAATAAGATTAAAAGTATATTCTCATAAATGGGAATTGAGGGGAGACATTTAGTCTCCCCTTTTTTTATTACTGCACGTAGCTTGCAGGGATTTTACAAAACTTTCCGTCAGTCTTCTCTGCGATAATAGGGTACTTCCTAGATCGTGGTGCGATGCCTACGATTTTATATTTACGACCATTCAACTCAACCTCGGTCAACCATTGTTGGGGAGTCAAACCATAGGAACTACAATGTCTCATGTAGTCAGCTTTGAAAGATAACAACTCCCCATCCTTTTGATTATCCGCCGTACCAATCACTGCTTCCAGTTTAGTTCTGAATCCATAGTCATCATAACTAATGTTACCTAGACTTAACTTAATAGAGTGCTTTGTTTCTAACGCCGCAACTGCTTTTGCAAAGTCTGTTCTGAATTGTTTAAAACTTGCTTTGTCTGTTTTCATGTTAATTATTTTTATTTATTTAATTTTGTTTTCATTAATTCTAATTCAGTTAATACGTTTGTAGCCACCTCCTTTATTTTCACAATTTTGTAATCGACTTTAGTAGCATTACATATCTGAATTGCTTGTTCTAATGATATTGCTATAACATGGCGGTCTTGCCCGTAAATATCAACAGCTCTATATAAGTTCAATTGCATAACTTTATTTTATTAATTTATTAATCATTAATTCCCACTCACCATTCTTATAACTGTTAGTATACACTCTAGCTGTATCAAACTTCATCTTTATTTGTGCGTAACGAAAGTCAGGGTTTTTAAGTACCGCAGCTTCAAACTCTGAATCCATATACTCTAAAACTCTAGTATCACTAATAGCCATACCATAATGGCGTGGTGTTAAATAGCGAACCCACTTCTCATTAAACTCAGTTGAAGTCATGTTAGCTTTCTTCATCATGTTAATTAATTGCTGATGAGCACTCATTAGTATTATGTTCATAACCTTATGTTGTGTTGTTTATAAATGTTTGGATCGTTTAGGGTCATTGGTGTTTCTATAGCACCCCAAAACCATCTCACCACACTATCTAAAGGTATCTCAGTATGGCTATCGACCAACTGACCATCAATAGTCATTTGCTTTACAATGAACGAACCTCTCTTCTTACTATAGTGTAGGTCATTCCAATTGTGACCTTTCTGAAAACACAACTCCTGCACTTCATCTCCACTCTTCTTATGTAGTTCTTTGTGTGAGTATAAGGATTGACCTAACATACTGATAGAGTTCTTCACCGCATCTCGTTGTCTTGCATGGAAGTAATTAGGTACTTCTTCTTTTGGTATATTGAACACTCTTGAGTCGAAGAATGCTAAAGGCATATTATCAATAGACTCTAGTATAAATTCCCCATAATTACTCTCTTCTGATTTACCCCAATCGTTTACTCTCGATATTCTTAACTGATTAAACTTTGCGGTACATAAGGAAGCACTTATACTTGTCATCTTCTGTACTGAGTAATCAAACCAAGCCTGAGTCTTAAGATTCACATAATCTGTAATAAGGATAGATATCTCATCACTTTGAACATACGCACATTTAGCTCCCTCAATCTTTGAGCATAAATATGTAGCAGTATCTCGCATATCTTCAATCAAACCTTCGTCAAAAGGTTTATCAAGCCCTCGTGTATATGTGTGGAAAGCTTTACCATCGAGTCTCATTATCACAGGAGTCCTTCTAGTTAGGAAAGTCCTGCTACGGGTTTCGTAATTAGCTTTCATTCTTTGCATAATTGGGTCGTTCTTACTCATTCTAACTTTTTTAATTGTTTATTAATGAAGTCTATCAACACTGGGGTAAACATAAACGCTATATTGTTAAGGTCATCAAGCAGGATATCAGTTATTTCATTACTCCCTACAGCAATAAGCACACTACAACAAATTAACCATATTAAATAACCAAGCATCATTTTTATAGGTAAAGGTTGTTTACTAAAAGCTAATACAACCGCATCCATCTCCAAAAAAGTATGACACAAATACCCCAAAATAAATAATACGACTGCTGTCCAAAATGTTGTTACTATATCCATTATATTAATTTTAATGCTTCTTGTAATCCTTGCTCTAAGGCTTTCTCATAACTTTTATATTTGTTATCGACATATATTCCTAAATGATAACTATCAAAATCAGCTTTACTGTACAATTGATTCAATTCACATCCAAATAATGGGTTATTAAGACTTCGCCAAGTGATATTAATATGTATACCATGCACTTCCCTCAACCATCGTTGTAGTAGAGATTGAGTACTTTTAAAATATAATATAACTTCTTCTGATTTTTTGTCATACTCACTCCTACGTAAATAGCTATCCCAAACTTTACCATTCTCATCGCAATAGTAAAATGGTGTATAAGCTATATTCTTCCATATAATAGGAAACCCCTTCTCCTTAGCTAACTTAGCTGTTTTAAATGTTATTAGTTCATCTTTCATACTTCTAATTTTACATGATGATAACACCTCTTACACACATACCCCGTAGATTTATCTGATATAGTTTTATCGCACCTTGTGCAATCAGATAGTTTAGGAGGAGCATTAGCTTTCAATATCTCTTCTTTACTTAAGAAGTATAAAGCATCACCCATACTGTCTTGAGCTTCAAGCCATTTTCTAATCTGTTCTATTGTAAATCTCATTGTTCTTGATTTTATTAATTACAGCATTTAACCATTTGGTACGAGGTTGTACTGAATATTTTTCCCACCAATATGTAGCATAAACCTCATTTTTAGATATTGTCGTAAGGAAATCCTTACATCTATAGTATTGTTTGATATAAGTATGCTTGTTGGCTCTAGCGTTCAATACACACAAACCCCCAATACCTACCTCAGATACCTCGAATACTCTATCCATCATGTTTTCTAATCCAACCAATAATCTCTCAATTCTTTCAGGTGAATACCCTGCAAGAACGATGTCGATTTGTTCTTCGTATTTAATCATGTCAATCAATTTCAATTACTAAATTAATACGCTGCATGTTTATACCATCGTATAACTTACGCTTCTCTTGTAAGTCTTCACTTGGCATAACATAAACTGGATAGTCTTCATAACTAAACGTGTCACATACACTTATGATGTGGGTAGCACCTAACAATTGTGCTTCTTTTATCCACCTCGCTTTACGATTTCCTTTCATTAGTTTTATATTTATTCTTCAAATATATCTGTGAACTCTATAGGTTCATCAGATTCAAAATACTTAGCAGCTTCGTCATGATAGCTTTTAATTTCACCCTTCTTTTTACGCTTAGGTTCTAAATACCAATATATGCCTAGACAAGTTAGGCATATTATTAAAGCAATCAAAAATACATTAATTATTGTTATCATTTTGTACGAGTTTATTTCTGTAATTAGTTTTATTAGTTGTCATGTTCTTAATTTACGAAGTTATAAATATAATCAAATAACCAATCTATACCTAATGCTTGACTAAAGTAGTTCATTATTATTGTAGAGATTATGGTGGTTAGTACCCACCCAAATATATTACCGAAAGTCTCAAATATCTTAGAGAACCACCCACCAAGAAACCTAAGTTCTAAATAGTATAATATACTACCTGTGAATCCATAGAATCCTATGTAGTAGAATAACATTGATACTATTTTGTGGGCGATGATATATTCAAGCTTATCATAAGCTGAACATAATGATTGCCACATGCAATCCATATTATCTAACCACATCCAACACACAAGGTCGGCTAACTGACTAGAGAAGATTCCTAGAATTAAAAACACTGTTGCTAATTGTATCTTGTTGTTCATATTAGTTTATATTTATTAGTTTTAAACATTGGTCAACCATTGTCTAGTTAATAATCACTGCTTTTTACAATACCATCGTTCCATGCACCACATAGCATGCATTGAAGTTCATCATTTAAATTGCAAGCGTTACATCCACAAACATCTCCTACAAAATCGTCATACGAATCTACAATGTTAGGATATGTTTTGTCTAAATCATCTGAACCTAGTACTGACATCTTTCAAGTTTTTAATTAGTGTTCTAATAATCATACCTTTTATATTAAAAGAGTTCATATATTCGTGGTGAGTTTTAGGTTCACCAAATATATCAGCATACAATTCAGAAGCTGTATCTATATACTTCTCATAAACGTTCCAAGGTATATCCATAATATTTAATTTATACAAACTGCGTCAGGATTATCTTCAGTATCCATGAAGTAGTTGTCGTTGTATTTACCTAACGTGGGTGAATACTTAACGGTGGTGTAATTGTTACCTTCATCATCAGATGAATGAATCGCTGTCAAATCTTTAGCTTCGGGGTTCTCTTTTAAGAAGTGAATTAGTCCGTCTACATATTGTTTTAAAGTCATAATATTTTTCTAGGTTCAGTACCTCCATCTAATATAAACCAAAAGGTTACAAAAGGTACAAAGTTAATGCAAAATCGATTATTGTATTCAGAGTAATGGCAACCTATCCACACAGATTCCCATCTAAATAGTATTCCGTATTTCATGATTAATCGTATTTATGATATTTAGTAGTCTTTCCTCTCACCGCAGTTCCGTATTTCTTATACACTTCTATACAAACTGAATGAGTATTGCAATGAATGTGTTGAACACTTAACGTATCACCTTGTGAATTGAGTGAGTAAATTGGTGGATCACCTACAAGTTCACAACTTGAGTCATATAGGTTTTCTGCACACAGTGGATATCTACTCGTTGTACAACATGCAAGTAACGCACAGCAGCCGAATATTATAAGCCACCATAGCCAAATTGTTTTGTCTGGATTTTTCATTATAATTTTGTTAATTTAAAAAAGTTAATCTCATCTGTGTACCCATTGTCGTTGAGATACTCAAGTATAACTTCGGTAGATGTGTCAACAATGCTACATTCAACATCGAAGAATTCGTTAACTAAGTTATTTTCAACAGTGTAAGTTGTTATAGTTTTCCACCCAGTCAACTCTTTGATGCCATCACCTACGTCTTGATATTGGTTTTCAACTACGTAATATAAATTTCTCATGTTTTGTCTTGTTTGAGGTTTCATAATTAATCTTCTACGAAGTATGCAGCAATTACAAACGCAAATGTGCCTTGAATAAATACAGGCTCAAGAGTTAACATATATGTTACGACACATATGGTTGAGCTTATTATTAAATAAATTGATTTTCTCATAGTTTAGTATTTATAGTGATAAAATGAAGGGTATTCTATTACAGAATCATAAGCCTCTTCTAGTACTGATGCGTCAATTGCGTCATCAAACCATATTGAATTAGAGTTGGCATCCATATACCTCCACAAACCTGTATTAGTAAATACAACCATACAAATTGTTGGATGAAATTCTCTGATAGCTTCAAAAGCTTTTAATATTTCTCGTGTCATAGTTAACGTTTTATATAGTGAACAAATATACATAAATTGTTCAACATGATGAACCTTTTAATCAAATAAAGTCTCATCTTCAAAATCAATATCTTCTTTCGTATATGGGTTAACACATGGAACAGAGGATTCGTATATACTAGCATCTATTCCAAATATCCCATTAGTCTCTGTATCTCTGTAAATATCTAAAGTCTCATCTTCATTTGAGATTGACCCTATCTGTTTGTATCTTTTCATAGTTTAGTTCTTTAATATTTAAATTGTTAAAATCTGCAGGTAACTCATTGTCTATAGCTGCCCTTATCAATCCCGACTTTACTCGTTCTAATACATCATTAACTACGCTCTCAAAGCTGTATTGAAATTCGTCTACTTTATCCATTACAGAATCTAATGAGTCGTGCTCGAATGGTTCGTAAATAACTACATCAGGTGGAACATCGTAATCACCATTAGCATGGGCTTCCTCAAGAAGTTTAACATCTCTATCAAAGTCATCCCCAGATGAACACAGTATTTGCATGTAAGCGGCTGTTCGAATTATATCTTCCATTGTTATAAGTTTATGTGGTCTGCGCGACCTGTTATTATTGTAATATTTTATTTGGGTCAAATGGTTCATTATACCAATCTTCTACTACATCGTCAACTTGGAATGAATCACATATGTAATCATCATCAGGTATACTAAGGAATTTATTTAAAGCTTTGTCGGCTGCTTCTTGTAAGTTTTCAGCATCTACAGTGAACACTTCTACTTTCTGATATATTATAGGTATGTCATAACTTTTGCTCATATTTATTATATTTTAGTCATTTAATTCATCAACTAATTCGTCGATATTAATTTTCAATTCTTCAATAGAGTTTGCGAACTCCATGAATGCGTCACAATCGTCTATACTGTACGCTTCGTAGTACCCCCACTCATTAGCAACAGTATCTATATTATAACCTTTGTATTTCTCTGTCATGATTTCTATCTTTTAAAATAAAAGTAGTTAGAGTAGGAGGATTCGAACCTCCGATATCAGCTCCAAAAGCTGATGTGTTACCACTACACTATACTCCAATAATAAATCAAGCTTTGAATATCTCACCCATAAGTCTTTCGACTCGTTCCCATGACCACGTACACTTGTAATTCAAGCTAATGGAAATACCAATACGCTATATAGGTCTATTTGTGAATGCAGGAATAAACTTAGCTACTCTTCCTCTTATTGAGCAGTACTTGATCTGTTGTTTTCTTATTTAGTTTTAGACTTCGGTTGACCAATGTTTTCCGTTATTGTTTGAGGTTCAACTTCGGTCCACGCAGTAATGTAAATCTTATCACCGTCTTTGTTTATTCCACTACAATACATACCATCGAGTTTGTGTATTGTAATTTCATCACCTTTATTTACCACTAATGCCCCAGGCGGCGTTCGTATGATATTATCAGTCACTATAACTTTTGTTCCATAAGTTACTTCATGTGCTTCCATAATTTATTAATTATTTAGTTATTAATTTCTTATCCAATGTAAACCCGCACGTTTAGTACCTGCGCTTACTAACAACCCTATACCAACATCTAACAATAGATGTTCTATCTTTTGTTTTTCTCCAAGTGTGATGATTACGCCACCAGTTATGTAACCTATCTTTCTCAGATCATCTGATACATGATAGTAATCAAATACACCAAAGTTTTTAGCATACCAATTGTCTTTATTTTCCCATGATGAAGACCCCCAAAATCCACTTGGGTCAGCACCATACTTTCTTTCAAATGAAGTGCGCCCATCAAACTCATAACCTTCTACTGCTCCATCAATAAACCCTGTGACTGCTAATACAGACCACCCTATTACTTTGCTCTTAGGTACTTTGTATTGGGCTTGTAAGTGATCTGGATAGGATATTGCCCATGCCAACACTACTAATATCAATATAATCTTTAATTTATCACTCATTAGGTATAATGTTTTTAACTTAATTCGAATCTAAATTTAGGGGTATCGTTATCTATCTTGCTCAACTTATCTGCGACCTCATTAAATTTTAAGCAGGTGTTATAATATTGTGAACTTAATGTCAGCAGTAATTTATGCCCACAACTGTAATCCTCAAAACCATCCCTTGCTTTTAAATACAATTTTCTGTATTGCTTTTTCAAATACCATTTTTTCATCTTCTATTGTTTTAATTGGTCATCTTTAAAATTAAAATCTATCTCTGACATGGGTGTTAAATAATCTATGCCGCTATCGTAACAATCTAACTTTAACTCATCTGATAAATCTAATGACTGGTCAGGAGAGAACAAATAACGTAATAACAAAATTAACAATGTGAAAAGTAATTGTGTGATACCATATATTAAATAACTATTCATTCTATTGTTTTAATTGTTTTTCCAATTCCACCACATAATACCTAATCTTGGACCTCTATTAGTTTCAACTCCTAAAGACAAGTGTAATCCACTCCAACATTGCCACCCAATGTCAATACCATAAGATATAGAAGTATCTGTATAAGTATCAACAGAAGCAATACTACCTGCTAAAGATATGGTAGGATGTATCATGTGTCCAATACTTATTCTTCTACCGAAACCATTTAATTCATCATCAGATATAACACCAAGTGATAAATAAGTATCTCCATAACCTCCAATAAAGTTTAAATCATAATCAGCAAATGGATTTTCATTGTCAATTATTCTTCCTAAAGACACACCAATTTTAAATTGCGGTTCTTGTATAATTCTTGTTGGTGGTGGCATAGGCCCTCCACATGCATCTTCTTGTGCTACACCTAATAAGGGTAGTACACATAATAATAATATAATAATCCTTTTCATGTTAATATTTTTAATCCTGTTTTTTTACGTAGAGTAGTATACCCTACTTTAAATTTCTTAAGTAATCTAGGCATGTCTTGAGGTTTGCGATTCAAATAAGATGCTGCGATATCGGGGTCGCCATTACTTCTTAACAATGCTTTTACAACATTCACACGAAGATTCACATTTAAGTTTAATCCTAATACTTTAGCTAACATTTCGTTAAGTTCATCTTCTAACAATAAAACATATACCGACTTATCCTGTTTAACTCCTTTTATTCTCATTGTTTTTATTTGTTAAATAAATATTTTACTATTGCCACTAAACCCGACATCACAACATGTATAATTACCGTAGCTGATAAAACATAAAACACAGTTCTAGCTGCACTTGTACCGTTTAATACTTCTATTATTTCAATCATAATTGATTATAAATGATTATTAATAACTTCAACAATCTTAGACAGTGTTGACAGTTTTATACTAAAGCGTTGTTGAACCAATCGTTTACTTTTGTACTCTTTTAATAATTCAAAATCTTTATATAATTCAAAGTTACTAGTAAGAGTCCGTCTGCTAATAATTAACGCTGGATCCATTGTATCAGTCTTTGTGACTGTGAATTGTGTTTTACTAAGTTCGCCGAAGTTAGTTTTAGACTTCAAACTAAACGTAGGTGTAAGAAACCGTATTACTTCTGTGATATCGTTATTCATAATATTTGAATTTTATAAATTAATAACCAAACCTTGGTCAACCGAAGTTGAGGGAGGGTCGAAACCCCCCCCCATCTACAGAATTAGTTACCTATTAGTATAGGTGTTTCCGTGGTCATCTGTCACTTCTTTACCTTGGTTGGAGGTATAAGTGTTGTAAGACAACCATAAGAAAATTGCAGTAGCTAAAAGGCCACCAATTGATAAATACAAAACCATAATTAGTTGTTTTTTAAAAAGTTAATAAATTACTTACCACCGTTCATTTTGGCGATAAGCTCTAATGCTCTCTCCGCACCAAATACTTTCATCAAGTCAGATGAATTACCATCACTACCTCCCATAATAACTACTTGAGGTGTAGATGCTTTGGCGATGTTTGCAGACGTTACCTCAGCAATCTTAATCTGAAGTTCCATCTTCTGCTCTGGCGTAAGTCCTGCAGCAACTAATGCTCTGTTGGCAGCAGCTTGCGCTCTACCTTCTTGCTCAATCTTATCAGCAGTATATTTAGCTTGTTCAGCTTGCTCCTTAGCAACCAACTTAGCTTTACGTGCTTGAATGACTTCTCTTTGTTCTTCTGCCTCCTCAGTAGCCTTAACTTGTGCAATTTGTTCTCTACCTTTAACTTCGGCAGTCATCTCTTTCTGTTGAGCTGCTACCAATTCTTGTTTAGAGTTAGCTTCATCTGCAGCAAACTTAATCTTAGTCTGTAACTTAATGTAGATTTGATTATCATATTGAACATTATCTATAGACGCAAACGATGGTCTCATACCTATGTCGTTAATGTCCTTAATAGATTTCTTATTACGTAGTACCCTACCTAGTGAATCAACTCTAGGTTCTACCTCAATATAAGTCTTAGATGTACCGTCTGTTTGAGTTCTACTCTTAGTTTTAGTAACTAACAACACCTGCCCTAATGATAATTGATCTTGAAAGTATTCATTCAATTGTGATTGACCACCACTATAGTGATCTTCTGACGAAAGACGTTGGCAAGAATAACTAGCCGTCTGTCTTTGATACTGCATTAATGTAGTGGTTGCTAGATTACTTATATTACCGTAAGTATTATGCAACTTCAACATGGTAGGTTCATCCAGTGGTAAATCCCACTTAACCGTATGACTCAATTGAGCAGCATCTCCTTCTGAGAATGTTCCAGGATGTTCTGCCATCCAGTAGTCTGCTTCGGGTGACCTGTGGTCTTTAGGTGAAATCTGTAACGTAACGTTGTTAGGATAAGTAGTTACCTTCGAGAAGAAACCACTGTAGTAAAATCCTGGGCTAAACTTAGTGTACAGATCACCACCAAATGTCTGCACTACTTGTCTTTCACCTGCATCATTAACAGAGAATGGATTACCCATCATTGCAACGAATGTCAAGATTAAGAACAACCATCTCATTCTGTACACTTTTGAACCTATTAAGTCGTCCAAGTGTAAGTTATTTCCATCCTTGTCGTAACCTGTAGGTATTACCTTGGACGCGAACAATAGGATGGCCAATAAAAAGAATATAATTCCTAAAAATGTAATCATAAAAATTAATGTTTTTAGTTAAATAAATAAAGGACTGTTTGGGTCTTGATTTTCAATCATAGATACCGTACCTTTCCCACCCATATGGTTAGGAGATACAGACCTACCTTGTTTTCCTTTTACTATAGGTAGTTGTTTCCAACTGTCAAAACGCCACGCAATATTTCTATCTTCGTGCGGTTGTTGAAAATGCATTCTCCCCCACGCAACAAATGGATTAAACGTGGGGGATTGAGCAATTATTAATGTCAATCTGTCGAATAAATTTAGTGTTTTAGTCATGTTTAATATTTTTGTTTAGAGAAACTCCTCTTCAGGAATATTAAAATCATTATCATTATCAGAATCATTCTTCCAATCTTTGTACTTAGAATACACCCACTCATATATTTGAGCAAGTGTAAATAAGGAGGCTAGTAACGCGAGTAATCTATGCATGATTCTGTTTTAGCGTGAATAATGAGTAGGCTCAACTAAAGCCCACACTTGATAATATCTTCTTCTGAACATTCTTCTCATTTAAGTAGTTTTTCTAATGATTTAATATCCAACTCTTTCAGTGAGGCTTCTTTCTTTTCTTGAATCAAAGATAATATCTTTTGATTATGGGCTTTTACTCCCGATTGAGCCATCGCAGTCTCTTTCTCTTCCACCAAAGTGTTAAGAACAGCTAGTACAATGTCGAACTGTAACTTAATGGTTTTATCCTTTGTACTCTTTTTAGACAGATAAGACTTACCTTTAGAATCATCGTATGACTTAGCTAACCCTACAGCCAATTCATCTAAATCCCCTAAAGACAAGTCCCAAAGCTGATCTAACGACAGTAAACCTTTAGTGGTTGGGAATTTTAGCTTCAACCTAGAAGCCTTCATAAAATCTGACATATTTGTTGTTTTAAATGTTAATTAAAATTTAATCTTAAGCATTCTTTTGTGAGACCCTTGTACTTTTACAAGCACTTCATCTCTTACTGTGGCGTTAAAGCCTAAACCTGATAATTGGTCACCGTTTGTAGGTTCTATCATACAAGTATTACCCAACACCTCCAATACTTTCCTATGTTTTCTTAATTCAGGTATTAAGTCTACATTGTGAAATGATCGTATTGACGCAGGAGTTTTACATCCTTCCAACATAAATAGATAATTCTTATTTCCTACTTCATTCTCACCCCAATGATTAGGGCTTAAACACATTAGGTTTACTTTGTGGAAGTTATTACTGTCCAAACCGTATATGTTTTTAGATGTTGAGGTGTGAGGAAGTTTGTGAGTTATATCGACCATCCTCCCGTCTTTAATATTAACTCTTGCTATTTCAGTATCTTTCATCACTGAACCTTCAACTCTATAGTTGAACGTATCGTTGTCCATCTCTATTTCGGCATTAAAACCTGTGTTTCTACCTTTGTCGTAATTCTTCACCCAAAACTTATACTCTCCATCTTTCATCTTAGATCGGTCTGACCAAGTGATATTTTCAACTCCTAATTTTGTAGGTCGAATCATATCCACATCTAGATTACCAGTCATGCTCGTTTTATCTCTACCTCTATATCTAGAGAAAGAAATGTGACTACCGTTAGGTTCTTGTGCATGTACGTCAAAGTCACATCGACTTCTTCCATCTTCATTCCAAGATATGCTACATCTTAATACTCCATCAACCTTACCCCCAGCTGCTTTGACTGCTGTTTTAATTTCACTCTTTCCCGCCAAATTACCGTTGAACGTTTGAGAATAGTTATTTGAATAATTGAATATAGGTTTAGAACCTTGGTCAACAGAGGTTGTCAACGTCATCATGTTTGCTGCATGTTGGTTCTCTAAGAACACTTCTAATGAGGTAGCAGAAGGTAATACAGTTTCCATGAACTTATTTATAGATATCTCTTCAACATTCTCGAACTCATTTCTACTATGTCTACTTTTCTTTGTAGTTGTCACTCCATCAAATATAGATGCAGTTTTTATAACGCCGTCTCCTGAATTAACATGTAGAATTTCACTAATGTCTATGTCAGATAGTGTGGCGTATCTTCTATTAAAAGAACTTTCGTATCCGTTTTCATCCACATATTTCTTAGCAGCCTCAACTTGCTTCTTAGTTATAGGTGCTGATGCTTTCATGTAATTGACGGGGTCTACTCTTTTATTCCAATTCAAGCAAGCTTTATTTATATCCTCACCTTGAGATAACTCGACACATAGAACACCTATTAGTTCATTTCTAAACTTAGCAATGTTTAAATCTCTAGACTTGACCCAACACCAATTTGGTTGATACTTTTTAGCCAACTCATCATATTCAGTTTTGAACTCAACCATAGTCTCAATTTTACTAAGTTGAGATTCAGCATTCAGTAAAGAACCTTGATTGATAAGGTCTTTAACTAAGATAAACGTGTCTAGGGATATTTCCTCCATAGCTCGTTGAAACACTTCCATGTTGGTTCGATGATGTGCCATAAGCGACTCTACAGATGACCCCGACATATCTACGAATTGTTTGGGGATATCTAAAAAGAAGTGGTCAAAGGTTCTGATTTCTCCTTCTTTCACTACACCGTACAGTTCAGCTTCATCTTTTGTATACCTTTTATGATTGTCTTTCACTCCAAGTCTGAAAACCTTTTGAGTTCTTTTACAAGCCTCGTAAGGTAGACTTTTTAACTCATCAAATGTTTCAAGAAATACATTTTCAATCTTAGAAGCTTTAATCTTCTTGGATATAGCTTTCATAGATTTAGAATACTCATCAGATGCGTCTACATCAAATAAGCTAATAAGATTTCCATCATCGTCTATAGCAACTATATTACCATATCTACGTATGAAGTTTTTACAATGATTACAATTGTGTACTGTAGATTGAGGATCTCTAAATACAGGATCATTCTTTTTCAAGAACGATTTAAGGTACAAATCCCACACAGCTCTCCCAGTCATTGTTACTCGGAAAAGTTGTCTATCAACCATGTTCTGTTGAAAATGTTGCTGAATTAAATTATTTAATGTTTTCATATGATATATTAATTATAAGTTTTAATTAAAGTTGGTGTTATATCCTAAACACATTTACTACAAAATAATCAGTATCACCTTGGCAAACACCCGTCATGTAGTTCTGTTTATATACCACTTTAATCTTATGACCACCCATAGTAGACAATGAGTCTATAACAGAAGGGTCAGTCACAGTAAAGTTAAACTGAGTACCTGCGGTATCACCCGTTTGTAAAGTTCCTTCCCAAGTTTTACATAGGAATCCTTTGTTAGAGAATTTAACAAGTTCTCCTATTCGTTCTCCTTCTGAGAATCCTCCAATACTTATGAAGACTTTACTAACCATAAATGCCGACATTATTATCAATGCACTTATCACTAGTTTTGAAAATACAGTTAAACGTTTCATGTTTTATTTATTTATGTGAAATAATAATTATAAGATTCGATTAAGATAACTAAGTGTAATATTTGATCTAACGCTGTCCAATTTATCATGGCTCTTTCAGTTTCACCCGAAGGTAAATACCAATCTATTACGCCGTGGGATATTACGTTTATAAGTAAGAATACACATGTGTCTGTAGCATTATTACCCATAATTAACATAGCTGCACATATTATACCAATATATGAATAAACGTCCGCAACAATATGTCCAAACAACGTCCGCACATTACTCTTCTTACTTTTAGCAGTCTCTCTAGATTGTAAAACCCAATCTCCTATGAAGTGTAAAGTTATTATAATTGAATATATCATATTGTTTAAATTTAAACGGTTGGCTCAACAACCTTATTAGGAAATACAGCATCACCATGAAATGACAATTCGATATTGTATTTTCTAAATAGTTCAATCAACTTTTGTTCTCGTTCTTCGATTGTAATAAAACAATCGTCGTTAATATCCATCGCTCTTTTTGATAACTCAGTATTCTCCCAAATACCTGATTCTTCGTCTTGTATTGTAAGAATATCTATAGTTTCACCTACAACCATAGGCTCAGGAGACCCCCCAACGTTAACCCCTTCTGAGACACATATCTGACCTAAACAACACATAAATCCCTCATCGTTACATAAAACAGTCTCACCTCTACCTACCACATTTACATTTAAAATAAATTCAGAAAGCTCAAATTCGTCTCCACCACTTCTCCATTTACTTCTGTCAATTTCGTATGCTTTTTTCATGTTAATTTGTTTTTATATAAACCTCTGTTAGCCGAGGTTTAATATTGATTAATGAATGAGTTTAATTGATATATAATGTTTGTCATATTACCATCGCAGAACTTCCATTCCTCTGTTATATCCTTAGTAGTATCCCCAGTAAATCTGAAGTTTATAGTAGGTATTTCGAGGCGTGTTTCAATCTTGCTTGCGATTCTCTGACCCGTTTGATGTTCGTTGTGGTCGGTGTCTCCTATATATATGATGTTTGGGAATCTTGACTTTAATTCATCCCACCGCAATAGTAATTGTTTAATTGAACTTTCAGAAGGGTTATATACGCAAGGATATTTCTCTTTCAATACGTGCTTAAAGAATACCATCATATCTTTTTTACCTGAATTGATGAATAAGTATTTGGCGGACTTAGGAAGGTTTCTATAATTACCTAACTCAAATATCCCACCACTTCTCCACTTACGCTCATGCTTTTTATGCATAGGTGAGTACATCTTCCAACCTATCCTACTTCCATAGTCATCATAATATTCAAATACGAACTTAGGTTGTTCATCTTTCTTCCACTCAATCTCAAAGTTAGAGTAACTTATAGACTCTAGTGATTTGATATCATTTATAACCATATCAGAGGTGGTCATACCTGCTTCTTTCATCCACCAATTTATCTCAGCATTTGTATAATCAATAGATGTTATAACATTGGCGGGGGATGATTTCTTAACAATAGGTTTTAAATCAGTCAAGTTATGCTCAGTTTGAATTCTACCTTTTAATATTTGTTGAATGTGGTGGTGGGTAAGACGAAGTGTTAAATCCTCCATCTCTCTCACAAATGTTATCACATTTCCCGACCTATCCAATTCATTCCTCTTACACCACAATATAGAATCACCATCATCTGTGGGGAATAGTAAGAAACTAGGGTTGTGTTCTGTTTGGTGGGGAAAAGGACACCTGATAGAACAAGGTAAACTAAAGTCACCTATATAGTGAGAATAAACTTGGTATTGTTGATTAAAAGATAGTTTCATCATTATTGTTTAATAGTGTGTTAAAAAGCATTAGTTCTTACGTTTTAGTGAAGGTACAAAAAATAAGGTAAACTTGCAACTTTTTAACACACTTTAACATTTATTTAACGCATATAGTATGAGTATATGGTATGTATATATTGTCGAATGAGATTGATACTGTTTGTAGGTGACCTTGTACGGGTTTCTAACATTTGACTTGATTCACTTTCTTCATCACTTATCGTAGTTTCTTCTTCTGCGTTGGGTGATTCGGGTTCATCACTTTCACAGTTTACAACTGTCGCTTCCATAGTGGGTGTTATAATGTCGTAACTGTGTACCCAACTCCCATCATCGTAATTTGACCATTTTCTATCATATGTTGTAAAAGATTCTTTTCGCTTACGCTCTGGCGAAATAGATTCCATCACAGTTTTCAACAAATCTTTAAGTTCTACATTGTATAGATTCCCTATGTTTTTTAGAACTGACTCAAGTCCAAACAGGTTTAAATCCAACAACTTATATTGACCTTGTGCGAACTCTAAATAGTTATCACCACTTCCTTCAAAATACACTAAAGAACCATATGGTGAGTCTTCAACTTTGGTAACTATTACAACTTTACCATGAAAGTCTTCGAACAATTGCGAATAAGCATATACATCAACTAATATTCGATCTCCTACTTTGACTAAATCGCCTTGATTTTTCTTGTTTAATTTATAATTCATATATTTTATTATTTGTTATTAGTAATACATTCGAACCTACAAATCTTGTCTTAACTTTTCTACCATCACACACACAATTCCTAATAAAATAATTATCATAATACGGATTATAAGTTATCCAAGGTAATGTATTCAAATGTTGCTCTGAGACCTCATTAGAATCGATGTCAGAGACTTTCTCTGCGATTAGGTATGCATGTGGAGTTTTCTTAGTAGAGGCTCTTACACGCTCTCTAATGTTGTCATTTATATATATAGAAACATTGGTCAACCGTAGTTGATTACTGTGTGCGATTACCAACCATCTATTTCCAATCTGCTGTTGTATAGATAACACGAACCCTTTTCTATTTAGATTTCTGTAAATTCTAGATAGTTTGTGTGGGTTGTATGTTCTACCTTTATATGATATCATATCCATTTTTCATAATGATTATGTAATGCCCTTCCTAAAACATTGGCTTTATCGTATTCCATCTGTCTTTCAACATTCAACTTCTCTCGTTCTTTCATTAACTTTAAATGTCTTTTGTAGCAAATCCGCCAAAATACTTTGTAAGATTCTCTTTTCAATGCAATACTAAGTATTACAGTGTAATCTACAATACAAGTTTTGTGAACATCATCCTCAATGTATATAAGCCTATCTCCATAATACGCTAAGAGGTCCGATTGTGGGGTTATTGTTTCCATGTTTCCTTTTTAAGTAACGCGTCAGCTTTTGCAACTATCATCTGTACGTCTGTGTAGTCCATTATAGCTACAGCTTTTATAAAGTTGTACAACTCTTTAGAAATATCACACGTAGAGTCTTCAACGTCTAACGTTAATTTTTCAGTAGATATCCCAAATACTTCTTCTTCACTCCACACACCCGATTCTACTGCCACTTCTTGTATGTAATCCAAGAAATTAACGACCCCATCAATATCAGATGCTTCTGCTCTTGTTATCTCACAGTCAGATGTGTACTTATCCATTGCTACATTTACTAGTGAATTCTTTTGTATACGTAATAAACTCCAATCAGGTGCGGTGATGAGAAATGTTTTCATTTTTATAATTTTAAATAATGTTTTGAATCAATTGCTTTCTTTATATGTTTGTACAGAAATCTATCAAGCATTACGTCTCCATAATTCAATTTAATAAAGTAAATAGTAGCTTCCACCATATCGCCATATTTACCTGGGTTAGTGTAATAACCTATAGGTTGGTGAGCCGTCAATGTGCGTATTGTAAACAAAGGTTTAATGGTCGATAAGAATTTATTAGAATTAAGATAGATACGTACTAACTCTCTTTGACGTTTTGGCAGCATGTAGGTGAGATTATCTATTTTAACTTTAAGAATTTTATCTCCTCTAATTGCCCACGATTGTAAATGCTCAGGATAATTCTTCTTACACATGTTTAAAGTTAGTTTAATCAAACTGATAATACATTCTGTCAATAGTTTGCTGCGTTGCGCCATTCTTACGTGCAAACTCTATAGCGTTCATTGAATGACCCTCCTTACCTTGCGGACATAGGTCAGCTATTAACTCACATACCCCTCTTAAATATTCAGGGTGTACATTGTTAATGTCATCTATAAGGTTAGAGGCTATGTTTTCGATTTTAGTATAATCCATAATCAATATATTGATATTCCATTAATCTTTAAGAAGTCGTCTGCTAATTCTTTCTTCTTAACTTCACACACCCTTTTAATATTTTGTGACACAGGATTAGATTTAGAACCTTGGCTGACCGATGTCATCAGACTCATTTTAATTATGTCTTTTCGTATCTCCTTGTAATCCATAAAATCTTTCATATTATCTTCTTATAAGTTTGTAGGTTATATCCCATTTCCCATAAACATGCGGTGGGACTAATAAATCAATTACACTACACCAACTATACCTATTGTTCATTATGTCTTGTATTTCGTAAGTACCTTCTACCTCACAACCCCCACACCTTATGATAACCAAATCTCCATATGCAAGAGTACCATTGTAAATCATATTACGTGGTACTGCTGCTATTCTTGGTGGATTTTGGGGGTCACTTATTGTGTAACCGCTTGATGTTATACAAGGTGTCGAATCTGTTTGAGAAGACACAGCATGATAAACCGTAGCTTGTGTAAAGTGTGGCGTTTGAAATAGTAACAATATTATAAACAATATCATACAACAGATGTTAAAAAGTCAAATAACTGTTTTTTATCACATTTTTCTAAAGCTGCTGTTAATTCTAGATATTTTGCTAATGATATATTGTCACCACATATTTCAAACAGACAATCTTTTGGAAGAACTTCATCCGTAATACTACATTTACTTATTTGACTTTTATGATAAAGGTGTTCATTAAATTTCACAAGATGTTCGTGGCCTTTAGGTAGGTAAGTTTTGTCTTTTAATTGTACGCAATCTTCCTCCCATTCATATTCATTAATGTGTTGGCACATTCTTGCGTGGTTAGTAGGAATAGGGTTACCGCTAACTGTATTAAATTCTAAGTATTCTTCGGGAACTCTTTGGTCAATTCTACCAATGTATTCGGAATTTCTGTCGTCATACCAATCACCTTCCCAATATAGGAATCGACTACCTTCGTGACATCTATATCTATGTATTAGTTTTTTATTTGTACGTCTGTTTATAAACACACCACACCCGTCTGAGTATACGAGTGTGTCCAAATAAGGATTATAATCATGGTCAGCATTATCTAGAGTGACACATATAGATAGTTCAATTTCGTTGATGTACCCGTTTTGCGGAGACATTACATATTCTCCATCTTCAAACGTATTATAGCGAGACCTATACCACCACTTATTCCTTCTAGCGTAATTTACAAAGGCTTCTTGAGTACCTTGAGACCCATACACTCTATCCATAAATTTAAATCCATCATCTGTAGTCCATATTAAAGCCCTACCTTCCAATAAACCTTCTTTATTTATCAACGTCAATAATTCAATTTTAGAGGGGTTGTCAACGAATATATCTAACCAATGTTGACATCTTTTATATCTCAAACACGAGTCTTGTAAACTGTAGGTTTGTCTGGTTGAATAATTGTCTTCTAAATACCAAAATCTAACATCTTCTCCTTTTACTATTTTGAATTCGAATTGCATTTCTTGGACGATACCTAACCACTCGTTAACTCCTTGTTCTATTTCTGCATGGGTAACATCAGGAAACACATTCTTTAAAACCTTACCTACCTTGGACATCATTCTACATGATTGGTCGTATACATCTACATCTTTAAATATACACTTCTCTAATGAGTCAAAAGTATGAAAAGATATCTTAAATGGGTCAGTAGAACAAAAGTCTAAATGTGAGTACTTAGAATCAAAAGAGTCTGTAAGTAATCTATTCAACAGTGTGGAATTACTTTTTGATATTATATTTGCCAATCTCTTACGTACCGACCAATTGAATGCGTCGCGTGTTGCCTTCTCTAATTCACCTTTAAATTGGTAGAAACCGTCCATTGCTTCTTTAATACTTGCATACCCATTAAAACAAACATCTGTTGGACTTTTCAACCCTATTTGTAAATTGTTTAAAAACACTCTATCACGCAATGTTTCTATATATACTCTACCACCCAATGGATTATAACATATAGTATCCTTAAGTGTATATTCTTTTAAATTCTTATGTATTATTTTCATAATTATTCTGGATTTAATATTAATTCATATTTACCACAGTCCTCACATCTATAATACTCACTACTGAGTCCGTCAACATACATGTCACCTTCACAACTACGACATTCGATAGGGTCTTCTTCTCGATAGTAAGCTTCTAGAAGTTCTTTCATAGACATGTTACTTTTAAACTGTTCAAATGATGCAGGTGTTTCTGCAGCTTTACTCCACCTATTTCCACTAAATTGCGTGAACAGTTCAATAAATAATTCTAAACATAACATTGCTTCACAGATGTTGACAATTTCTATATCGGTGTGTGCTTCATAATACCCGCAAGATACATTAGCTGCACAACACCCTGCTCCATTTATTATAAGCTCACCTACATCAGTCATAGACCCAATGTTAAACTTATAACCGTATTCCCCAAGTAAACCATCGACAGCCATGTTGAATTCATTTGTAGTAGTGTTGACTCCGTTAGTATAGTTAACGAAATCGTTTGTATCTGACCTTCTGTCACCTTGTAATATAAAACAACAGTCTTCGAAAAAGGAGGTGTCAAAGTCCGTAGACCCTAGACACCCCACCTCTTCATCTACAAACAACACCACCTTACAAGCATCTAATGCGAGTAAGCATTCTAAACACAACCACACGCCTACTAAATCATCACCCCCACATCCAACTTGTTCGTAATTGGATATTGCCATGAAGCAACCTTTGTGTTCTATGATGTCATAATCTTCACGGAAAATGTGCACTTGATCTAAATGCGCAACAACTGCTGGATAAAACTCACCATCTTTAGGTTTACCTTTCACTATAGATACGTTACCTAACGCATCCATATCCCAAGTCAATTTTATACCTTTACTTTGCACATGAGTTATAACCTTTTGAGCAATACTCAACTGTTGCTTTAAGTCATAACTTTCTGCTTGTAGCGATAATAGAGTTTTTAATCTATCTTTCTTTGTTAACATTTTCAAACATTTTAATAATTAATAAACTGTGGTTGACCGAGGTTACGCATTCACAAAGAATAGGTTAGGTAAATCAAATACAACATTTTTCGATATATCTTCTGTACCACCATAATTAGTTACTAACTCTTCTGCCATCAAACTAGCCTCTGTGTTTATACGATGATATATAGAAATAGGGCTTCCACAAGGAGTGAGGTCATCTTCATCGTACTCTTGTCCTGACTCCAATGCGGCGTATTCAGCAGCTAAAGTTTTATAATCACCTCTAATTACTTCAACATTACCACCACGAGCGTTAACACCTCCTGATATTACCAAAGGGTTACCAGTTATCCTTTCTAATATCGCAGCTCTTGCATGATAATTGTCAATAGCCAACACAACAACATCGTTAGAATTTGTCCTAAGATATTTAACTTCTCTATCTTGAATTCTGATTGCACCCTCATCATCAATCATAGACGCTAAGTCTTTTATAGCATCTACCTTTTTCATACCGATGTGTTTACGAAAGTAGGCTTGATTATTCAGATTCTTTTCCTCAACTACGTCCATATCATATGCTATGATTTTGGTAGAAAGATTGAGTCTACATAAGTTTTGAATAAAGAGCGAACCCATAGCCCCACACCCTACAACATGGATGTTTCCTTTGATTTTATCTCTGTCTATTACAGAGAACGATTTTGTATTCAGCATCTTTTTTATTTAATAATTACCAATAATGTTGAAAATCTCTACGTTGGTATTCATTCCACAACTCAGTTCTACACTTGCCAAATCTCTCAAGTATATCCTTGTCAACCATGTCTGTAAATACCTTGAAGGCTTCTGTATCATCTTCGGGTAAGTCTTCGAATATTTGATTTTGCAGCTCTAGCATTTCTATTTTTGTTAGATTTCCTGGAAGCCGTACCTTGTTTGTTTCCACTTTTTTTTTACTGTAATTCTTAGATCCTCCGCCAGTTTGCGCTCCCGTTCTAGCGTATGCTTGATTCACACTTGTAATTACATTGTTATTATTATAATAACTGCCTCCCCACGATTTTGAAGAAAACTTAGTTTCAATTGCTTCATCTAATTCGTCCGTAATCTTCTCAGACAATGGGTCACATAACAAGTTATAAGCTAGTAAATCACACTTTAAAAGAGCTTTGACGTCATCGACATCTTCGCAAGATTTTATATCAAGCATTAGTGAATTCTCCATTTGTTCTTCGTCAATCGGTGCGTCGATAGATACGGGTACATTTTTAATATATATACCTCGGGTTGTATCAACTATGTGTCCGAATATTTCCAACCTCTTATTCATAACTATTGAACAATTCCAACCTGAAAGGTCAGCTCTATCCACTATTTCTTCAAAATCTGTACCTGATGCGAATACTGCCATGTTGACATGAGAATGCATGTGTCCTAAAGCTTTAGACATGTCTAAACCTTCAGCTAACAACTCTATCATGTCATCATCGTCGAATTCAGTATGAGTACCTGTATTGACTTGATTAGGAATAAAGTAATCATACAATCTGAAACTGTCTTTATCTCTATCTGCATGAGTTATCACTGTAAACTCTTTGTCGTATTTCGACGTTAACATATACCTAAGAACTCTATACAGAGTCCAATCTATAGATATTTTATAATCTAGTTCTAAATTCTTAATTTCCATTTTAAACGATTTGAAAAAGGCTAGGACTCTTGGAACGCCCTAGCCTTAAATTAAATAATGTGAAGTATTCTAACTAAAGAAGTTTAGAATACGAGATAAAGCACTTTCATTCTTAGATTTGACACCAAGAACTCTTGCTACAACAAAGTCACTGTCTTCAAGTCTGTCATTAGTATCTCTGTTGTACAGAGTTATCTTTGACAAATCTCTACCCAACTCACCTTCAAGAACTTGCTTAAGTTCTGAACACTGAGCACCATCTGATACCTCAACTGTTACTTTCTTACCTGCTGTTTCGAATGTTACTAACATAATCGTTTGTGAAATTCTTTTGTTGTTTTTATTCTGCCATCTTCTCTTTGCAGAAATTGTTAATAATTAATAAACTGTGGTTGACCGATGTTATAAATCAGTTAAAGAAACTGAATCTTCTTGATGTGCTACTTCTGTAGTCGATTCCATCTCCGTAACCTCTTGTTGCATTAACGCTGTTAAGGTTTCTGCCTCACGCTTTGCGGCGGCTGCTGCTTTTTTAGCTGCTAATGTCCTTCTTCTTTTCTCTAATGATGCTTTCTTCTTTTGAGCGTCTAACGCTGTTAACTCGTTGAACTTACTTAAAGAAACCCACCCTTTAGATTTGTATTCTTTGGGTTGGTCACTCGGTACTAACCATCTTCCTTCTATCGGCGAATATACAGTATCAGAGTCTAAATACCAAACACCGTTAATACGTTTTATTCCTAAATCCTCACCAACTGTGGCGTACCAAGAACCTTTAATATTAATTGCATCATTTCGATATGTATAACCTTCTAAGTTTACACACCTGAATGCGTCAGATTTAGGTATCCAAACACCCTGATTTGATATAAGTGATTCTGACTTTACCAAGTTTATACCGAGACGTTCTGAATACACCATTTCTACGGCAGGTGCTAACCACCTTGTATAATACTTACCTGCTGTATCTCTTGAATTATAAGATTCAGAGAAGTTTTTCAACAGTATTTTTATTATAGGTATGTTTAATGTAGTAATGGCTTCTGTCATTTCTGCATTTAAAGTACCTATACATAATGAATTAGTACGTAAATGGTGTGGGTGATACGCGTGTTCAAAGAATGCGTGTCTCTTTTCAGTACCTGACAGAATGTTTACAACCTTATCTGCGAGGTTTATTGTATAGGTTATATTACCTAAAAATATGGGAACTCCTTGTCCTTGAACATCTGTTGCTGTAATGTCTTCAATGGTACACTTTAAAATATTTGAGTCATAAACCTCAAATCCAAAATTAAACATATCTTCTATTAACGCCTCAGAGTTTTTCTCACTTATTTCTAGTTCGTTTTTCAACTCTTGTTCGTGTTCCAACGCTGATATATACGAACGTTTAGCTCTATCAATTGTAACCACAGCTTCACTGTGTCTACTTCTAACTAATGACTCTCGCTGACGCTTAAAGTGTAATAATGGAAACATATGCCGTACATACCTTATAGTGTCGTGTCTACTTAGATAGTCAATATCTAATAAACCCCGCATTATTTGCGCATCGGTTCTTTGCTTTGGACAATGGTATATTACCAAACTATTGTTGATTGTAGTAATTCTACCTAAACTTGTTTCATCATTTAAATAAAGCCGAACTGCAAACTTATCTTTAGCATATTTATCCGAGGTTAATTGAGAATCCGTCCTATAAATTTTGTTAGGTTCTACATCCGCATTTAATTCTAACACCTCTATATTACCTTCCTCAAATGCTGCTTTAAAAGATGGTATACAATATTTTATTATATTCTCCATGATATTTCTTTATAAAAATAGCCTACCTCAAAAAAGAGGCAGGCTATCAATCGTTTTAAAAATAAGGTTTGAACTTAGTCCTCGTCGCTTTCGTCCTCGTCACTTACGCTAACCACCTCTACCGTTACAGGTTGAGTAGTTACGTTAACAGGAGTATTGAAGTAGTCTTTTTCTACTTGTTGTAACGCCTTTATCGCATTAGTAGCTTCCGTGATCTTTTTAGCTATCAACGGAATACTGCTCCAATTTGGTTCTGTAGAATTCAAGTGGTCATAGATACTTGACTGAAGTGTTTCTCTGTCACCTTCCAATTTTATAATTTGAGACCTGAGTCCCATCTTTTGAATCTCTTCTACTCTTGCCAATTGGGCATCAGTGAGTTTCTTAGACCCAACCATTTGAATCTTTTGGAATAAGTTCTTGAAGTTCTTTGCTCTAGCATTCTTTGCCATAATAATAAAAGTTTTAAATTAATTAATTAAAAAAAGTTAAATAATAAAGGTTTTTCTTAGTGCCTCACCCAAATAGGATGAGGCACTTACCATCACAATCTCTTTAGTTTATCTAAAGCTACATTGATTAGTTCTTCTTTCTCGTTTTCGTGTAGTGATTTTGATACTTTAATAAAGCCTAAAACACCTTTGAGTACAGAACTGTCTTTGCATGCTGCGATGGCATCTTTCACAAATTCATACATAGAATTTCGATGTATCTTTGTTGTTTATCTCATATGTACAGTTTTAAGTTAACAATGTGGACTTGTTTAATGTTGTTCTACAATGGTTGACCAATGTTACGACAGTTGGTCAATCTTAGTACAGTAACTAAGGTTAGCTGTACGTTGTGCTCTAAGAGTATTGACCTCATTTTGCAAGTTTGCAATTTGGGTAACTCTTACTTTCTCCTCCGCATCAATTTGCATATTGATGTTTTGAAGCTTTTCTTTAATGCCGCCAAACACACTAGTGGCATTTTCGCTTTTAGCAATTAAGCCATTGATATTGGACTTACTACTTAAAGGATTTAGTTTCGATACTTTTTCAAACATAATTTGAATTTTTAATGATTAAATAATAAATGATTCCTCCATGACTTCGTTCAGTGCTTCTTGGAGTATGTTATCTGATATGACGGGTGCAAATGACTTCATATGACACCACCAAATCTTACTGAAGAGTAGTGTAGCACAATCTCTACACCTTAATGCTGAATTTTCAGGCATTTTAAGTCCTATATCTATCTTCATACCGCAACATAGTTTCGATATATTTAATATAGTATATATGTCACCTTTTCTAAACGCACCATCTGAGTGACTCACTAGTGCTACAACTTGTGTTCCTACTTGCATATCTCTTACATTATAGGTGTACCATTTAATTTAAATAAAGTATAACTGGCATCGTAGGGGTCTTTGTGTTTAAATCCACCCTCAAATCTCAATTTAGTAGCTTCGAGGATATTCTTTAATTTCCAACCATCACGTAAGAGTCTATAAATCTCTTTCATTGCGGTGTTATGAGTCACACCCATAGACTTCTCCATTTGCGCTATATTGTATAATCTAGCAAACCACGCTTGAACCTTATAAGCCCACTTCACGAACTCTGCTGAGAATAACTTCTCTATCCAAGAGTCACCGTCATCTGTGATTACATTGACATATCTGTTTTTATACTTGATAATTGTCTTAGCTGATTGTTGATCTAAACTTGAAAAATATCTCATTTTAATTGTTTTTTATTTATTATCAATAACATCTGTTGACCGAGGTTTAAAAACCCACCACACCACTACTTTTAGCGGTGGGTGGTAAAATTCAAAATATCACGAAAGTATTTTAGTCTTTTACATATACATAGTAGTTCTGATGTATATCAGCTTCCATGTAACCTATTGTGTCTCTACCTCTAATAACTCTATAAGTTCCATCATCTAACAATATGAACTTAATGTCTGTTTCATATATGTAACCACTTCCACAATTCATGTGAAAAGTGTACATACCTAAACCTCTGTCTATTAATATGTAACCTACATGCTCTGAGAGGTCATTAGAACCGTCGTAAGAGAAGATCTCCGACTCGACGATAGAATATGAGTGTAAGTCTGAAAAGTCCATCTCAACGCCTTGTGTGAAGGCTGAGGTGGTGATGAATAATATCGCTAATAATACGTTAATTGTCTTTTTCATGGTATTTAATGTTTAAATGTTAATAATAACTTTAACATGCTGTTTGTAATTTTAAGGTTTTCAATATGTTTAATGTATATCTTTCGCATCCGCTAGGATATATTTTACCCTCCACAAGTTTTAGGTTGGTATCTCCCGTGACGTTCACGGTGATATACTTGTCACTTGGTTTAGAAGAGTATTTGATTGATATGGTGGTGTACATATCAAAACAGTCAGATGTTCGTTCTATAGCTTTACAGTACTTATAGATGTCTTCCATTATTTGCTTCTGTTTTGCGGTGGATAGATGTACATTAAGTAAACCACCACCAACAATCTTAGAACCTCTGTTGACCGAGGCTCGCATTGACACAGACACAGAGGTATTCGAATCTTCAAACTTGGCTTGATGCTTCTCAATTAGAATATTACGTTCTAACTTAGAATATTTCATCACATGTCGTAACTGACTACGACTCTTAATAGTCTTATTTTTAACAAATCTACGAGTGTAGCCGTTATCGCATATTTCGTTGTAGGCTTTTACAGCTAATTCTAGAGGACATCTTTCAGCACCTGACCTTAGCCAGTACGCGTCTCTGTCTTGTGGTTCTCTGTAAACATACTCTCTTCTTTCTAATTCAGAGAATATTCTTCTTATTTGATTTTTAGATAAGGCTTTCAATCCTTTTGATAGGTCTATTCGCTGCATAATGTGATATTTTGTAAAAGAGTTTAAAAAACCCACCACACAACTACGTTTAATTGTGGGTGGTAAATTATCAAATAGGTAATAGTAAGTGTGAAAAAATAAATTAACTTTGGTTGACCGATGTTTTCTTTCTTGTAGCGTTCGACTTATTGGCAAGATCTTCTGCTAATGAAAACGCTAAGAACTGCTGTTCCTTTTTAGCATCTCTCAAGCACATCTTCATATGTGCTATTTTATCAGTAAGATGTTCAATCTTACCGCTTACTGTTGTGTACCGTTGTAATCTGTCGTCTTTCATAATGTGATATTTTAAAGGTTTGAAAAACCACCGCAATAATACAACTGCGGTGGTAAATTAGAAACAATGAATAATATAAAATAGGGTCGCAGTTTAGTCTGCTTTAATTCCATCACCTCTGTGTAACAGTCAGCAAGTCTTTAATTTTATTTTAACCCTATTGTTTAACATTGGTCAACCATTGTTTGTGGTTATGAACCTCGGTCAACCAATGTTTGTGTTTTGGTAACCTCGGCTACCGATGTTTTGTTATAAACCTCGGCTACCAATGTTCTGCTTTTTTTGTGCTTATATATATATATGTTTTCAAGTTGGTACTATATATATATATATATACGTACAATAAGCCTTATAAAACTTTAATCTAGTCTTAGACAACAAATATACAAATAAAGAAATAGCTAATAGTTAAGAAAATGTTAAGGAAATGTTAAGGTTTTTTATGTAATATATATACATATTGAGAGGGAATAATACAGCCTCGGCTACCAATGTTGTAAAATAAACCACCAAAATGTAACGTTGGCTACCAATGTTTGTAATCGCGGCGGTGAAATAAGGTATATAATACACCAACAAAACCTACAACAATACTATAAGAAGATATAAAGATGAGTAAGAAAGTATAGAGAGTGAGAACAATGGTTGACCGATGTTGAGGGTTTGAATGTCTTAAAACGTGGTTTGGGGGTTAAACCACCACCAAAACACCACCACTTAACACCCGTAAACCCTTGATACACAGTGGTTTACACCCATAACCCCTAACACTCCCCCAAACAGACATATATGTCAACGTTTCTTGATTGCGGTGGATATCTACTTCGGAAACTGTACTCTCTATACTATATAATGAGTGTAATCAGTGTATGTTTGTCTTCTACCCCCCCCCCCAAACAGCATATTTATAGCAATAATGATGGTCACATGTCACCCCCACACACTCGTATACGCACGTATGTATGTACACATATGTATGAACTAGTATGTTGATGGTCATTTATACTAGGT